CCAAGCAACAGAAATCTTTGACGCTGTTGACATTGGCGCAGTAACGCCAGAAGAAGCAGCACAACTTGTTGAAGCAGTGCAGGAGGCACCAACCGAGGTCAGAGAAGCAATGGAATCTGAAATCAACGTATTCCAAGGGGCAATTGATACTTATATCCCTCTTGGCTCAAGCGTACCTGTCGGAACAAGAAGAGTAATTATTGGCGCTAGTGCTCTTGCTATTTTTTGTGCGCCCGTACCCGTATCTAGGAGAAGCTAATGTTCAAAAAACTTAAAGATGGATTGAGCGACCTGTCATGGACTCTTGCTGGAACAGCACTTGTCTTAATAACACTCAGTGGGCAAACAAGAACCTATGGACTGTGGATATCTGGAATTGCTTTAACTGTTTACCTTTTTGGGATGTTTATCAGCAGTAATGATGATTAAACCCAATAGCTATAAGTGCTAAAATTGACTATCCGTTTTCGAAAAGGAATATCATGCCAAGAAAATACACTGGAAATACTGATGGAAATTCAGGCAAGGCTCTTCCTGGAACACAAAAACTCCTAGAGCTCTGCAAGAAGAGATGGGGCTTTACGAATCTGGGGATATGGGCCAATCGGTCGATGAAAAATCCTAAGGCTATTCCTGGCGACCCAAAGTGGCTCTCCGTTCACGCAACCGGCCGTGCAATCGACATGGGCTACACAGACCGCAAGAAAGCCGTGGAAGCATGGGATTGGTTTATGGCCAACACCGCAGCCCTCGGCATTGAGGAAGTTCACGACTACGCATTTGACTCAAACGTAAAGGACAAGGTTCTTGGCTGGGGTCGCGGTTATAGATGCTCTCGCGGCGAAGGCTCCGACCCCAAATCTGTCAAGATTTATGATTCAAAAGAGAATGCTGGCTCGCAAGGCGGCCGGTGGTTACACGTAGAGCTTTCTCCAGAAATGGCAAAAGATGCTGAGAAGTTTGAAGCAGCATGGCGCGCACTTCCTAAGCCTGGTGCATGATTCTGAATGGAAGCAATCACAGTTGCTCTCATAACGATGGTCGGTGCCGTAGTTGTTGCTCTTGTTGAAAAGGGTAGACGTGAAAACAAGGCAGACCACGGTGTTGTTTCGGAAAAGCTAGACATCATTGGTAAAAACCTAGGTCGCTCTATTGACCGTGTAGAAGCAACTGTTGTTCGCAATGAAACAAAACTAGACCAGCACATTCGTGACCATGCAAAGGGAGATGTCTGATGGCCGGCAAGAAACCAGCAAAACCAATAGCCGGGCAATCTAAACAGATTATTCAAGACCCTGCGATATATGGCTCCATGATTAAGTTCGTAGGCTCAAAAAACGCATCATGCTCTTGTGCTAAATGCGGAAAACTAACAGTTCGTGGAATGGTTCGCTTAAAGAACGACAACTACTACTGCTCATTGAGGTGCGCATCAGAGTCCTAACTAAACATATTTAGACACACAAGGAGAGAGGTGTGGGAACGTGGAAACACGAGCTAAAAAATTAATTGGTGCAGTCTGTTTAGTTTTGGCAGCAATTTTGCCATTCGCAGTTAGCGTTGAAAAAAGCAATGATGGGATAATATTTGGTTCCCAGGCAAGCGCAACAACCGGCGGTGGGCCAATCGTCCTCGACGGCATGGACCCAATCTGTCATGCTGCATACAATGAAAATACTGACCAGTACATCGCAAAAGTAGTCAAAAGCGTTTATGACCAGTCTTCAATGCCTGGCAATAACGGAAAAATTGCAATACTTGGTACCGGCGCAACACCTGGTGGATGTGGCGGAAACTGGACAACGTTACTCACAACTAAATTTTTAACTCAATTTGGAACGCTTGCTTCAGGACTCCAGCCCGAGGTTCAGTTTATAAACAGCACTACGGACTTGAATGCGTTTTTTTCTTCCGGGATAACATCGACTCCACCAAAAATGCTATGGATTCCAGATGACTGGTCCAGAAGCGGTGCTGTCAACTCAATATTTACCGCTAATGCTGAAAAGATTGCTGACTTTGTTAACTCTGGCGGCGGTTTGTTCTCCAGCTACAACCCCTATGGATGGCTAACAGCATTGCTTCCCACTGCTGTTTTTAACGACGGTGGATGCAACGGTGGCCCAGATGCAACAGCTGACGGAATAGCCGACTTTGGATTAAGCAACTCAATAGTTGCTGCATGTTGGCATGGTTACTTCACTGGAAACGTTGGAACACTCAAGACACTTGTTGACTACCCGTACCCAAGCCCAACTAGTACCCGTAAGGCTGTTTCAATCGGTGGTGGTTCAGTATCTCTTCCTAGCTCTTTCACGTTAGCAATCAGCCCTACTTCTCCAAACGCTGGAGAAGACCTGACGATTACTGCAACGGCTCAAACAATTGCCGGAGTTCCGCAAGCAGGTGTTTCAGTCACTGTAACCGTAAGCGCCGGCCCTGATGCAGGACAGACATTTACCGCAACGACAAATGCCAGTGGAGTAGCAACAATCACTGTCCGAACAAACTCTACTGGTTCAGCGACATATACGGCTACTGCTGTCGTTGCTGGAGTATCTAAAACAGTATCTGCGACTGTTTCTTGGAACCCACCAACAACCGTTCCAACTACGGTTCCACCAAGCACTACAACTCAGCCAAGTACAACTACTACAAGCACTACAACTCAGCCAAGTACAACTACTACAAGCACTACAACTCAGCCAAGTACAACTACTACAAGCGCTGCTCCAACCGCTACAACCGCTGCTCCGACTACAAGTGCTGCCCCAACTACTACACAGGTTGAAACTACAACAAGTGTTGTTGTAGCGGCTCCGGAAACAACAACCACCCAAGAGCCAGTAGTACCAACAACGGTGCATGACCATAGCTCTCACTCACATGGTCCGCTTCCTCAGACTGGTTTAAACGCAAAAATTATTTACTTATTAGCACTTGGACTATTCGTTGTTGGCGTTTTATTAATCGGATTCACAAGGAGACAAAATGAAGCGTGAGTTATTCGCAAACATTCTTATGAGAATTGTGGCTACTTTTGCCGCATCCGGCCTTGGCGTTATTGGTGCTGGAACAATTGCTGGTGTTCCTGTTTGGAAATCCGTATTTATGGCTGGCATCGCCGGCGTCGCAACAGTAATAGAAGGTCTTTCCAGAGCCTTCCTTGATGACGGTAAGTTGACTACAAAAGAAATAAATGCTGTCTTCTCCCGTTTTGACAAAAAAGGTGCCGCAGTGAGCGACGAAGAACTGACAAACCATGAAGAAACTGTGGCAAAAAAAGTTCGCTCTAGCAAAAATACTTCTGCCTCAGTGGAATGATAAGTGGTAATTTGTGAGTAGGCATTGCTGTCTGTAAAGGGACGTAGTGATTTTTTCAAATTTATCCGAACTGACTAAATATGGCAAAGCATCAGGAAGCTGAGCAGATTTGGCACAATGATGGACACACTCTTCAGCTCCGAATAAACAAAGGAGAACTAGAGGTCCTCGAAGTCATCTGTCCTCACGAAGAAAACTCCGCATGCAAGAACATTGCAGGAGACTGTGCGGTGACATGGTTTATTAACCGTTTTGGGATGGAATGCAACGGGGGGATATGTCCACCGAGCGAGTTCCTTGAAGTCTCATGGACCCTGGTTGGAGACATCAATAATTTTGATTCTTGCCAAGTCTGGTTCATGCCGCTAACTGACGAAATATTCAGAGCATGGATTGTGGCCAATACTGAAGCAATTGAAAGCTAGCTCTTAATACCACTCTTTTTTCTTTGACGTCTCTTTATCGTCTCTTCAATCTCTTCAAGTATCAAGTCTTCAGCGTCAAGTTTTTCCATAATCCCCATATTGGTGGAGTGGATTTGACGTATCCGTTCGGCAGCATCTTCCATGTATTTAATACTTGTTGTGCGTATCCTGAATTCACGGTAATAGGCAGCTGCAGAAATCATGGCAGATACGCCGTTGCGTGTGATAACCCACGTATCGTCGTTCACGCGCTGTAGTAGTCCAGCTTTTACAAGTCGTCCAGCTGGCTCCAGAAAATCTGTATTTCTGGTTTTATGAGGAAACAAGCCTTGAAAGCATGCTTTTATTTCTGATGTCTTGAATTCACCCTTACGTGACACACCGTAATAAAGAATCGTATATGCCTTGCTTCCGTATGGAAAGACTGGCCTTGCAACACTAAGAGTCCTAGATGAAACCATGCACCGCAAATGTTATCTAGAAAGGCGCAGAATCACTACTGTTTTCTACAACCTCGTCAGAATGATTATTGCTATTCAACATCTTGATAGCGACCAAAAAGTTCTGTATATCAGGTTGTTCTAGAATCAATTTATTGTTGTATCGATAGACATTTTGTCGATTGACTTTTGTCTTTGTAATTAGGCCTGCATTTATAAGCTGTTTGACTGTTTTGTCAATCATCGTTTCGCTCAAATCAAGATAAACAGAGATTGCCCTAATAGTCATGTTTGGGTCTTCAATTAAAGCGACAAGAACTCTTCCGGAAGTAGACAGAAGACTTACTTCATGTTCCTTGTGGTAGCGAAGTATCTTCTTGCTGTCGAGAGTCTGCATCACCTTCTCTAAGGTCAGGTCGTTTCCACCCTGTTCAGCTATTGCTTCTTCAAGCGCTTTTTTAATGTCGTCGACTTTTTGAGACCTCAAGAGATACCTACACCCATGTAGTTTGATGGTGTACTATGAGAGCAACGGTGTGACCATCACTGAGAACACCAAACGTAAGAATAATCACAACTGCGACAATAGCAGGAAAAGGGGTAAACATGCTGAGGGATTCACTTCAGAAGTTAATCGACAATCCAGTCCGAGACAGAGACTGCAAACTCGGAAACATTATAAAGTCGCTTGACGAAGAGACTTCAGTAATCCTGGTTGGCGCGCTTAAAAGCGATGCGTCAACAATGGGGCTAGTTCGGGTACTGAAGGACGAGGGCATTCACCTCAGCAGAGAGTATCTAGGTGAAAAAAGAAACACATGTTTTAAGGGTGGCTCACAAAATTGCTGCCTTGCCGCTGAAGTCGAATTAAAGGAAAAGAGAAAATAATGGTTGCCAAAAAAGAAGGCCTCAAGTCGACACTGAAGACAATGGCAGAAGGTGCAAACCGTGACGCCAACAATAAGAAGGTGCTCAACGACATCGCAGTCATGCTTGAGCGAAAGGGTATCGACCCCAGCGAAGTCGGTAGTGTCCAGAAAGTTTCTCTTTATCAGTCAGTAACAAAGAACCCTGACACTGGTGAAGCAATCATCCACGACCTCCAAGCAATTCAATTTAGTCCCTCATGGGATAGTGGACCGCAGTGGCCCGTTATGGAACAAGGGCCCAAAATACAAATACAAAAGACAAAGACAAAATCAGGGGCCCCCAAGGCATGGGAAGTGGCAGTTATCGTACCTGATATACAAATAGGTTTTTACCGCAAATCCCTCGATTCGGTGGAGTTAGAGCCCATCCATGACGAGGCAGCTATTGCCGTAGCCCTTGCTGTTATTGAAGAAATGAACCCAGACCAGGTGGTTTTGGTTGGTGACAACCTTGACTTTGCCGAATTGGGCAAATATCTGACCGCTGCACCCTTTAAGCAGATGCTTCAGGCCTCAATTGATAGAGCGACAATGCTTTGCGCACAGCTTCGTACCGCTGCTCCAAACGCAAAAATCACCTGGATTGCTGGAAACCACGAAGCCAGAATGGCCAGATATATCCAGACCAACGCAGAAGCTGCTTTTGGAATCACCCGAGGCAAGGCAAACGACGAACTCCGAGACGGATGGCCGGTCATGTCTGTGCCGTTTTTGTGCAGAATGGACGAATTTGGCGTTGATTATCTTCCCGGATACCCGGAATCTGCTCATTACATCAACTCCAATCTTGTCGTTGTACACGGTGACAAAGTTGTTTCAAACAACTCAACCACTAAAAAGTACCTAGACAACGAAAGAATCTCGGTGATATACGGACACATCCATCGAAACGAGATGGCTTACCGCACTTATCGCACAGACCAAGGACCACGTACCATCATGGCCGCAAGTCCTGGTTGTCTCTGCAGGGTGGACGGCGCTGTTCCTTCCACGAAATCTGGAATGGATGAATTTGGTAGACCACTTCTCCAAGGAGCAGAGAACTGGCAGCAAGGTCTAGGCATCGTTACCTACCAGCCATATGGGCAGGGGAACGAATGGTTCAACTACGAGCCAATGTGGATATACAACGGTCGAGGCATTCTCAGAGGAAAAGAATACATTGCCGAATGAGCGAAGAAGATTCTTACGACTATGAGCGGTACACCGAGCAAGACCTGTACAGGGACCTAGAAGTCCTAAGAAAAGCAGGAATTATCCAAATTGAGGGTATTTCTGACGATGGGCAATGGCTTTACGGCATGACCCAAGAAGGCAGAGACTTGATGGCTGGCACTGTCGGCATGAACTACGATGCCCTTGCAAGAGTGTTTGAGAATATCGAAAGAATCGATAAAGAAGGCGAGTAGCCAAAATGACAACAGTAATCGGCATACAGGGAGACGGGTACGCAGTCCTCGCGTCCGACACAAGAATATCCTCTTTTTCGGATGATGGCCCTGCATATCAGGTATCGACACTGGGTCCAGGAATATCAAAGATAGCCACAAACGGCAAATACCTTATTGGTACTGCAGGAGACCTAAGAGCTATCAATCTCCTGACTCACGCATTCTCTCCACCTCCTGTGCCCGCCGATATAAAAGGCAAGAAGCTCGACCACTTCATTACAGTTAAATTTATCCCAGCTTTAAGAGCTTGCTTCGACCTACATGGCTATTCGCCCCCAGAGAACAAAGAGAACAAGAACCATAATGCCGAGCAAGGCTCATCAATCCTATTGGCTGTGAACGCAACCATTTACTTGATTGACAACGACTACTCATGGCTTAGTGATGCTTCTGGGTATTACGCAATAGGTAGTGGCTCAGACTATTCCCTTGGGGCAGTAACTGCCCTCGCCGGCGGTAAAAAGCTTTCTGCTATACAGGCTAAGAGCATCTGCCTGAAGTCTCTGAGTATCTCAGCAAAGCTAGACCCACACACCGGCTCCCCGTACCACACCTACATTCAGACAGTGGAGCCGAAGACTCCATCCAAAAAGTAAGTAGATAAGTATGAACGAATCAACATGGACCTGGCTTTTATTCCTTATGGAAGTAATAGGTGTATACGGGAGCTACACCATAGGGAACAAGCGCTGGCAGGGGCACATGATTGTTGCCCTCCACTCATTCCCATGGGCTATTTATTCAATCGTCTTTGATAAGCCAGGCTTCATGGCTATGTGGCTACTCTGGCAGTGGGTCCACTGGCGCAACATGTACAAGTGGTTCAAAGATGGAAAAGAAGGCCCTGTCCCACACGGACATTAGATAAATCTATCTGCGATGAGACTCTTTGGGATACTCATCGCCGGCCTCAAATAATGAGATAAACGAGCGCCCAATAATCCTTCCACGTTTGCGAATTCCGCATAAGGCTCAAACTCTCCCTAGAGAGAGAACACCTAGTAGTAGATAAACACCTACCTTTTATCTGTGCTTCTTCAGATAGGCAGCAAGTGCGTCTTTGATTACCTTTGAGCTAGATATTTCTTGCTTTTCTGCAATCTTTGTAATCTCGTCCAGTGTCTCTTGATTGAGTCTGAAGGTGATGCGTGGGTACTGTGATTCTGTTCTGGTCATACCTGCAGTATAACTAGCTATTGCGACAGTTACTCATCTGTGTCTCGCCGGTGATACAGACAATATACCTAATTGTATATATCCCCAATAACTACTAGACAGGCACGGGGACACATGTATCGGCTATAAATATAAAAGGAGAGAGAAATAAAGTCATATTTCTCAGGAGAATTAATTGTCAGACGCAGACAAAAACCCCCAACAAAAATTACCCAAAAATAATGCCCAACCAGATAAATCTAACGATATACCTCCTAAGTCTTGGTTTGACCTTGCTAGTTGCAAAGGAAAAACGGAACTTATGTTTCCCAAACAACATAAGGACATCACCTATATTGCACAGGCGCGGGCAATCTGCAAAACCTGTCCAGTCAAAGCAGAGTGTTTAGAGTACGCACTGGAGTTTCCAGCGGCAGATATGCATGGGGTATGGGCAGGGCTGACTAGTAGGCAGTTAGCGGCAGAACAACGAAGACGCAAGATAAAACCAATACGACCAACGCTCGCACAGATGTGGGGAGACTAATGCTTGAAGCAGTTATAACAATCGGACTCATCATCGCCGGCCTTGTGCTGGGTGAGAAATACCTCTTTAGAGATAAAGACAAGTAGCGGCTGGCATAGGGCGACACCATTTAATCCCCGTCCGCCGACAGGAAACCACTGGAGCCCTCGGTCAGGATTGAACTGACGACCTATCGCTTACAAGGCGATTGCTCTACCACTGAGCTACAAAGGCAAATGCCGAGGGAGTAACCAAAGGTTCGAACAATGCCACCACCTCGACAGGGGAAATAGTAGCGCATTGGACAAACACTTCAAAGCCCAAAAAAGGTCGAAAAGTTTCCGCGCGCCTGGGTTTTTCAAAAAATTTTTATTTTTGTAGTTACCAATTGCTGATTGTCAAGAGTTGTTGCTACTGAATTCTCAGGTTGCAGGTCTCACAAAATTGCATGTCATTTAATTGGGTTATTTTTTTATCGCACTCTCTTTTGCCGCAGGGCTGGAGGATATGTTCTCCCCGGACATACGCCAGGACAGTTTCCTCTACAGTCGGTATAGAGAATTGTGCGGAGCCGGCGAGGGGGATTCCTTTGTCAGCTCGGATAAATTCCCAGACGGCGTACAGGATGACATCATTTACCGCTAAATCTTTTTTGCGGGCATAGTCGATTATCTCGTTTTTCTGACGGCCCTTCATCCGGACGTTCAGTATGACGTACTTATCTACAAAGCGCGTCTTTTCTGCGCGCCGGCCCATCAGCTGTCGCGTTCGACTAGGGCTTTGATGTAGTCAGTGAGGGTGAGGTCTACCGCCTGAGACTGGGCGATGAGTTTTTCTTTGAACTCTTTACTGACGCGCAGGGTAAGAGTTACGACTGGCTGTGTTGGTGTAGAGACTGGTCGGCCGGGATTGCGTTTCATCCCAGAGAATTTACTGCAATACGAACAATCTCATTGCAGTAACTATCATCAATATTGCCGCCACTCTAAAGGCTATGTCAAAAGGGGAGTATGCCAGTTTCCAAATTAAAGTTGTGGAACAAATTAGGGCAAGTATTTTTAGAAACAACATTTAGGCAACTCCAAATGGGTAATTATTATTAGGCAATCTTTTTTGACGGGGGGTCTGGTACAGCGTACTTGTCGGCCTCTAGCTCTGCAAGTACCTTTTCGTACATCGAGCAGAAGACGCTTCTGTCTGAGTTGGTGTGGAGGTTGTAGGCAGACTGTCCCAGTGAGTGGATAGTTTTGGAGAGTGCCTCTGATACCTCTATCGATGGAGGCATACCAGAATTGACCTCCTGGGATAGGGTAATCCATTTACCCCAAGCAACAAGGGCGTCATCGAATGGGGGTATTTTTGTGAGGGCATCAATGGTGGCCCTTCTGAGTTCCCCTGGTCTGGGCATGAACTCTCTAGTGACGGCCAGGTTGCGGAACGTGCGCTTTGTGTCCTGTAGGTCTAGGTCATGTAGGAGCTCATACCATGCATTGAGGACGGCTTTGACTTCGTCGTCCTTTGTGGGCATCTCTAGGCGGTAGGTGGCATAGGCCTGGTCTACTAGCTCGACTAATTCTTCTTTGGTCATTCGCTTGCCCAGTTAGATTTAGCTGAAGTGTTACCAGCGTCGTACAGTTCCTGGAACTTCTCTATTTGTGAAGCGTCTCTAAATATGAGAGAGATGTCGTTGTAGGCGGTCTTCTGTTTGTTCTTGCCCATATGGAAGTCTGAGAGTGCGCAGCCGGCGATGGCGTCTTTGCATCCCTCAACGCTGTATACAGCTATTGCCCACCGTATGTCTCTCTCGCGCTTGATATCGAGCTGTGCGCGTTTCTTTCCCATAGTGAGCTTCCAGTATTCGAAGACTTCTAGGACTAATGGGAACGCGACCTTTCTGCCGAGTTCTGTTTTGTTCTTATTGTGGGAGTTAGGCCCACGTCCCCTTTTTTCAGTACTCATAATTCCCTATTCTAATTGAGTCTTCCGCCACCGTCAAACATTTGGACGATTTGATTTTGAACAGACTTTACCTTAAGTCCGTATTCATACTTTCGTTAAAGCTTCAGCTCTAGCAGGTTACGTGAATGGAAGTATTTGCGGCTTCGCCGTAGAGGATACTTTGGAGGGGGGTTCGGGGGGAACCTTTACAAATGTTTTGCAAAAAGGCAACCCGAAAAACACCTCCCCTCGAAGGTGTCAGAAAAATTCTGTAGGTGTGACACTGGCCTGTGTCTGGAAATTTCCATCTTTGCTCTATTGAGCTAAGTAGTTTGAGAAGCTATCAGCTTCTTCCACCACCGTCAACCACTACCAAGGAATTTTTTATTTTTCTTTGGTCGCGGCCGGCGATGCAGTTACGTTTTCACGAAACTTGCGAGCGCGGAGAATTACAATGTGGTAAGTTAGCGGGGCTTCTTGCGGGTTCCCCTTTCGCCCAAGAGAAGCGCGCCCCCGGGTTGAGATTGTTGTTGGGTTGGTAGGTGGCCTTCAACGACTCCCCGGGGGCACCTTCGCTTTTCACTCGCTGCCCCAGTAATTCTTGTCGCTGCCGTTCTGCTGCGGGAAGATTTTTCCCTGCCGCTGCGGCTTGGTGATTTTCGCGAGAATTTCTCGGGTCTCGCCATCCAGGCCGCCACCCACAGTTTTTGAATAATTTGCTGGGTGTTCCATCCGGTTTCTGGCTTTTTCCTTAATCTCTTCTTCGAGAAGAAATTGCTGCAGCTCCAGCTCGAGTAGGTCCTGTGTATTTTTTTCAATATTTTTAGGATTGCTAGCTCGACGGTATTTAGCTCGGTCGACTGCGTCGTACCAGGCGTCAATGAAATAATCGGCGAAAATTACAATTGCCGCCATAGCTGTCAGAATAATTCCGAACGTTGCGAGTTCACTCATGATTTTTTGTTCCTTTTTTTGTTTATGTAGCGCTTAAGCATGACTCTTCTGTAGTTGAACCCAATTTGTAGTTCATCAAAAATTTCTTCAATTCTTCCGTCGTTAACGCGCGGCCGCAGCCAGAAGAAAAACCAGAGAACTAATCCCATGTATAGAAAAAAGAAAAATTTCATTCGCCGGCCTCGAGCTCATCCAGGTAAGCATCGCGCATCCCATCCATATGGTCCTGATAAAGAGAATTTATTTCAGCTTCGCGCAGCAGGTGGTCTTCCCGCTGCCCGTCGAGAAAATTTAAATATTCTGGGTCAGATGTCAGTGGAGAGCTCATCGACCCTCCGCTAGGAATTCTTCGTGTTTTTGTGAAATTCCTAGGTACGTCTCGACAACTCGCATAAAAGCAGAAAGCAGCAGGACACGTGCTGGCATTGCCATCTCTTCCATGTCTTCAAACAATTTTCCCATCTCGACGAGTTTTAAACGAATAACGTCCAAGCATCCTGCCCGTTCTTCTGGCGGCTGCAGTTCTCCAGTTTTTTCGTCAAATAGAACAGCTTCGAGCAGCTGAACTTCAAGTTCCTGAGTTCTCAAATCTTCCATTTCTAGTATCCTTATCTTTTTAAAAACTTACCTACACCACGTCGCGGCGGCGAGAGAATTTTTTCTTTTTTTTGATTTTGTAGCCGGCGATATGCAGCTCATCAATAATGTGCTGGGGGATTCCCGCCCAGATAACTACACCTTTATGGATAAGTGCACGCGCAATTGCTGCTTGCTTCGGTCCCATATCCTCGATGTGCTGCATGTTAATGACGTTTGAATGTTGGTCTTCCACCACCGTCAATCCTTTCCTTAGTTCTTGGTTAAATCTAGCAGAAACCAACCCCGTTCCCACATCATCCCGATGGCTGAATAACCGATGATGTCGGTGTAGGTATCCGTTAGAGACTCATTGGCTGCTTGACCGCTGCGCATTAGGTGAAGATTTTTCAATCTTGCGATTTTGTCATGAGTCCTGACAACCAGGCCTCGGCGACCAAAGCGTGCAATATTGTGGTGACCGTAATCTGATTGCTTTCGAATTAAAGTTTCTGTTATTTCTTCGCGCAGCATCCAGCTATCGAAGACTCCGGTAGGAGAAGCAGAATTATTTAAAATTTCTGGATGGCCACTGGGCCCGCCGCGGGAGGGAAATAAATTTCCGTTTTTTATCCCCGCAGCCGCTGCGCTAGAACCAAGAATTCTCCATTCTTCAACCCAGTACATCTCGTCTGCCTGAAACCAATCCATTGTTTGGACCATCCCCTCAAAATGATTATCAATAATCGATAAACCTTCGAGAATTAAATTCAAAAAACTGTCAAACTCGTCTGGGCCGGCAGCGCTAATAATTCGTTTTTTTGAATTTTCTGCAACGTTCTGAAGATGCTCCAGGGGTTGGTCTATTCGGTTAAAAATCTCAGAAACACATATGGCCGCAGCTTCTTGCCAGCTCCTTGGTTGCTCTGGTTCCATCTCTTCCACCACCGTCAACATTATTTACTGCTCCCCTGTTAATAGTTCATCCCAGCTTTCGGGGGGATTGTTCTTCATCTCAAGTCTAACCATCTCGGCAAGACTCTCCAATTCGCCGACCCATAAAATGTCGCTAGCTCCTGGGAGCCCCGTTTTTTCCTGTACAGAATCAACGTTTTCTAGGCGCTCAGCAATGAAGTCTCGCGAGAAAGCTGCGATTATTGATTTTTCATTTCCGCCGCGCATGAGTACTGGGCCGTTTTCTCCATTAAGAGATTCTGCTGGGACATGGATGCCCGTTACGACCAGTTGGTTATCGTCGGTAAAAATGAAAATTACGTTGTTATTTTCCTGGTCTACCAGGGATAACTGGTTGGCTACTTCATGAGCGATGTCTATATCCGCTCCAGAATTTGTGAGCATTTTGACAAGTTTTTCTTTTTCAAACGGGCTTGAATCTTCTGAAGACTCCCAGTATTCTCTTTTCATTTTTCCTCTTTTTTTGTAGGTTCCGCGGCCGGCGCGGCCAGGGAAGATTCTTTGTTTTTTCTAATCTCGAGGCCACAGAGCTCACATTTTCCAGTAAAGAAAGATATTGAACCGCACTCGATGCATTCGTAGGCTGGCAACTTTTTAGTCCTCCCCGTATTCACATCTTTGGCCATCACAGCTCCCGTATTGTCTGCAGAAAATTGCATAATTTAGACAATCGGGGTCACGTGCATCTGGGGTGTCTGGGGCGTCACGTTCGGCTCGGCGACGTCCACGTGATTTGCCCACTTTGTAGGCGACAACATGGCTGAGTAATCCCATGCACGCAGCTTATCCACCACCGCACGTTTTGTCAACTGCTTTTTAAATCTTCTTCGTAAATAAAAAATGTGATTTCTGCCAGCACCGAACATACGTTCGTACTAATGTGTCATCCATGGACAACACCACAAAATTCAATTTGTACACTGAAGCTCTCGAGCAGTACATTTCAAAAAACGGAAATTCTAAAATTCCGGCAGCGCATATTGAAATTCTGAATGAAAAAGAAATTTCTCTTGGAGCTTGGGCCGGATATATTCGTCAAAGATTTCGTAAAAATCAACTTCCCGCAGCACGGGTAACCAGGCTTGAACAAATAAACGGCTGGAATTGGGGTCCTTTCCAACCAGGGCCGGCGACGGATTCTGTAAGAAACGAATCAATTCGTGAACTTCGTGGGCAAGGCAAATCTCTTCGGGAAATCGCCGATGAGTTTGATTTGTCTCGGCAGCGGGTTCATCAAATAATTAGAAAACTAAAAATCTCGTAAGACCGAAGGGTCTTCCACCACCGTCAATTGGTTAGCACGAGGAGAAGTAATGGTTTCTGAAAACTGGAAACACACCCATAAATCTGGCAGCAGCTTTCCGCGTGCTTTCCGAGATTCTCAAAATTTCCCCACGGTTTCGCGCGGGGCTCCAACCCGAAAGAAAGACCGACAGGGCAGAAATGCATTTCTCGGATTTCTCATGCTGGTCACTCTGTACTCGGTCTTGCTGTGGCTCGCCGTGCGTGTTGCTGAATCGGCAGGAGTCGTGTCGTGGAGCGTGGGCGTGTGGGATTCACTGAAACTCGCAACGCTGTATGTCCTGTGGCAGTCGCTCTCGCTTGTGTCGTGGGGCAGTGTCAAGAGGAAGCAGTAGGACTTACCTACACCTACTAGGTGCATGCATTGCTCATGCAAAGAGCATGCCGTGAGCATGCCTGCGAGAACGAGCAGAACAAGTGTAGGTAAGTGGGTCACGACTGGTACTGCGCTTGCTGTGTGTCCAGTGAGTCAATGAGGTTTGCGAGAATCGGCAGAACACTCATGCCCTCGTTGCCTATGAGAGTAGAGAAGTCTCTCTCTGCCATTCGCACCGTGTACTCCTGTGCAATGTCACGCTTCATGCCTTCGTAGTAGTGACAGAGCCGTGTGAGTGTGTCGTACAACTCGTCCAGCAGTTCTTCTGTTCGTTCGCTTGTTTCTTTCATCGTGTGTCTTTCTAGTAACGATTCCAAGTTATCTAACTTTCCCCCTTCCCACTACCCCTCACGGAGAACCAAAGGAGTAAAGATTCTCAACGCTCGGGGCAGTGGTGGTACAGGTGTAGGTAACTCCTGTACCAACGCCTTTGGAGTGGCAGTGAGTGTCCAAGCCCACTGCCACCCCTTAGGGCGACTTACCTACACCTACTCACGCTCGGGGAGTGGTGTTCCCATGTGTTCGTACCACACCTTACGGAACATGTGAGGGTACACGCTGTGCGCTTTGCCGTTCACTTTGAGGTTGTGCAACTGCGTAATGGCTTCCTCAATGTGAGGAACAACGATGTAGCCGTGCTGTCGTGCGTAGGTCATGCACTGCATGGAAAGCAGTTCAGAGAATCCGTCATTTGCTCCACACACTCCACCGTCTGTTACCCATACGAGAGGTGTGTTCTTGTATTGACGATTCTTTACGCCCCACTCAATCGCAGGGAAGTCCACGCCGTTGCCGTGTCCGTAGTCAATGTATTCCACATTCTCAACCATGCGTCCCTTGTCAGCAACTACCCAAGCGTTTGGGTGTTCTCCACCTGCTCGGTAACGGTCACTGTAAATCATCACGGTTGCGCCTTGTGCGTTCTCAATGATTTCTGCAATCTGTTCAGTAGTGAATGACATAGAACCACTTGCGTCAATGATGACCATGCCACCACTGCCACGAACGGTCTTGTCAAAGACACGCTTCGCAGGGTCGGTCATGTAACGGTGCAATCGGCGTGGTCTGCGTCCCATGTTCGTAGCAATGCGCTTCTTGCCCATTGAGCCGTAGTGATAACGAGGCAGAGGCTCACGACTGACAACCAGTTCTGCCCACCCTGTCGCTCCACCGTGGTCGGCTGGAACTACTTTCCCATGTGGGTTTCCGTCCTTGTCGCCTTCGCTGTCTCCGTCCTGATACTCGGCAGAGTGTTCACCTGTCTTGTCACCGTCATCGGACTTACCTACACCTTCGCCTTCGCCATTTCCCTTCCCCTTCTTAGGGTCGTTCTTGCGAGCCTTCGGTGGTGGGAACGAGGCGAGCCTGTCCACCCATTCTGCTAAACGCTCGGTGTGAACGAATCCGTATGGAGCAATGCCGTCATGGGTGTCGGTGCTTGCGAGTGTGCGTGACTGGTGCGACTTGCGCATTTCCTTCATTGCTCGCTTGCCAATGTCCAGCAGTGCGTCACCCCATGCTCGGTTGTGCCTGCGTACTCCGTTCAGGAATGGCTTGTGTCCAGCCGTGCCGACTGTGGCGATACAGGTTGCAACTGCACCTGCCCAATCGTTTGACTTTGCTAGTTGTTCGCCTGCTGAAAGTTCGTTTCCGTCTGCGAGGTGATTCTTCACATCAAAGCCAGCCTGCTGACAGAGGTAGTTCACTCGTAGTTCCTCAACAACTGTCATGGCAGTAGCAGAGGCAATAGAGCGACTAACAAACACTTCCATTTGCTCGGGCGAGGGTGACACTTTCGCATGCATCATTTCATGCGCACGAACTACACGCTCTAACTCACCGTCTGCTGACGGAGCGAACATGACACGGTTGGCAATGTCTGTACGAGGCTCGCCACGCACTGCACGACAGTCCTCAACGACCCAACGCTCATGGGCTAGGTCTTTGCGACCAAGCATGTTCGGTTCGGCACGGCTTGCGCCCCTCTCCACATCTGACAGTGGAGAGGGAAACGACTTACCTACACCTGATTTGGTGGGGTTAGTGGACATGGTTATTTCACTCCGTCCACTGCGAGAGCGTCAAGAATCTGCTTTGCACGATTTCCGAAAGTGAGTTGGCATGCTCGCTCCATTCCGACTGCCTTGCGCAACTTGTCCAACGCCATGAAAGCACGGAGAGAGATACGAGCCTCGCCACCGTCAGCCATGCGAACGGCGTATCCACGCAGGTCAGGAGAAAGACGGAGAAGTGCGTTTGGGTGTGGTTCGTTGATACGAACACGAATCGGGAAACGGTCAGCGAGTGCTGTTGGCAGTTCGCTCATGTTCTCAATGTTCGTGGTCATCACGGCAGAGAATCCGTCAAGTGGACGGACGATTTCACCAGTCTCGGGGTGTTGGAATGTTGCAGATTCAGGAGAATCCAACATGGCAAGAAGTGTTGCGAACACATCGCCACCAGCCTTGTCCACTTCATCAACAATAAGACGACCACCTGTTGTGCCGTTGCCTTTCCATGCTTTGAGAGCAGAGCCGTCAAGCCACTGGAAGCCACCGTCTTTGCTAGGCATGAAGCCACCAGTTACATCCATGTTGGTCATGTCCTCGGTGCAGACCAAGCGATGTGCGCCAGCCTCAATGTTTCCGAATGAAAGACCAGCGTAGGTCTTTCCTGTTCCAGCAGGTCCGAACAGAATGATTCTGTCAATACCCGAGTCAAGTGCGTCCTTGACATCTTGCCAGCACTGTGGCAATACCTCTTGTGTTGTGTCCATTGTTTGCTCCTTTGTAAGCGATTGGTTAGGGACAAGCAAACCATACCACTCGTGGGTCAGACTTCCCAACTTCACTTGACACCTTGCAACACAAGGGATTTGGACTTACCTACACCTATTGTTCTGACGATTCCGTGCCACTTACCTACACCTCTTATGTGTGGTCTGTGCGTTCCGAGCCACCTGCCGTGCGCCCCAACGCCGAGCCAGCCCTTACCTGCCCTGCCACCCCGAGTGCCTGCGCCTTCTTCGGGTGGAGCCCCGCGTTGTTCGGCGAGTCGGGCGGGGCTTAGGCCGACTTACCTACACCTAATGGGGACTTACCTACACCTAATGGTTACTCGTTGTCTTTGGGGTCTGAGATTCGCCACAGCCCCTTCTTGACCTTGATAAAAAGTGGAGATTCGCTCACATACTTCAGTGTTGTCTGGTACGAGAACCCAGCAACCTCAACGAGCTGGTCGGTGGTGTATTCCTCACCTCGGTGTTCGTCTACCCACTTCTCAAAAGTTCCGTATTTATCTTTGCGTCTCTCGGTCTTGATGATTCCGTTATTCGCAGTGCTGATGTGGGTAAGATACTTCTTGACGAACTCATTTATTACATCGTCACTGACGGAGTAAAAGCGAAGCATTGATACAGGGTTCCCATTGCACCCTTCCCTTTGCCACTTCTCCATGACATACAGCGCACGGACTGTCTCTGCAATGCGCCACATTTCCTGATGGTTGGCGTATTTCTGTTGTGGCTTCTTGTACTTCTTATCAAACTCGGCATACAACCGTGTGTTTTCTTCATGCACGAAATCAATAGTAAAGTTCACTTCTTTTTCCTTATTTAGATGTACCTGCAGCGCAACCCGTATGGACTCTAGCACTCGTCATCCAGACTTCCCCAAGTTGCAAATAAAAAATGAAAAACTGTGTTGCCAGTAAGCCCTATGGCTCGACTTCCACCACCGTCAAAGGGAAACCAACTAGAAAATCCTGCCGCCGGCTCGAGAACTGTTTTTCAAAAAATCAAAAAATCTGACACCCCTTAGTTGCTACGTAGCATTTTGACCGTTTCGTGCGGGGCTCCATCCCCCAAATGGCGAGGAAAAGAAAGAGGAGTGTCACTGCCAACTGAACAGCGACACCCCTCTTGGTGTAGGTAACTGAAAGGGGGGACTTACCTACACCTGACCTATAACTACGAACTGGTCTCCTGCTTCCTCAACAAGACCGAGGTTGCTTCCGTTGTCCCATTTGACAAACACCGTTCCGATGTCGTCCACAAAGTCCACCGTCCCCTCTTCTCCTGATTTGAGTTTCGTGTAGGGGTCTGTGCATGTGATTAGCCTGACCCTCTTGCCGACTAGGTGTTCGTTTCTTGCTCGCCTCATGCTGGAACCTCGCTTTCTGTATTGGTGCTGATTAGTAGGCGAATGTCTAAGAGCAGGTCGGTCATCTCTACTGATGACACAATGTCCCTGCCCGAGCAGTGCGCTATTGCTTTATCCACTAGGGCGACAAGTTCAGTATCCATGACTTACCTACACCCCCTTGTCTTTCTTTTTCGGAGCCTTGTCAAGCATGTCTTTGTAAGCAAGCGTCTTGGTGGCAAGGTGCATGTAGCCAACCGTGGCAAGTAAAGCGTCAGGAATACGACCATTTGTTTCATGCTCTTTGTCCACTGTGAATGTGTTGCACATTGGTTCTTCGTCAAACTCGGGAACTCCGTGGTCGTCATAGCGATAGAGGCTCGCAATGCTCCACACATTCGTAGCGTTCCAATCCACGGCAGTCATTATGATTCCTTCACGAACATCAGAAAATGGATTTTCTTTGTAGTCCTTCTCAAAGTCGCCTCTGTCGTGGTTATGTGCCTCTTCTTCGGTCATCTCTGACTTTGCGTATCCCTCAACGAGTAGAACAATAAAGTCAAACGGACGAATCGGGAGTGACTTCACAACATCTTCGTAAGCGTCAAAAATGTCCTCTTTGTGAATGAGAGGAATCATCGCCAAGTGGTATGGCTTTGAGAGTGAGAACTCATGTTGGTAGTCCACGCATGCTTCGTGGTCGGGATTACTGTCATTGCTCTCAACGGCAACAAGGAACAGTGGTGGACTGTCTTGCATTGGCTCGTCTTTGCACATTTCTGTCTTTGCAAAGACGGCTCGGTTGAGCAAATCTTCCATTATTGCTCTGATGTCGTTGTCAATAACTTCATTCTCTTGTGGTGTCATTGGTTGCCCCTTTCAGGCGTTTTGTGTTCATTGGAAGCATACCACTTGTGGGACAGACTTCCAATAGTTACCTACACTGGATAGTGGGAGTCGGTACAAGCCCCCACATGCCAGCCATTTTTCTACTTCTCTCCGAGCAGTGTGTTCACCGATACTCCAAGAGCATTACTTACAGCGAGCAGTGTTTCCACACTCGGCGTGAACTGCCCATTCTCAATACGGTTCACCGTTTTTCGGTCAAGACCTGCACGGTTGGCAAGTTCCAACTGTGACCAGCCGTTCTCGCTTCTGTGAACTCGTACGATTTCTGAGATTTGCTCAATGGATTTAGTTGATGATGTTCCCATGTTGGGATTCCTTCTTTCTTTATTGGGGGATTATTTGTGTGTGTGTAGTTACCTACACCTATTTCAGACAGACGAAATGAATGTGCGTGGCGTTCTCCCTTCTTTATCGCAACGGCGAACATAGGCGAGGTGCTTCTTGTATTCGTTCATGCACAAAGACATGTCGGTATCGCATTGGTCTAAAAGGTGGTGGTTCCACTCGGAGTGTGCTTCCCACCATTCTTCCATTGCGTCATCGGGGGCGTCCTCTGCCTCTGCTTTTTCACAGAGTTTGCTCAACTCGGGGGTGAGATGTTGGGGGTCACGCTCGCCAGCCTCAATGATGATTCCATTATGAAACACTGACCAACAGATGAACGCCATTGACTCTTCATCAGAGCAGGTTCCAAAAATAAGATTTGGATAAAGAGTAGAAATCTTTTGGATTAGTCCGTCGGCAGGCGACCATGCAGATTCGTAACGCACAGAAATCGTGTTTTTTACAGGGGTTGTGTCGTCAATCTCGGGTCGGCATGCACCCCACTTACTTCCCCAAGTTTCGCAAGCGTCTAAGTACCCATCAAATCCATCACTTGCGCTAGTGAACGCAGTGAATGTAGTTTCTACTCCATCAGCGTTAGTCGTCTTGATTTCCTTTGACCCTCGTGGGTCTAGTGGTACGAGTTTATTCAGGTCGTACTCAACGGTAACTCGTGATTTATCTCCCTCAACTTTGACATCGGCAACTGTAATGTCTTTGACGAACTTGGCGAGTTCTCGCTTATTCCCCATGACGGTCATGTATGTGTAACACCAGTTAGGCATTTGATTTTCCTTTCGGTTTGGTAGATACACAGAGCGTACCACCCTCGGGACAAACTTCCCCGAGTTACCTACACCTCTCTTCCACCACCGTCAAAGGGTTTAGTGGGGTGGGCTACCTGCTGCGCCCCCCGTCACGCGAGACCTCTTGCCCCCGACCCCGACTTGCCTGCCGAGCACCCCCAACTGCCTGCTCGTGCTGGAGCCCCGGCCGACTCGGAGCATGCGGGGCTTCTTGTCAAAGTATCCAATCGGATACTTTTTGTGCTGGAAAAGTTACCTACACCTAATCGGCTGGGTCGGCAGAGAGCAGGGAAACAGCCCTGACCCTGTGACCGACTCTCTTGGAGTCGTGAATGAATGTCAGTAGGTTGCGTAGGCTGGGAATGTAGGTAAATGTCTCGTCCACAGACCAGCCGTAGTCGTCAAATAGGGCTTCACTCTCTGGCTCGGGAGCGAAGGAAATGGTAAAAGTGTCATCACTGGTGTTGCCCGACCAGCGCACAACTATTGACGCCCCAACCAGCAACTCATGTCCTAAACGGACACGGCGAAAGTATGAGATAAGGAGAGAGATGTACAGGAACACTTACCTACACCTATCTTTCCCACTCCTTGTAGACCTGCATTGCTGGCTTGTGTCTGTCCTCGGCAGAGAGTGACCCAACGAACTTGGTCAGTTCGCCAAGAATGATGAGATAGTCCACTTCCGTCAGACCATGCTCGTCCACTATCCATTTCACGATGTTGTCGTAATCGTCCCAAAGAATCTCCATAGCCTGAACTGCTGTTGTCGCCAGCGTGTAGTGGTTCTCCCACAGTAAGTCTCGCACTTCTTCTCTCATGTCTGGACTGGTCATAGACTTACCTACACCTTCTTTGTTGCATTTACACATGTCGGCAACATCACACTGACACCAGTCTGCTGTCATGTCGCAGTAGAAACAATAGCGAGTATTCTCGTCTTTCTCGGGAATCAGTCCACAAGTTGGACAGAGTGGGCGATACATGTCGTCAAGAATCTCGGAAAGTCGTTTCATTTCTCCCATTTCAGTCCTCACATTCACAGTCGTACAAATCTTCTCCACATTCATCGCAGAGGTCAAGTTCGTCTAGTTCTACATCGTCAATGTCCAAACCTTTATCATGGGCAAACCATGTCATAACGGTCAGAAGTAGTTTGTCGTAGTCGCCAGAAGTTGCTTCCTTGTGGAACTCGTCCCACTCGTGATGAATCTTGTTCTGCTTCATGATTCGGCTCACTCGTCCGAGAATGGCAAACGCATTGCCGTCCTCTCCAACAAGTGGAATGTTGATGTTTGGATACTTCGGGTTGATTATGGTGTAGGTGCTCATTGTGACTGTTCTCCTGTTTCGTCGTTGATAGCAAATGCGTCATGAATCTTTGCCCCAGCAAGTTCTGCTTCCTGACGGGCAAACTCCCATGCGAGTTTCTTTGCTTCTGCCATGCTCTTGGCTTCCACTGTTGTGGATTCGTGCCATTCAGCAAGCCCTTGTGGTTCCTGCTTGGTCAAGAAGACCATCAGTTCGTATGTTTGTGTTGCCATGATTTCCCTTTCGCATTGGCTTCGCCATCACAGTACCACACAGGGGACAGACTTCCCAAAGCACAGAGTTACCTACACCCACACGGTCTTCCACCACCGTCATTGTGTTGAGAGATACCTGCTGCGCCCACCCGTTGTTTTTTCATTTTTTTGTTTTTTCAGTTTTTTCGGGTTACCTGCTGCGCACCCCCACGCGTTCCAGCGACTGCTTCCCGAGGAAGCCCCGGCCCGATTCGTGGTCCGATTCGTAGCGGGGCTCCTACTCCAAAGCCCGACTCGGGAGTCACTTATCTAGCCGTGACCCGAGAGTTACCTACACCTATCCCCCCTCGCCCAACCGAGACGAGAGAGAACAGGTGTAGGTAAGTCAGAGCGTGAACTGACCACCTCGTTGCTCGTAACGCTGAACGGCTGTTCCGACATGCTCGCAGTAGTCGCCGTCTGCCAGCGACCAGCCCTCGGGACGGTCATACGCAGTCCACACGGCGAAAGGGTGGAGAGAGTTGTGGGGCAGGTGGCACAGAACGAGCCACCAAGCGTAAGCGTCCACATCGCTGGAACGAACCAGCCAGCAAGCGAGAACGGTCACGGCATGCTCCATGCTCGTGGGCGTGATGACTTCGCCAGCACGGAGCATGCGCATGGGGTATGTGTCTGTCGGGGACTTACCTACACCTTCCACGGTCACTTCCCCTCTCCGTTGAGCCATGCGTCAAACTGCTCGTCTGTCAAGGTTGTGACCTTTGGAGAGAGGTCAATGTCTGCGATAGTCGCTTTGACTAGTTCGCTTACTTCCTCATTAGCGAGGAACGCATGAGCCACTTCTACGAAACGGTCAGAGATGTACTGCTCGGGAACATCGTGGTTCTCTCCGTCGTACTCGCCTTCTTGGCTTAGTGCGCCAAGAACGACCACATCGCCAACGAGAGGACGACCAAACAGAACGCTTGCGATGATGTTGGGAGCAAGTCCGATGAGCAGACCTTCGTCGTTCACATAGCCAACGATGTCATCGTTGCGAACGCAGTCAATCCAGCCACCACATAGTTCATTGAGAACAAGATGACCTTCCTCGCTCGGAATGTCTGTTTGGTAGAGGTCGCCCTCTGCCGTGATTACTAGTGCATTTGCCATTGCTAACCCCTTTCAGGTTGTGTATTGGTGGCGACCACAGCGTACCACTAGTGGTTCAGACTTCCACCCGAGACTTACCTACACCTGTTGCGCAGGCTTGCGAAACCTACCTGCCGAGCACACCCGTGTTCTCTCCTCCCCCCTGCTGGGGGTGGGAGCCCCGTCTGTGGTCGGGCATCGGGCGGGGCTTCTGCCCCCAACCCTCGCCCCTCGGTGGAGTTACCTACACCTAACCCAACGCCTGAACCCCCTTGCGCCTCTCGGACACTCGGGGGCTGATAGGTGTAGGTAAGTGGGGGAGACTTACCTACACCCTTTCAGGCTCGGTTGGTCAGACTGCTTCTGACTTGGCAGTGGGCTTGACTGCGCCCTTCGCAGGGCGTACCAGCACTCGTACTGACGAGGTGACGGACACGACTGCTTTGATGACTTTCGCAGACACTTTGCCTTCCTTCACAGCCCTGTCCCACGCAGAGGTGTCCACAGAGGGCTTGGTGACGGTACGGAACAGAGGTGCGCTGATGAGGTCACGCAACTTGTCGGTGTCAAATGAACGACGGTCACTTGGGCTGACCTTGATGTTGAGTTCTGCGTAATCCAGCGTTTCTACGCCGTGCTTCGCATAGACATTCAGCAAGAGTTCACGAGCCTCGTCGTGAGCCTGCTCTGCTTGTTCTCGGGCAGTGAGAGCGTTTAGAAACGCCTCGGTTGCTTCCAATACTTCCTTGTTCATTTGGACACCCTTTCAGTGGTAGATGAACGCCACACGCCGTGTTGCTTGTGGCTTGCCACAAGCATACACCCCCTCGGTCAGACTTTCCAACTTCGCTTGACGGACTTACCTACACCTAATCCGAGTTCCCCTTCCAGCCAGCACCTCTCGGATAGATTTACCTGCTATGCCCACCCGTGTTGCGCCCCCTTCCCTTTGGTCGGGTGGAGCCCCGCAGGTTTGTGGTCTAGGCCGGGGCTCCTGCCCCACAAGTGGTTCGGCAACACAGTCGGGGAAGCACGGCAGGTAATGGAGATTTATGTGTGGGATTACACGGGTCGGCTTGCTCGGATACGGCAACTGACTGATGAGGCAAACAGGCTGACTGCTCTTGTTCGTGAAGCGAACGACAACACTCGTGCGAGCCTTCGCAGGGGGGAGTTCAGAGTTACCTACACCACCTCTGCCGACCCTCTGCCTGAATAGGTGTAGGTAAGTCCAAGGACAAGAGAAAGGGGCTGACTCGCCTTCTTGGCAAGCCAGCCCCTCTCGGGTGAAGTCCCCTGTTGAGGTAGGGAAAGGGGATTAGAGGTACTTCACCACGCTGTGATAAGTGCTTGTGGACACAACCTCTTGGTCGCTCATCTCCAACACTCGGATAGCGTTCTCCAACGCTTCCTTGTCGTTCTTGTATTCCCATTCACGGTATGTCTCAGGGCTTTCAGGCTGTTGTGCGAGCAGAGCCTTCGGAAGGGACACGGTGAGTTCTACGACTTCGTGAGTGTCGGGAACGGTGTTTCGGTGATAACCGACAATGGTGACATTGACAGGCTTCGCTTTGCCGTTCTTGACAGAAGCGATTACTGCCTTCTCAAAGTCTGCTTTCCACTTGTCGTAAGCCTTCTTGTGGTCGGCTTCTTTCTTGTCGTTGTTGGCGAAGCGTTCCTCACGCTCTGCCAATGCTTTACGCAAGGCTGTAAGCAGAACGCTCACTTTCACCTTGACGCTGATGTTGCTGTTTCGTGCCATTGGTTTCCCTTTCGGTTGGAGTTGTAGGCACACGAACAGTACCACTCGTGGTTCAGACTTCCGAGAGTTACCTACACCTAGATAGTAAGAAGCCCCCGTCAGGGGGGACTGACAGGGGCTTCCGACTTGGGGGAACTAGGACTGTGCGCTAGTTGCTCTTGGTTGCGCCTGACTGTACGAACTGCTGGATTGCGTTAGCGAGTGAACCACTTGCGCTACCTTCGTCAGTAATCACATTATTTGGCTCGTCAGCGAAACGCAAGACGCTGGCAACGCTTTGACGGTTGGCGATACAGGCAAGACGAACACGCCTGCGCTGTGGGTGCTGTGAAGGTGCGCCTTCCACTTCGCCATTCTCACCAAGTGGGGAAGCCCAACCTGTCGTGACGATAAGTGTCCAAGCGTATGCGCTTGCTACCAATGCGTTGTAGTCATTGTCAAGCAGGTCATACACATCAGTATGAGACTCAATGAACACAAGTTTCGGTGCGCCTTCGGGGGTGTAATCCACGCCGTAAAGGTATGCGCCTTCTAAGGCGAACGGATTAGACTCGTCACCCTTTGAGAGTAGAGAATGTATCTCTGCCTCTATCTGTTCTGCTATTGCTACTGTGTCCATTGGATACCCTTTCGGTTGGTTGTTAGTGGAACACCGTCAGCGTACCACGCTTAGTACAAACTTCCCGACTTACCTACACCTGTCAGGTCGCTTTCCACCACCGTCATTCATTTGAGGGGGTGTGCTGTTCCTCTCAAACGCCCTGACCTGCCTGCCGTACCCACCCGTGTTCCCACCCCGATAGTTGCGCTCGCAACCATCTTGGGCGTGGGAGCCCCGGCCTTTCCGAGCGTAGCGGGGCTCCTGCCCCGAAACCAGCCGAGTAGTGAATAGGTCGGGGACTTACCTACACCTCACATGAAAGGGGGGTGTGAGGTGTAGGTATCCCGAACGCCTAGCCCTGTGGGGTGGTGGGGCTAGGCGAGGCTAGGGGCGAGGCGAGGCTACGGGCAGGTGAATGGTCTGCCATGTGTCTAGGGTCGTGCCGTACATGTCCACGAGCGTGTCAATAACGGCAGACACCTCACCCGAACAATGACGGTGAGCAATGTCCCAGAACGTGTCTCCACTTTCCACATTCACGGTGAGGGTGTCGCACGAGAATGTCGGGGGCTTGACCGTCTGACGCAGACCCCACAGACCGACCCACAGTAGAGCGATGATGAGAGGCGTGAACACCACGAAACGGCGCACGGTGTACTTACCTACACCTCTCATGCCGTTACCTCTTTGAGTGCGATGCTCTCCCATGGGAAAGCGTTGTGATAGACCGTGACATCGTGACCATTCTCGGCTCGGTCAATGCGCCGAACTTCCAGCATTGTGTCGTGAATAATGTAAAGCCATTCAGCCCACGCTAGGTCTGTGTCGTTCTGGGTGAACAGGTCGCTGTCCTCTAATGTCACATCGGTGTGGGCGTATCCGTAGCCCTCTACTAATGCGTGTTGTTCATAGAGGTTAGGAACTCCACTCTTTGTGAGTGGCTCAATCTGTGACCATGACGGCGTATCGGTGATGAGGGTCTGAACGACCTTACCTACACCATCTCGGGCTACTAGTTCTCCCAAGACATAAACCATGCGCTCGGGATAGTTGTCCCAATGGGTGTAGCGACCTTCCCACCCTTCGTTAGTTGCTCTCGCAACTATTCCTCGTGTTGCCATTGTTGTCCCCTTTCGGTTGGTGATGTAGTGGACACCTGAACTGTACCACCACACGGACAGACTTCCGACCCGACCTACCTGCCGAACCCACCCGTGTTGAGCCCCTGCCCTGCTTGTCCGTAGGGAGCCCCGTTGCTTTGCCGATTCGTAGCGGGGCTCCCACCCCCAAGCCGACCCCTCGGTGAACGGGTTGGCTCGGCAGGTAGCTCAAACATTCTGCTATTCCCTTTGTTCCTGTTTGTGAGGAGAGAATAACGGAGTTGTCTGTGTCGCCTCTCGCCTCATTCTGTGTCGCCTCTCGCCTCATTAGGTGTAGGTAAGTCTCGGGGGCAGTCTGCTGACAACAACATACCTACACCCAATAGGTCATCCCATTAGGTGTAGGTAAGTCTCGGGGCAGGGGCAGAGAGGGTTAGTCTAGGCAGATACAGGTCGGGAACTCGGATGTATGACCGTTCAGGTAGCGCACATGGAGAATGGCACAGTTGCGAGTCTTTGCTAACCACAGTTGAGTGGTGTCATCCTCTGCACGAATGAACTCCGAGGTGGACTCGCTAAAGATACCCCAACCGTTGATAACGCCTTCGGGCGAGATAACGGTGACTTCGCCTACGCAATACCAAGGAGTAGGCGTAGCAGGAGTAGGGGCTGTAAGTGGTGTAAGTAACTCTGTCATGTCATTACCGTACCACGCTAGGTACAGACTTCCAAACAGAGTTACCTACACCCAATCGGACTTACCTACACCCAATCGGGCTAGCCGTAGATGAGCGTTCCGAATACGGCGAACTGAATAATCACATCGCCTGCCTCTGCGTCAATGTCAAGGTCGCAATCGCCATCGCTGTAGTAATCAAAGCCGATGTCCTGTTTCTGCGCAGAACACGCCGAGATGTATCCGTTGTAGATGTCCTGCACCGTGAGAACACGATGAACAAGGTCAGAGTCATCATCGCCATCAGGGTCAATGACTGCAACTTTCAGGAAAGGCTGGTCATCGCTGTCGGGAATGTTGTTGTAATCCACGCCGACCCACCAATCGTATGACTCCCACACGGAGTCAATGATTGCCGAGATGAACTCCGTGCGCTCAATGAGCGTTTCAGGCTTCACGGTTGGATAGTTGCGCTCAACCAATGTGGTTGAGTCAAGTGGGGTGAGTTCGGACATTGTGTGCCTGCCTTTCGGTTGGTGGTTGCTGGCGACACCAATGTACCACGACAGGGTCAGACTTCCCACTCGGACTTACCTACACCTGTTGGGGACAACCGAGCGAAGCGAGAGCGTCAGACACCCCCGACCTACCTGCCGAACTCCCCCGTGTTACGCCCACGAGGGGTTGGGCGTGGGAGCCCCGGTTGATTTGCGAAGTGCAACGGGGCTCCTCCCCCACGCAGGCTTTGCGCTGTGAACGGGTTGGCTCGGCAGGTAGCGCACAAGTTTATTATTTTGTTCGTTCCTTTTTGTGGGGGGCAATACGACTCGCCTACACCCAACAGGTCTCCCCGTTAGGTGTAGGTAAGTCAGAGCGCAAGTTGTCGGGAGAGTTACCTACACCTATTCGTCATCGGACTCAATGACTGGAACAACAACGCTTGCACTGCCCGTAGGTGCGTCATGGTGCGACAGAGAGAACTCAATGCGTTCCGTGCCGAACACTTGGTAACGGAGAGTCCATGCTGAGTTCACGGTGATTCCCTGAACGAAGTCACGGACATTGTTGGCAGTGAACACGCCACCAACCTCACGATTCCACAGACGGATTCCTGAAACTCGGAAAGTATCGGACTCAGCGAGAAAGTACTGAATGGAGTTCTCAAAGAATCCCAAGTCCGTTTCGTAACAGTCTCCGAAACACTCAGGCGATTCCACGAACTCATGCGTTTCCTCATCGGCAATAAGACAGGTGCAGGTGTTGGTGAGTTCACCCCATGCAGTTGGAGTTTCGGTAATGGTCATGTCCGTTCCTTTCGGTTGGTGGTAAGGGACAGCCACAGAGTACCACGCACGGGACAGCCTTCCCGACTTACCTGCCGTGTTCCCCCGTGTTGCGCCCCCCTCTCTTGCGAGTGGGAGCCCCGTTGCTTGCCCGAGCATGGCCGGGGCTCCTGCCCCCAAGACGACCCTCGGCAAACGGGTGAGCGCAGCAGGTAGGTGAGAAACTTTCTTTTTTTTGTTTGACATTCTCACACGCAACGACACTTCTACTAAGTATGACTACCTATGGTTCACACACACCCCTTCCATACACGACCAAGCCACGCCACGAGTGGACACAGCGAGACTTCTTTGATTACGAGGTGGACTCGTATTGCCGTTGCGCTACTCGTATTCGTTATCGCTCTCGTGAGTGGCACGAGTTCACGGAACGCTTCCTGCCGTATTGCGAGGATTGGAACGGTTGTTGGGTTGCAGAGGAAGCGTGGCACGAGTTCACGCTCTATCTCACTCTCCCTGAGGGCGAGTATGTGCCTGAGGAATACCCTAAGGGCTGGCACTTCCGTAGGGGTTACGACTAACAGGTGTAGGTAACATTCGCAATACGCCACTTACCTACACCCATTCGCAACGGAATAGGTGTAGGTAAGTCGGGGGTTATTCGGACTCGCAACGCCCACACAAGTAGTCAGCACCCCAAGCGTCACCAATGTAAGTGCCGTGCTTGCAGTAGAGACTCGCTTGGTATTCAGCCTCTCGTGCTTCACGAGCCTCGTAACGCTCGTAGTAAGCGTCATAGTGCTTCTCACAGCGTGGGAACACAACGAACGCACCTGAACGGCGATAACGCACAGGCAGAGTCATGTGATACTCCACAACGCCCTCACAAGGGCTGTCCTCGTGGTGGTGGTCTAAGCAGTCCTCGTGCGTGAGTTCTACTGTTTCTTCTTCGTGGTCAATGCTCATGAGTTACCTACACTCTTTCTTAGTTGTTCAGCGTTGTATTTACGGTCACGCTCAATGCCATTCAGCACGGCGAGTATTTGCTTCTCGGATAGAACGCCTTTGCGCTCAAACTGAAACAGCAGGTTGGCGTAGAACTTGTTGCGAGTGCGATTAGCGCACAAGTAGTCATACGCTCTGTCAAGGTCAGTCAGTCTCATTGTCCTGCCTCATTGGCAAGTTTTTCGGCGTATCTAATCGCCTTGTCACGGTAAAAGAATGCAACTGTGCTTTGTTGTATGTACGGTTTTTTCTCTTGCATAAGAAACTTGCCGTTGTGCTGTATGTGGTAAGTCAGTCTCATTGGACAATACAAGACTGAATAGTTACCTGCTGTGTGGATTGTTTCCATGTGTTTCCCCTTTCAGTTGGAACGCCCTAACTGTACCACGCACGGTTCAGGCTTCCGATAGTTACCTACACCTCTTGGGGACAAACGAGCAAAGCGAGTGCGTCAGTCTCACAGGACTGAGTCACCTGCCGACCCGACCCGTCACGCCCCCCTCTTGGGGCTACCTGCCGAACCCACCCGTGTTGCTCTCTTGGGGGTTGGGGGTGGAGCCCCGGCGTGAGCGCACAGCGCGGGGCTCTTGCCCCAAAGTCGCAGAGCCGAGAACGGGGCAGAACGGCAGGTAGGTCGGAATGTCCGATTACCCGACTTAGGCAACCTCTATACAGATGAGAGCGAAAGAGCGAAAGAAACACAGATGACAAACTCGGACAGATACGACAACTCACTAAGCGTTTCCAGAGTCCTTTACGACGAACTCCGTGACGGTTTCGTGTGCGCCTTCTGCCTAGACGACTTCACCTTCTCGCAACTCCACGCGACCTTCGGTGGAGACATTCTCCCAATGCCAATACAACTCACCAGCAAGACAGCGAGAGCGTTGGCAAGCGAGCCGTGCCTTATTTGCGACTTGTCGTGTTCACGGTTCTTAGACGACTAGGGACAGACTTACCTACACTCATTAGGTGTAGGTAAGTCCGAGAGTCCTAGCGTTCGCGCTAACAGGAACGCTCGCGAGCCTACGAAACCAGTATGCGCGCCTTGCTTGGGCGTTTGTAGAACCCAAAGCACTCATCACGGTCTGAACGCTCAACGCTCGCCGTGAACTCGATACGGTCACCCACGCTTGGGTCAAGCGCGCTAGGTTGCGAACCCCACACGGTAAAGCCAGAGTCGTCACGCACGGTCATGACATAGCGCGTACCAAAGTCAGTATCTTTACTGTCCACCGATACAACCTTGCCGACTATCGTCACGCGACCCACAGGGCAGGGTACGCGAACCTCATTAGCGCGTTCTTGCTCGCGTTCAGCCTTGCGCTCGGCAGATTCGAGGTGCTTGTCATAGGCACGAGCAAGGGACACCAGCAAGCCCATGCGCTTGCTATCGGTCACGCCAGCAAGCACCACAGAACGCAGGTTCGCGAGATAGCCACTTTCATCAGTAGTTGCGCTAATCCACTCGATAGCCAGCACAGCGCGCTCGTAATGCTCGCTAGTGGTCTCGACTTTCTCATCGCGACCTCTTGGGCGTAGAGCGTTATCTACTCGCATACGCGTAGTAATACCTTCGACACGATTACCGTCAGCGTCAGTAGAACTACGCCAGCCATGCGCCTCGATACACGCGAACGACAGCGCGACAATGCGTGTCAGGGACTCGCTCGAACCACCACCCGATGAACGGTAGTCATCACTCCACTCGCTCAAATCGTCATCGAAAGTTTCCCACACAGCAGGCAAATCATGACCAGTAAAGTCACGCAAGCATGACTTACCTACACGATGACTAACGCCAGCCTCATCGCGAATAACTATCGTGAACTTGCGCGCACGATTATGCCCACAATGGTCACAGGTAGCAGGTGCGTTCAGCAGGTCAGTAGGTGCGTGTTCGCGAGCGTATGGTGCAACGCTCACGATGTTGCCCGTATCGAAATGCTCAACGCTTGCTACTACTTGCCAGCCACCAGCCAACACAGGGCGTTCACCGTGAACCACATACGCGATGAACGGCTCGACACACTCGCGACCCGACTCATCAGTACGCTTCTCGATAAATCGACGCGTAATCTCGACTACGGGTGCAGATACACCCATGCGCTGGCAACGCTTCGCTAGAACGCGCTCGCGCTCGACTAACTCGGCTTCATAGTACGCAGGAACGATAATCTCGCTAGTGGTCATGACTTCCCCTTTCAGTAGGAACACCCAAACAATACCAGCACAGGTACAGGCTTCCCGATAGAGACTTACCTACACCTGATGCGACTTACCTACACCTCTCGGACTTACCTACACCTAATCCGTCAGCAGGCGAACGAACAACAGCGTCAGCGTCAGCACGACCTACCTGCCGACCCCACCCGTGTCGCGCCCCCTTCTGGGGGTTTGGGGGTGGGAGCCCCGAGGAAATCGGCGAAGTGCAACGGGGCTCCTCTTTCCAGCGCTGTCCCCACCCTCGCATGGTCGGGGACTTACCTACACCTTCCTCTCTCGGAGTTCTCGGTATTGCTCTGCGAGGTCTTCCATAACAACTCGGGCACATGCGCCACAGAGTTGCTGGGAGACGCCCTCACAGGTGCAGTCGGGGGGAATCGGGAACTCGCCCGAATCGTCAGGAATCGGGGTGTTGTGAATCGCTCGCATTAGAACGCTCCTTCCTTGTCGGCGAGGAACTCCTCGTAACGCTCTGCGTCTGTCTTGTGCTCCTCGGAGACCCACTCGTGACCGTTGGAGCAACGCCAACCAACATCAACGCCGTTACGAAGAATGGGCTCAACTTCTCCGTGACAAGGAACAATGCTCCACAAGTCGGAAGGCTGGTCGGGCTCGGGATTGCCCGAAGGGACTTCCACTTGCCAGTCGCACAGTGGAGTCCAACCAACTGAATCGCAACGGAATGTCGTTCCGTCTACTTCCACTTCATCACGAACCGAAAGCGCCGTGTGTGTTCGGTTGTCCCACAGGAGAGGCTCAATGATGTCCCACAGCGAACCGTTGTATGTGTTCGTGTCGTGGAACACTCGCTCGCAAATGGCAAGCGCTGAATCTTCCGTGTCTAGGTCAAACTCAACCGATGTGATGTATTCGTTATGAATCACTGATTCTCCGAATGCCTTCCATGTGACTTTGATGTGCTTCTTCATTGGTGTGTCCCCTTTGTTGTTGGTGGGCTGCTGCCCACAAGCAATGTACCACGCACGGTTCAGACTTCCGAGGGTTACCTGCCGTTCTCCCCCGTTTCCGTGCCGTGTGCCGAGCAGGGGAGCCCCGTCGGTTGTCGCCGACTTTCGCGGGGCTCCTGCCCCCAGCGAGAACCTCTGGCACGGGTGGGTTCGGCAGGTAAGTGTGGAAGCCTGCCCCACGAGTGGTATCGTTTGGCAGGCCAACAAGGGCCGTACCTGAAAGGGGTATCCAATGAAAGTAATAGAAGTAAGCGCACGAAAGGGTGGGGTCGGCACAAGCACTGTGGCCGTATCGCTCGCCGTTGCTCTCTCGCAGGCCAAGCCCAAGAGCGTTCTGTTGGTGGACACTTCACCAAACTCGGACACATGGGCTATCGCAGGAGCCTCTACTCCTGTCGGCCCAAAGAAGTCCAGCACCACGCTCGGAGAGCATGAACTCTTGCTCATCAAGACAGGTGGCAACACTCTCGCCACCTTGGAACACGATGACCTGTTCTCATTTGACTTCGTCGTTATTGACGCAGGCCTTTCACCAGCCTCTCACTACTTCGGCGAGACACCATTCCGTGTGTCCGTCGTGAACAACTCGTATCTCTCGCTTCGTGCGCAGGCGTTCACAGGTGGCCTCTACGCCGATGGGATTGTGTGCGTTCATAACGACGGCTTCGTTCTGAATGAGAAAGATGTCAAGAGTGTTCTCGGTGGTCGTTTCGTTCACTACTTCGGAGTGGACAACGCTGTTGCTCGTGCGATTGACGCAGGCCTCTACGCCACATCACGCACCAACCTGTTCGCAGATTGGACAGGCTCGTTCATACAGTTTCACGAACTCGTAGAGCCTTCCAAAGTCTGACCAACTAGGTGTAGGTAAGTCTCACGGGAAGTCTGAACCGTTGGTGGTACATTCCTTCTGTCGGCAGGACCGTCTTGCCGACAGAAAGGGGCCACCAGTGGCACAGTTCATAATCACCGAGTTTCCGAGAGGCTCACGCAAGGCAAACGCCCAGTGGGAGTTCGCAACTCGTGCCGAGGCCGAGGCCTTCCGAGACGCAAAGGTAGCCGAGGGCAACGAGAGCGTGTCCTACCAACTCGCTCACCGTGACCGACCAGCAGGCCTAGCAAACCTGCTTCGCCGTCAATAGCCGACAGGCCGACAGACTTACCTACACCCTCACGGCAATGGGTGTAGGTAAGTGGCTGACGGGGCACGGCTTGGGGGTGGGAGCCCCGGTGGGGGCGCTGGGCGTAGCGGGGCTTCTCCCCTCAAAAGCGTTCGTGAACACGGGTGGCACGGCAGGTGAGTCGGGAAGTCTGACCCATGGGTGGTACATTGTGTGTATCACCAACAAGAAAGGGATACCGATGAACGAGCCAATCAATCACACAGAAACAGACTGGGACGCCATTCTCGCAGAAGAGGCTCTCGCCGAACAGGCGTTTGAGGAACTTGCTGCTTTCGGAGAAGGCGCGACAATCGTGAATGTTCTGACTGGCGAGCGCTGGACAGCAGGGAAGCGTCAGCGTCCAACAACAAGAAAGAAGGCATGAGAGAAATGAGCGAAGCACTCACTAACTACTGGAACGACGTAGAGGAGGCAGTCAAGGGCTCACGCCTCATCGCGTGGGACACCTGCCACAAAATCTACATCGCGATGGACGAAGAGCAGGTTGACTGGTTCAGCGAACACTACGCCCCCAACACGTTCACGGGGACAGCGAACGAAATGCTCGCAACGCTTCGTCAGTGGTACAGCGACTCGTGCCCACTGAAGTTCATCTCAGCCGTGACCACGAACCACGAAGACCCGAACGCAGGATTTGAGAGCCTCATTCCTCAGGGTGCTGAATGGGAAGATGAAGAAGACGAAGACGAAGACGACTACGAAGACGAAGAGGTGTAGGTAACTCATGGCGACCGAAACAACACCCGATGAGTTCGCCCTCATGGACTCACGCAATGCGTTCGCGTGGAACCTGCTGACCGAACTGCGCGAGCGTTCCACGAACCCCGAGGTCGTGGAGGCTTCCGAGATTCTGCTCGCGAACATCACCGACCCGACCGACTACGCCGTCATCGTGTGGGCGAATGAGGACGACCTCTGTTCGTTTGACGAGACCGAGTGGGGAACGGACGAGAACGGTTATTGGAGCGACTGCTACGAGACCCCTCTCGTGTGGTGCGACCGACAGGACGAGCACTCGCTCATCGTCTGGTACTCAGCGAAGTACGGAGAGACAGAGGTGTAGGTAAGTCCCCCACTTACCTACGCCCTCACGGCAATAGGTGTAGGTAAGTCGGCTGACGGGGTGGGAGCCCCGGCTGACGCCCTCACTTTGTTCGGTTGTCCTCGGCAGCAATGAAGGGAAGCAGGCGGGGCTCTTTGATGAAGTAAACCCCCTGACCTCTTTCGAGGGGGGGGTTACCTACACCTATCGGACTTATCTACTTTCTTTCTAGTTCTCGCTCGGCCTCTTCGAGGTTGTCTGCGTGGAAGATGTCAGAGCATCCGTCTGGCAGCGTTGTGACAACGATGTACTCGGTGATGTTGAGAAGTTCTGTCCGATGCTCTCCGACGGCCTCAACCTCGGCAACTCGCTTCCACAATGCCTTGCTGCCGTTCGTTATCAGGATGCTCTCATCACCCGTGTAAGTCCCAATGAACTCTAAGGATACATCGGCTGCCTTAGCCCATTCCTCTGCCTCGAACCATTCGCTGAACTGTTTCATTTGCTGCCCCTTTCACTTGGCTGCCATAACAGTACCACAGCAGGTACAGACTTCCCAAGACTTACCTACACCTACTAGCAGGCGTGACCTGCACGGCTTTGACTTACCTGCTGCCCTTCCCGTGTTGTTCTCTGCGACCTCGCTCTTCTCCCCTTCGGGGAGCCCCGTTTATTTTGGTTGCTTGCAAACGGGTCAGTACGGCAGGTAGCATTTCGTCATCAAGCCACATCACCTCAAGGAGAGAACAATGGCAACACCAAAGAAGAAACCAGTCGTAAAGAAAGCTCCGGCCAAGAAAAAGCCTGCAGCCAAGAAAGCCGTAGCGAAGAAGACCCCAGCGAAGAAGACCCCAGCAAAGAAAGCTCCTGCCAAGAAGACTGCAGCCAAGAAGGCATCGCCGGCAAAGAAGGGCACGCTCCCTCGTAAGAGCGCAAAGACAACCACAAGTGCTGCAACTGCTACTTCCACGACTTCTGTCACTTCACGTGTGAAGATTATCCCCATCACCAAGACCAGCGTTACCTCCACTGTTTCGGGTGCGAAGGTTACCTACAAGGTTAAGAAAAAGTGAAAGAAATAACTCGGCAAGAAATCTCCGACATGTTTGAGGACATGGGGGAATCTGCGCTATTGATGGATGGATTCGAAAGTGCGTTCATCGGGCACAGCCAAAGAATCAACGAGCCGGTTCTCGCCGTCTACTCGAGGGCCAAGATGGTGGAAGTCCTTATGTCCCGTGACGGGATGACAGACGACGAAGCAGAAGAGTTTATCGAATACAACTGCGTTGGTGCGTGGGTAGGGGAACAGACGCCAATCATTGTCAACGACTTCTTGGTTTAGTCGACTTTTCGACTAAGGGCAACAAGACCGGCGAGGGCCCTTGCGCAAACGCCGTGAGCTCGCTGCTTCAGAAACAGGGACAGCACGCGTCCGAAAAGATTTCTTCTCTTTGCCTTGTTCTTCTGGCTTCTTCTTTTCGTCCATAGACCCATTTTCCCACATTTTGCCAAACTAGACGGGGAGGTGTAGGTAAGTCGAAAGGTGCTAAAAAAGTGGAATGTCTGCGCTTGGAGCCTTAGAGGCGCAGAACTCATGCTTGTATTCATGAAGCTCCTCAACAACACGATTGACTGTCTTGCCGTTCGACTTCAGCCATACGATGGTTTTACGTTCTACCGTATTGTCTCCAGGGCGAAGCGAAAGTCCACAGATAGAGCAGGTGAATAGTGGTGGCAATCCAGCCATGTCAGTCCCTCCCTCGTGGGGATTTCTTTAGAAGTAGATAAGTAAGCAAGAGCACTGCCAGTCCAAGGAAAGCGCTGCAACTCACTTTCGCCAGTCCCTTACGAAACCGTCCATGTAGTTCTCCATGGCTTCGTCTGTGCCACACTCAGAGCAGATTTCCGTCTTGTTATCAAGGCGCGAAATAGCCCCCGGGTATGCCCCCGGCATTTCGTTGTTGGGAATAAATCCCTCACAACGGGGACAAATGTGCTTTGTCGCTGTGTGCATTGTTTCTCTCCTGTGTCTAGGTACATGAGGAATAATAGCCCCACTTATGGAATCTTGCAACAGTTTGCTGCAGCAGGTCATTATGTGACTAGTATGTGCCTAGGACCGGTGGGGCTCGCGCAACCTCTCTCCTTTCGGTACATCCCCAGTGCGAGCCTCGCCGGTTTCTACTATTCTAGAAACAATGAGGTTGTACCTAGATAAGAATGAGATAGTGCTGGACTTTCCCTACGACCAGCATCAGGTTTCCGAACTGAAGCAGATTCGTGGAGCACGGTGGGATAAGCAGACGAAGTTGTGGCGTGTACCTATTACGTCTCTTGCAGAGGCACGTGAGTTTGCTATCAAACATGAGTTCGACGTAACAATCGACGTACTTACATTCAGTGCCCCCAAGCCACGCACCGGCACAGCGAAGGTGTACCTCGATGAAGACATGATTGCTGTTCGTGTTCCGTACGAACGCGTCATAGTAAAAGCAGTGAAACAGATTCCGGCAGTGTCGTGGAATGCGAAGAAACATTATTGGCAGGCACCAGCGTCATCTGTTCTCAATGTAATGGAGTGGGCAGAGAAGTTCGAAGTACCCGTAGAGCCCGAAGTATCTGCGATGTCGAGCGAAGTTACTGCACGCATGAATCAGTTCATTGAGGCATCACGCTCAACAGAGGCAGAGATAGAGATACCTACACTCCAAGGAGAACTGCTGCCATACCAGCGCGCAGGTGTTGCCTACGCATCGAGTGCCAAGCGCACATTCATTGCTGACGACATGGGATTAGGCAAGACGCTGCAATCAATAGCAACGCTCGAATACGTGTGGGATTCGTATCCTGCTGTTGTCGTGTGTCCTCCAAGTCTTGTACTCAACTGGGTAGCAGAATGGAATCGATGGCTTCCGAACAGAAGAATCGCTCACGTGACGAACCGAAAGGATTTCCCTGAACGTGGTTCGTATGACGTCGTCATTGTTGGATACAGCAACATTGCTCATTGGGAGAAGAGACTCGCCGGCCATCGTGCTTACATCTTCGACGAGAGCCACTATGCGAAGACTCCAACTGCACAGCGCACAAAGGCAGCAGTGAAGATGGCAAAGTCTGCGCACAAAGATGGAATAGTTTTGTGCCTCACTGGAACACCCGTGACTAACCGACCAAACGAATACGCATCACAGTTAGAGATTCTCGGTCGTCTCAAAGACTTCGGAGGACTATGGGGTTTTTATCGTCGTTATTGTGCTGCGTATCAAGACAACTTTGGACAATGGAACATCAGTGGCAACTCACATCTCGATGAACTAAACGAAAGACTGCGTGGCACGTGTTACATACGTCGAACAAAAGACCAAGTTCTATCAGAGTTGCCACCCGTAATACATAGTCGTGTTCTTGTCGAAGGAAGCTCGACAACGATGAAAGAATACGTCAAAGCAGAGAAGGACATTCTTCTTTACATCGCAGAGAGAGCACGTCAACTCGCTCTCGAACAAGGAAAGCCATCGTATGGAGCAGCGATTGCAGCGATGATTCGTGCAGAAGCAAATGAGCATCTTGTACGACTATCAGTACTGCGCAAAATTGCAGCAAAAGCAAAAATGGAAGTAGCAGAGGAATGGATAAATGCGCGTATCGAGAATGGTAAGAAAGTCGTTGTCGCTGCTCACCACCGTGACATCGTTGATGAACTCGCTCGTAAATACGGCAATCTTCGAATTCAGGGTGGCATGTCGGTCGAAGAGGTGGAAGAGAATAAGCGTCGCTTTCAGACCGAGAGCGTGGAAAGCGCACCTGTCATTGTTCTTTCGATTCAGGCTGCAAAAACGGGACACACACTAACAGCAGCAGAGGAATGTCTATTCTTGGAACTTCCGTGGACGCCTGCTGATGTTGACCAAACTTATAGTCGGCTCCATCGTCTTGGACAAAAAGGCAGCGTAACGGCGACTTACATGTTGACGTCAGGAACGATTGATGAGGAAATCTATGAAATCATCGAAGCAAAGCGTTCTGTTGTAGACGCAGCAGTCGAAGGTGGAAGTGTAGGTAACTCTGACTTGTCTACAAAGATGATTATGAGTCTGCTCGACAAACTTGCTTAGTCGTTGTTCGGCTTTGACTCAGTCGTGTCGACACCCGAGATTATTTCCTGAGCAATCAACTTCGCATACTTTCTGCGAAGACGCCAAATCTTTCGATTCATCTCAATCAGTTCTTTGCTCATGCGAGCCTTGATGATTGCGTCGTCATCGAATACGCCATGAATAGTAAACAGCGCATCGTGCAGTTCTGTGTCTTCGATGAGAATGTCTGAAATCCACCCAGCACGATTGTCGATTGCCATCATCAATTCACACATTCCCTCGACACCAAACTCGTCGAAAAGTCTGTTTACGACAATGTTGCAGAAGTGTCTTCTGTACAACCTTTGGGCCTTCTGTGATTGAGACATGAACTCTGACAGCCATACTGCAAGTTCTGCGCTCGAACGTTCATCTCCACTTTCATAGGCAGAGTCGATGAAGTCGTCATCATCTTCGTCATCATGCATGACGCCTCTCCCTTATGTCCGGAACTCTACCCAAATGATAACAGCAGTAGACATTACACTGCTGACAAGAGATGGTCTTGCGCTTTTACCTTTGCTCGTGACACCCATGAATTCGCACTCATCGAAGCAAGCGCACGTTCTGTCAATGTTGCGTCACGATAGTGGTCAAGGTATTCACCAATCGCATTGACAAGCGACCAGCCGTTATACCCATAGTTCTTTGCGTTGTTGTCATTCGCATACACGGCACGAACTAGCGCAACTACCTCTTCACGGTTCTTTTGCTGACGTTCGGTTGCATCTTTTGCTAATGGAAACACGGCGTCAAGAGTCTTGTCGAGAATAGGTGACGATGCAGGGACATTGATTGATAACAGTTGTTCTGCTGTGCGAGAGAACTCACGAGCCCATGCGCTAGAAATGTTGAGAACTTCGTTTGCCTGTTCCATTGCTCTATCTGCATTGCGTGTATGTCTTGCAGTGAATACTCGCTTCGCTGACGAAACGCCAGCAATCACTGTGTTTTTACACACGGCACGAATGCTTGTGTTTGCGAACGTGATTGCCGTCTTGCCGTCGTGACCGTTATGCACTAGCAGGTAACGCTCGATTGAGTCGTTGATACCCATGGGGTCGATGATGAGGGAACCCATGTCAATAGATGCAAAGAACTCTCGACCATCATGCAGGACTCCACACGTATCTACAACGGCGTCTCCCCCCGATGCGCCAACGATGTCGAGCGCATAGTCAAGACATTCACGATTTTGCTGAACGACATAGCGTGTACCAACGGTGGCGAGACCGTCGAACGAACCGTCTGCGTTCACCCGTACGGTTGCACGGGAATCGGGAACAAGAATCGTAGTGCCATCAGGCTGACGAATCGGCTCACCGGTATCGTCACATACGGCAACCCGTGTTGTCACTACGTCGAAATCTGCCTGCGCTGCTTGGAGCATTGCCTCTGCTGTTTGCAGACCTTTCATGGCTGTACCCATTCGGTGCCACGGGATTTCTCGGTCTACATACGCCATGCGTACTGTGCCGTCTTCGTTGATTTCTAACTGATGAGCCATAGTGTCTCCGTCTCTCTATCGTGTAGATAAATCTATCTGAAAGATGTGTCGTGTAGGGGAAGTGTAGGTAAGTAGTGCGGGGCTCCCGAAGGGAGGAGGCTCACCTGTGCGCTGTGAGACGGGTGAGCACGGCAGGTGACTCGGGAAGCCTGACCCACCCGTGGTACTCTGTGGGTGTCGGGGGGAAAGTCTCCCCGACAAAGGAGTTCATCATGTTCCCAGCATCTATCCACCAAGCACTCACAGGCGAGGCGACCACCGACCTCGGTAACGGGGCATACTCTGTGGGGCAGGTTCCCACAGAGGCAGAGGCGTTCGTCAAGTCGTACGAGCCATGCGAAAACTCACCCGTCCATACCGTCCCCACCGACCCAACTGTCGTCACGCTCGCCGAGGTGACCACCTACCTGCGCCTCGTTGCCGAAGGTACAAGCAAGGACGCAGGATTTGCAGGGAGCCTCGTGGCATACGCCGAGCGCACGGGAACGCTCACCGAGAAGCAGGCGAAACACGCTCGCCGACTCTACGCTAAATGGCACCGTGCCTGCGAGTGGCTCGCTCGCCACAAGAACGGACAGCACGCGTGGAAGTACGCAGGGACAAAGTGTCACAACAGCAACTACGACCTCGGCACCTACGCCGAAACCTCGTACTACCAGTGCGAGCAGTGTGGGAAGTGGAAGTCGCAGTACACGAACAAGAACTACTCGGGGGACTGACCCGAAGAGGTGTAGGTAACCCAAGACGGACAGCCCCCACCCCACGCCCCCACCCCACGCCCCCACCCCACGCCCGAACACCCACGCCCCCACCTGCCTCCGAGAGCAGAGGGCAAGCCGAGCGAAGCGAGACGGGAGAAAGCGAGGAACCAAGCGGGGCTCCTACCCCAATGACGGTGCATGGGTGCATACACGGGTGGGCACGGCAGGTAGTCCGATTTGGAAGTCTGAACCGTTAGTGGTACATTTATGGCATGACCGAAGTTTCATCTGCCTCAATCGCCTTTGACCTGCACACGCGATACTTGGAATATCGCAAGAGCCACCCAACGATGGACAGGCTCTTACATCTCGGATACTTTCGCGCCATGTGGGCAGACGACGATACGCCTATTCTGACCCGTGAGGCATTAGAGAGCGAAGCAAAAATGGGCGCAGTTCATCACGAAGTACATCGCGCACTAGACGACACAATCATCGCACTCGGTGACACCGTGTTTCTCACTGACGACTTGCGTGAGTTGGTCAAGACGGCAGAAGTAACAATGCCTGATGAGGTGTTATTTGAGACGGACATTTTCACCCCGTGTGGATTCATCGTGATGGAGACTCCACTGCCACAAACGGTGAAGTCGCTTATCAAGGCCGAAGATTTTGACGAAGTGCTAACACTCTCAAAAAAGTACGGCGCAATCATCACTGGAACGCGCAACGACACTGAACCTGACGAAGATGGAAACTATGTAGGCGTAGAGAACTGGGAAGTGCAGGCGTTTGCATGGGCTGACGCGAGCGCAATAACACCCGAAGCACTTTCGGAAATAGAGAGACGGTTTGGGAAAGACAGCAACGAGTACGCCTTCGCTCAAAACATTTCTAAGAACTCAGGAAATGACAGTGCCATTCAGGTGCGTGTTTTCGGAACTCTTATCTCTACCACTGTCAATGGGCTAACGATAGAAGTTCCACAACTACACCTTGCCCCTTTACGACTAATGGATATGTACGCGTTCTTCTACGGCGAAGATGGAATGGAAATAGAACGCGAAGTAAGTGGTGTAGGTAACTTTTCAGAGGCCGACCTGAACGAGTCCTCATGGGAACGAAGCAGAGAAGTGCGCCGATTTCTTGTTGCTCTGTTCCGTCTCATGGACGAGTATGTGGACATTGACAGGCACGGCCTGCATCGCGCTTTCGGAAAGCGAGCAACCCGTGGTGGCCGAACAGGTGACACGAAGAATGTCACGATTCTCTCACTGCGTCGTGCGCTCGGTGATGATGAAGAAGGAATCGGTGCAGGAGCGAAGGTGACGCTCGCGCATCTCGTCCGTGGCCACTGGCGCAATCAGTGGTATCCATCACAGAAGATGCACCGTGCGAAATGGATACGCGCACACCGTCGTGGTGGCAGTGCTGGTGATGAAGTGACTGCACGGCCTCGCATCATCAAGGTGGACAGATAGAACCTGTGGACTTACCTACACCCGTAGCAGGCTCGCTATCAGGTGTAGGTAAGTCCGTTGGCCGTATTAGTCTCGCGTTGGCGTGATTGCGAAACTGACTGAACGCTCGTCGTTGCGAGTCTCTGGAAAGTAGAACGCAAGACCGAGCCACGCTTGCGCTTCTCGCTTGCTGGCGAAGCCCGTGGCCTCAACCGTTGAGCGAGAGCGTCCGTTCGCGAGAACGGCAACGCGTGTGATGGTGAATGTGGAATGTGCCATGATGAACCCCTTTCGTTCGGCAACACACACAGAGTACCACCGATGGAACAGACTTTCCAAAAGTGCATGATTACCTACACCTATTCGGCGCAACACTCGCACTCTATGCGAGGACAACCGAACGAAGTGAGGGCGTCAGCACCGGGGCTCCCACTCTCCAACCATGCATAAGCACCGTGCCGAGACTTACCTACACCTAGTAGATGAGTGCCGACACGGTGAATACGCCGTGTACCGAATCAGTATGCGTGTGGCGCGTCTACTTCCATAGGTGCACGACACACATGACAGAGTGGGGACTCTGAACCGTCCTCACCGAATAGAGGTGTTTCGTCATCAGCGAGCGAGTACCCATGAGACTGCGAAAGCATTTCACCGTAGTTGCATTCCACTGAATGTTCTTCATCGTTCGGGCAAGTGAGCGAGTAGTTTGCGTTGTCGTATGGGAACGACTCTGCCATGTCTACCGTGACACGGAATGCACGAGGACGCGTGTAGCCACCACGAACATCGCAACCCCCGTGAATCTGCAAGAGCACGAACACTTCACCACCGTCCGAGAATGTCACGCCCTGCAATGTCTGCGCGAGTGAGTCCTCTCCGTTGTATGTGTTCCATGTGTGTGCACTGTCGTCCTTTTCTGTTGCGAACTCTTGTGCGAGACCGAGCCACCCGTCATCAGGGTTCTCTTCACAGAACGCACGGAACTGCTTGTCCAAGAGTGGTGCATACTCCAATCGTTCTGAAAGGTAGTGATAGACCGAGAGCGTCACGCCCCACTTGTCTGCCCATGCGCGAGGTTGCGCGTCCCACTCTGCGAGTGTGCGACCTGCGTTCTGTTCCCAGTGTCTCCCGTAGGCTCCACCACTGTCCAAGATGTGTCGTCCCGTAGGCTCCGTGAGCATTTCTGCGATTACTTCGCGTGTGCGTGTTGTTGTCTTCATGACTTACCTACACCCTTGTAAGGGTATGACGGGTGTGCCCGTCGCCCCTTGTGGCGAAGTGTGGCGATTTCGTTGCGTGACCACAGCGTGAGAAGTGTGCTGACAATCGTGCCAACAATGGTGACGAACAATCCTGCGAAAGTATCGTACGCAGTGTGACTCCAATAAGAGAGAACAACAAGGTACGCACCAAGCGTGGTCACGAGATACGAAGCCCCCGTGATGAATCGGTAGATGAATGTTGGATAGTTGTCGTCCAACCAGTTAGTAGCCCGTGCGTCTGCTCGGTCTAGTTTGTCAATAATGTTTGCCATGTGGATTCCCTTTCCGTTTGAGTTGGCAAGATGAGCGTACCACAGTGGGGACAGACTTTCCGACCTACCTGCCGTGCCTCCCCGATGTGGCGAGGGGTGGGATACTTCCCCTGCTGGGAGCCCCGTTGTTTTTGACTCTTCTGTCATAACAGACACGAGTCGGTGACTTACCTACACCTCGTCATCACCACGCAGGTAGTTGGCACGCATCACTTCCGTGCTGGCCTCACCTGTTTGGTCAAGCGTCGTGATGTCGTACACAGCACCACAGCGATAACACAGGTACGAAAAACCGTCCCATGCACCCGTGGCGTCGGGGGCGATTATCTCTCCTGTTGGGAGACACGAGTAGAAGCCGTCGATGTCAGGTTCATTACCACATTCACAGACGAGCCAGTCTGCTGTAGTGCGTTCGAGATTGAGTGTCATGATGGTTCCTCTTGATGGGTGATGGAAGATACATCATAGGGGTTTTCTTCAGGGTCGTCATGCCACACGCCATCAGGCCATGCAGTACGTGTGTGTACTCCATGAACGTTCTTGCCGAAGATGTCAGTGGCCTGCCATGCATGTGTGCAACACGGCACTGGGGTGTCTCGTGAGTCAGGGTGACAGTTCTGTCCAATGTCTTGAGCGAGTAGAGGGAACGTAGCGAGGAACTTGGCAACACAGTCATGACAAAGAATCCATTCACGTGTACGCAGGCTTCCTGTCAGTACACGAACGTTGTCATCGAATCCACCGTAGTAGCCGAATGTGTCAAAGGGTAAGACCCAACCATTGTCAGGGTATGACTCCTGTTGTGTACACGGCACTGATGCACAGCATGCTGAACATCGTGCGTGCTTGACGACTGGTGTAGATGGTGTGATGAATGGTGACTGTGTGTCAGGCGTATCGCTCATGCGAGAAAGAGTACCAGTATGGGGACAGACTTACAACGTACCTGCAGTGCAACCCATGAGACGCCCGTGGCACTTGCGTCGTTCATGCTGATGGTCAGGTGACGATGTGTCCTGATGTCATGCGATACAGCACTGCGTAGCAGAAGCGTCTGCGCTGTGTGATGCTCCACTCCACCTGATAACGATGGTGTCTGTTGAGCATGTCGATGTCTGCCTGCGAACGGTGTATGCCTAGTTCCATCTCTGTCTCTATCATGATGGACATGATGTTCACCTCACTACCCGTGGCACTGCGAGGCGTCACACCTGCCTCTCGGCACGCCTGAAACACCTTGGTCATGAACATCGAGCATGCGAGCATGTGCTCAAGCTCTTCATCGTCAGTGAGGTAGTCATTGGTCAAGCGTGATACACGAATGGCCTGATGTACCTTGCGCTTAGGTATGTAGATGCCTGACATGAGGCAAGGGTATCACTCACTAGGTGAGCGTGTCCCCTATCCCCATTTGATTTCTTTCGTCTGTTTCTCTTGGGGCTCTACTGCTACTACATCAAGCATGCTCCCCTGATTGAGTAGAGAGTGAACCATTGAGATTGCTTCGTCAATGTTCATTGGGGCGTCAAGGTCACTGCGCTTACGCACTGCGACGGTGATTCTGTATGTATCCATGCTTAGCACCATACAGCCTTCCATAGTCGCGCAACGCTTTGTGCTTGCTGAGGTGATTGACAAGGGATACGTCTGATGGTGTGTTGCGTCCCCTCTGATGAGGGTAGGGACAACCACACCTCCACGTCATCACCAATGGCATTGACGTGAGTGACTGTCCCCTCTGATGAAAGGTCAGTGATGTGAGAGGTGAGTAGGTCTAGTGATGTCATGAGGGACACAGTACATCAGGGGTGGTACATAGTCAATGGGGTGACGATGATGTGGGGTAGCGATGTTCAGGGGGGTATGGTGTTACTCGTATGACACCCGTGACACCTCGCAAACATTCACGCTCTCACTCACCTATGGCACGCCTATGGCAAGGGTGGTGCGACCTCTATGACAAGTGGTGGTCACGATGGTCACGATGGAGCAATGGCATAGGGCTTGACCCCTTTCCTCTCGCAATCGCAATCGGGTGTGTGGTGATGGCACTGCTCACACTGCTGTCTATTGGTCGTGTGTAGTACACCCGTGGCCCCCTGCGATTGACCTTACCTACACCTCAGGCGAACAGGTACGGCTTGACCTACTGGCCTTGCGCTTGTGGCATAGACGACACGCTTGCTTGCCTCATACATTGCGAGCATCACGCTATGCGCTTGCCTCACTAAGACATACGTCATTGGTAAACGATTGACGCTTGTCTGTTGTCTGCTTTGATTGGGCTATGTGCTTTCGCATAGCGTCAAGCACAACTCGGACAGTGCTCTCGCATAAGTCGTATGACCCACAGAACCCGAGAACCCGAAGGACCCGAAAACCCGAAAGGCATTGCGCTGACCTTGCTTGTATGAAAGGCAACGACGAACGACCAACGCACTTCGTGTGCGTGCGTCATTGAGTGGTGAGAGCAGGGGTATGTGTGTGTTTCTCTGTGTAGACAAGACACTGCTAGGGGCGAGACGAAGGGTGGCGTTTGGTTGTGACGTTCGCCTTCGCTGTGCTCCTCTATTGACGAGATACCTGCTGTGCTTCCCCACTCTTGGCTCTGCTCTGCTTGCTTCGTTCTGTCCACAGTGGTCGACGATTGACACGGTCACGCCTCTGTCCACAGAACTGACCATCGACGCCACCAGAGAGAAGGCACCCCCTTGGAGCCCCGCCGGCTTTCAGTCGAACCCCCAGCGCCGGGGGGAGCTAAAAATCAAATTTTTATGGCCACCTTTTTTTATCTTAATTTATCCAAACCGCTTGTGTTCGTCCCCAGGGCTGTGTACTATGTGCTCATGAGTACTATTTACAGCTATGACGAATTCCTGGTTTTTGTTGCTCAAGAGCATCATCAGCTCAAGGCCGGCGACCCCACTGTTCGCCTCGGTCAGACGTATTTCAACTGTTTGTGGGAGTTTCGTCCCAGCATTGCCAATGCAATCCGAGCTACCAAGTATGACCCTTTTCACAAGGAAGAGGTCCATCCTGACATCCACGTCCATGTGAATGACCTGTGGGATGAGATGAACACTAAGGTGTTGTCAGAGGAATAAGTGTAGGGTTATGGATTACCTGCTTCTTGTGTTTCTCGGTTTAGGGGCTCTGTGGGGTGTGGGAGCCCTTCTAGGGACCATGTTCACCGAGGAGCCCTGTGAGGCCTGTGGGAACTGGGATGCAGCTAATCGCATGGTAGTAGGCACAAACGGCAAGCTCTACCATCCTTCTTGTTACCAGCTCAGCGATAGCGTTGAGTCCCCCCATTCTCCCAGCGAATAACTAACTAACTCTCCAGTTGGATGTCCATCTAGCTGTTCTCAGCCCCCTCGTGGAGGGAAATAAGGCCGCCCGTTAATTTTCCTAGGCTGGATATTGCCTACCCCCTATATATTTTGAGGTCCTGCAGCATGCTGGGATAAATTTATCCAAAAGAGGGTGTGCGAAAAAAAAATCGCGTTGGGTTGTCTCTTTTCTGTTTATTGGAGTCCCCGGCGGGGTGGGGTTGTGGGGGGCGCGTTTGGAGGCTAGGGTGTCTAGATGGTAGAATTAATTACTGCCAAATATGAACCCGCTGTTAACAGGGTTGTCCGTATCCGCCGAGTACAGGAGCACGTATAGTGAAACCACACCGACTGATTGCCACTGCATTGTCCTTTTTAGTCTTAAGCCCTGCTGTGCAGGCTCAGGCTACCCCTGATGGGGAGACAGTAAAGGAGGTAGTTAGTCGGTCGGCGTTTACAGTGCAGACAGCAGGTTCACCTGTTGCTCACTCAGCTCTTGGCCTTCGACAATCGTCCGTACCGCGCGCTCATGCTTATGCCACTGAAGAATTTTGGGACAAGCTAGCGCAGTGTGAAACGGCCAACAATTGGCAGGACAAGGGCACCTGGGCAGGTGGTCTTGGTATTTACACCAAGAGCAAATTCCCGAAGGCCGCAATGGGGACGTGGGAGCGTTATGGTGGCGAGCAGTTCGCTTCCTCTCCAGATAAAGCGACTCGCGAAGAGCAGATAATTGTGGCTAACCGTATTTCGGTTGAGGGCTACAAGCAGATGGTTCATCGCGACCCAGATTGGGCTCGTCGACAGGGTGTTCCAGCTACGTATTTGTGGGACCAGAAACCAGTGGGGCTTGGTGGCTGGGGATGCTATAAGTCCAAGTCCACGGGTAAGTACAGAATGTCTAAGCCAAAGATGTACTACTACGAAAACTACAAAGATGTTGTTTTGTTCTCGTTTAAATTTAACGAAAGAAGCAAGGCTGTTCATGACTTGCAGATGTTCCTTGGAATAAAAGTAGATAACCACTACGGTAAGAAAACCAAGACTGCTCACATTAAGTACTTGAAGAAAAAGAAACTTCCTCTTGATGGCATTCCCGGAATGGCACCGAAAATTGAAAGCACGGGAACGGTCAGTGCTCAAAGTGTTGGGTCTGGCGATTCAACCGAGAAGAGTTGCCCTAAGTGGGAAAAACTTCTGAAGAAGTACAAACTTCCAGTTAAAGAATTCTCTTACATTATGTGGAGAGAAAGCAGATGCCAGACGATGGCTATTGGATGGAACTATAAAAAAGGTTATGGACCTTCTAATTGTCGACTTGACGTGGCAAAGGTCTACAAGAACTGTCATGCTGTGCGTTCTTACGACATTGGCTTGTTGCAAGTCAACTCAAGTTGGAAGACCGTTACCGCGAAGGTGTGTAATCGACCTATCCGTCAGATAATAAAATCTCTAACGAATCCTGAGTGCAATGTAAAGGTCGCCCGCTATCTCTACGACAACGGCGGCATGCATCACTGGAAGGCAACGTCAGGCCGAGGTTCAAGATAGCAGTTTGGCTATAAGTCTTTCCATCGGCACTAGATGATTGTCTAGCAGTGTCATTCCCTCGTCTTCCATTCTCTTGTTAGCGAGAACGGAGTTGAGTGGGCGTAGTGCTGGTCTCTGCGTGCGGATGGTTACATTTTTTATAGGTTTTACTGGTATGTCGATGCCGGCGAAATCTATAACATTCTTGGCGAATTCGTACCAAGATGTAGAGCCTTGATTTGTGACGTGCCAAATACCTGATGCGCTATTTGTTGCGAGCTCAAGTATTCGAAGAGATGCATCATCTGCGAACGTTGGGTTACTGAACTGGTCATCAACAAATGAAAGCTCGGATGATTCTTTTGCAATTTTTAAAATTGTTTTAAGAATGTTCTTGCCGTTTTTTCCGCAAACAGAAGAAACGCGAATTACTGCGTCAGTTGGACGCATGCATGTTTCTCCTTGAAGTTTGGTAAGTCCATAAGCAGAGATTGGAGAAGGAGAGTCATACTCTTCGTATGGAGAATCTTTTTTTCCATCAAAAACGTAATCAGTAGAAATATAGGTGACGTGTGCCCCTACTTCTGATGCAGCCCGAACGATGTGTATTGCTCCGTCAGCGTTTACTCGCTCTGCCTTTATTTGATTGCGCTCGCAACCATCTACATCTGTCCATGCTGCACAGTGAATAATGTGCGTTGGTTCGTGTGTATGGATAGCTTCCGTAACTGCCGATTGGTTTGACACATCAAGGCTTTTGTGGTCCATGGCAACAATTTCGTAGGCATGCTCATCGGCTCTTTCTACAATCTCTGAACCAAGTTGGCCGGTTGCGCCGGTAACAAGAATCTTAGGCATTTTTAAGCGGTTCCCACCACCAACGGTTTGACCTGTACCAAGAAATTACGTACCAAAGTTCATCTACGAGAATGTGCTTTTTTACCCAGCCAAGCTTCTGAACTTTATCCGTATTAACAGAATAGCGACGGTCATGTCCTTTTCTGTCTGCAACATATTCAATAGAGTCTTCTGGAAGCATGTCCATGTATTCGAGAATCATGTTAACTATGTCAATATTTGGAGTTTCGTTACCGGCACCAATATTGTAAATCTCTCCATCAGCTCCGCTTGTTAGAACTTTATAAACCGCAGAGCAATGGTCCTCGACGTGAATCCAGTCTCTCTCATTCAGGCCGTCTCCATAGAGAGGTATTTTCTTCCCTTGAAACAAGTTTGTTATAAAGAGCGGAATTGCTTTTTCTGGAAACTGAAATGGGCCAAAGTTGTTTGTGCAGCGCGTTACAGAAACTGGAAGTCCGTGGGTGTGGAAGTGTGAAAGCGCGAGAAGGTCTGAACCAGCCTTAGAAGCAGAATATGGCGACCTAGGCTCCAATGGGTCGGTCTCCAGAGAGGAGCCAACTTCTACAGAGCCGTACACTTCATCTGTTCCTATGTGTACTATGCGCTCAGCTTCAATAAAGCGAGCAACATCCATCACGGTGTCCGTCCCTAGGCAGTTTGTGCGAACGAATGTGTCCGATAATGAAATTGAGCGGTCGACATGGCTTTCTGCAGCAAAGTGAACTACGTAATCAGAACCTTTCATTGACTCAACAAGCTTGTCTTTATCGCAGATATCTCCGTGAACAAAGGAAACACGCTGAGAATCTATAAAATCTTGCATTGTTGACATGCGTCCGGCGTACGTGAGAGCGTCGTAGACAACCACATTGTCGTCTGTGTTTTGCAAAACATAACGAACGTAGTTTGAGCCAATAAATCCAGCTCCACCAGTGACAAATTGTTTTTTTATCATGTTCTAGAACCGTACTGCGGCTTCAGGTGTGGCGGTATGTCTTTTATCAGCGGATTCTGCATATCTCGTGCTGATAGGTTTGGCTTGCGATACATCCAGTCGGCTTTTATCTCTGGGTCGGACCACAAGATTCCAAGCTCATCATTCGAGTTGTAGTAATTATCCACCATGTATGTAATCGTCATGTCTGTTAGGGCAACAAAGCCGTGAGCGACTCCAGGGGGTATAAATACGCCCAGATGAATAAATTCTGGCTCCGTGATTACCGCACCGACATCAATTGTGAGTGTGTTTCCGTATGTTGGTGAACCCTTACGAATGTCGTGAAGAACTATTCGGCATGCTCCGAATGGGATATACCAGTAGTCGGCCTGATGAAGATGGTAGTGAAGACCAACTACCGAGCCAGCGATGCGGTCAGCCCTGTTCCCTTGAACCATCTCTCGCCCGAGAGGCAGCCACTGTCTACGATATGTCTCAAGAAACATTCCACGGTTGTCTTTGTGTGCATCTAAATGAACAAGAACTACGTCTTTAATTTCTTCAGACTCGGTAATTAATGGCATTACTCAACCTCAACTATGCTTTGGTCACTTATCATCAGTTTTAAGGCTGACGGTTTTTCTTCTGAACGATGCACGACAGCGCCTTTTCCAATTAGTGAATCACTAATGCGGCTAATATCGCGAATCACATTATTTCCTAGGAGAACAGAATTCTGTATCTCAGAGTTTTCGATGACACATCCATGTCCAACGGATGTATAGGGGCCGATATACGCATCACGAATTACGCATCCATCAGCAATACTTGCTGGACCAACGATTCGCGAGTTGTATATAAGGGAGTCTCCTATGACGACTCTTCCGTCAGCCGTAAACGAGTTATTGTCGTTTTCGTATATTTTTCGCTCGATAGTGTTAAGAACCAAACGGTTGCACTCTAATAGAGGGTCTTTTTTTCCTGTGTCAATCCACCAGCCATGAAGCTTATGACACGTAACAGTTTCTCCTGAATCAAGAAGGTGCTGGATGGCGTCCGTTATTTCCAACTCCCCTCTATGTGATGCCTTAATAGAATTAACCGCTTCATGTATGGCCGAAGTAAAGAAGTAAACACCAACCATTGCGAGGTTTGATTTTGGTTCTTTTGGTTTTTCCTCAAGACGAACTAGACGTCCCTTTTCGTCTATTTCTGCGACTCCAAAATGCTCTGGGTTATCGACGGGGGTGACAAGTATTGAAGCTGCAGGTTTATCTACTGAGTAATGAATTGGCTCATAGAAATCACGAATGCTTTTTTGGAGCATATTGTCTCCAAGGTACATTATGAAGTCGTCGTCGCCCAAAAAAAGACGAGATACTGCTACGCAGTGAGCAAGGCCGAGTGGTTGAGTTTGCTCGATGTATGTAACTTTTGCACCAAACTTAGAACCATCTCCAACGGCGCTTCTAATCTCTTCGCCTGTTTGTCCGATTACAATGCCAATCTCTGTTATCCCAGCATCTACCATTGACTCTATTCCGTAAAAGAGAATTGGCTTGTTCGCAATTGGAACTAACTGTTTTGCTCCAGTGTAGGTAATAGGCCTGAGCCGAGTTCCGTTTCCACCGGAGAGAATAAGTCCTTTTAGGCTCATGGTGCTACCTTTCCATTATCAATCCATGCTTGGTAAGTTACAGGCATCACGTCTTTGAATAATTGCTCGACAGCATCAGCGTATTCACGAATCTCAAGCTGAGCATTTTTATCAGTGCGCAGTGATAGGAAGTTCATTAATGAACGCGCATTGACTGTCCAGTAAAACTGAGTGAACATGGAAACTGGCAGCACCATTCGCGCTACTTCTTTAGCAATCCCAGCCTCAACCATCTCTTTATAAATTTTGTAAGAAGCAATGTTATTTGAATTGATTGCCGTCATCGCCATACTAACCCGTGGGTCAGATGTGTCTAGCTGCTCAAAATCATAAGCACCAGGTTTTCCTGTCTGCGTGCGTATGTGTTCTGGAAGAGGAACATGAAACTCGTTTGGGACTTCAGAATATCTAGCAGAGAACTCGTTGAACGACCCCACTCTGTGGCGAAACCATTCGCGAGCAACAAACATCGGGCACTTAACGTGAAACCTAAAAGAGTTGTGCTCAAAAGGTGTTCCATGCCGTTCTCTCATCAGAAATCCGATTAGCCCCTTGTCTTTGCCGGACAAATCACTATGCAATTCTGAAGAGTGCTGAGCAAAAGAAACTCTTGCTGAGTTAACGACAGACATGTCGTCGGCCATATAACCGTCAAGCCTTACGAATCCACCGCTGCCAGGCATTACTTCAATGAGGTTCCCCACACTCGCTCCTATTTGTATCTTTTTGCCAATCCTAAAACTAGCAGGGTGGTGCGCCCTCTGGGGCTCGAACCCAGGACCTGCGGATTAAAAGTCCGTTGCTCTACCAACTGAGCTAAAGGCGCTCATGGAGGGTTCGGCTTCTTTCGCAACGCTTCCCGCTGGCTTCAAAACAACGCTCAAACAAGGTGTTGGCTAAAACTCCAACTTTCGGTACACGACCTTAATATGCCTCTAACGTTAATCTCCACCTTGAGTACTAACATTCTTACTTGCCTCATTTAACTAACAGCTGTACATGCTGCAAGCCCTCTGGCGAAATTTACTTATATTGATGTTTCTTCATTGCTTGCTGCGTTTATTGCGTTCAAGTGTCTTGTCGGCAAGTAGTTTAACGCCGTAACAATTAGTTGCACAAAACGCCTATCAACGGTTCCTATCTCTTCCCAGCCATCCACCTCTTGGGTTGAGCAGAGAAGCGTACACTCCGAAGGATTATCGGCTTTGATGGAATAAGCGTAAGTGGGTTTATCAGTCAACTTGGTCTTCCCCCATCAAGCGAAGAAGCTCCTCCTGGGTCATGGTTTTACTTTTTTCGGTCGCCGCCCACAGCCATTGCCCGTCCGGGTTTACGCCGATTACTTCAATTAGGCCAGCTTTGCGGAGGAATTCCATGTCGTCGTGGAGGTCCTCGGGTGTGTATTCATCTTCCATGCCAGAAGAGTAGCCGCTGGTTACATCTCTGTCAAGCATTTAAACATTTTCTAACAAAAGTTTTTCGATAAGAACAACGGCATCACTCGCATTTGGGTGGTCTTTGTGTTTCGTGAGGAAGTCTCGTTTTTTACGCCGAAGCATTCGGGTCTGCATCGCTGGATGCACGGGTACGACTGTTTCTATTGTTGAAAGTATTGCATTTAACTGAATCAAGAGTGTGCGCTGCTCTATTGATGTCATTGTTTTCTTTCTTTATTTAGTGGGCTTGGAGGGACTCGAACCCTCACTCCGAAGAACTGGTACCTAAAACCAGCGCGTCTGCCATTCCGCCACAAACCCGGGTTTTGAGCCCATCTAGCGCTTGGATGCTTCTTCTATCGCCATACAGTAGGAGCACCGAACACCGTACTCGCAGTTATCGTCATGATACGGCAGCGTGAGGCGATAAGCAATGTCGCGCCACTTATTCAGCTCTTGTTGCATTTTTGCTATGCGCTCGGTGAGTACTTCGTGCGTTTCCATGGTACGCAAGATAATACACTATGGTGGGCCCTCTGGGACTTGAACCCAGGGCCAACGGATTATGAGTCCGCTGCTCTAACCAACTGAGCTAAGGGCCCGTGAATGTTTTATTTCTTGACCTTAAGAACACACCCTTGATGAGTATGTACGGATTTCCCTTTTTCATCAACATGGTGGTTCATGTATTCTTCAGGTCCAAGATTTTTACAGACAGCACACTTTTTTGAATCAGTAGAGAATCCGATAAGCATAAGAATGCCAGCAGCTCCCATAATAAAAGACGAGACTATGGCGAGATTATCAATCATTACTTTGAACCCTTTTTCTCTGAGTTTTCTAAATAGTCCCCGATTGCTTTTCTTATTACAGAAGCAACAGAGAGTTTGTTTCTTTCAGCAGCAGCTAGAAGCTTATCGTGCAGTTCTCTTGAAATATGCATAACAAGTTTTTCAAAGTCTTTATCTTTTGACATTTTTCTCCTTAGTGCTGGAGGCGGGATTTGAACCCGCGTGCACCCCTACGGTTTCCACACTTTATAAGAGTGAGCCGATACTCCAGCCATCGCGTATTAGATATGCCTAATCGGCGATGGCTATTCGTATGTTCTCAATAATTCGACTCTTGTTGAAACCGCCCGCCAAGGCTACGCGGCCAATTGGCGAGCCGTCCTTCAAAGCAACTAAAGCAGGTATTGATTTGATGTCGTATCGGATTCCGAATTCAGGAAACTCCTCGATATTGAGTTTGGCAAATTTTACTTCACTCTCCATCTCGGTTGACAGCTCATCAATGAGCGGCGCAATAATTTTGCATGGCCCGCACCACGGAGCCCAGAAATCTACAATTACAGGAATGTCGGAGCTGTTGACAAACTCGTCGTATGTATCTGCTGTTAGTTCTACTGTCATGGTGAAATACTACCTTCCTTTGAGATGAATGCTACATTAATCATAAAGTTCGTTGATGAGCAAATCCTTGACATCGTCAGCCATAAGCAAAAAACCTCTGGCTGGGTTGTCTGCTCCACCAAGGGATATTTTCGTTGACTCGTTAAATTTGTCTTTGTTTGCTCTTAGGTATCTCTTTAGACGGCCTACGTCAATTACCACAAAACCTTGACCTGGGGAAAAAACGTAAACCCACCATTTGGCGGTTGTTACATTGATTCCGCTCTTGTGCCAAATTGGTTCGCCGTCTTGGTTGCGTACGCCACGTGGATTTTGGTCTGTTTCCACAACCATCCGACCGTTTCTATAGCGGTCTGTTTTTACTTCGAATGCTCCGTCAGACAGGTCATCAAGGAAACTTGATATTTCCTTCTCGCTCTGTTGGCCAAACTCTAAGTCAGCTTTGAAATCGAACTTGCGTCCGGGAATATCAAATGCTGAACTCATCAGGAACAGCCTTAGTAAGTGTGGCTTCTATCTCGCCTTTTTCGTTCGGTCCATCGTTGACCGTAAGTCCGATAATTCCAAGAATACTTTCGGCCGCATCTTCTGTTGTAAGACGATTTTCTCTGTCTTCTTCAGGGCTCACATCTTCGTTATCTAGAAACTCATAAATTGTGTTTGCTATTAAATCATTGAGTGAAAGTCTTAGTTCAGCAGAACTTCTATTTGTCATGGTTGACAGGCTACCACTATGGGTGTAGTCTGAACATGCCTTAGGGCGAACTTATAGAAAAGAGACAAACCAATGAATTTGGCACCAGTGACAATCATCGGGAATCTGACAGCAGACCCCGAACTCACCTTCACAACAACAGGACAGGCGAAGCTCAGCTTCTCTGTTGCAAACACCCATATCTGGTACGATGCAGCCGGTGAAAAGCAGGAGAAGACCAGCTACTTCAACGTAACAGCATGGCGTTACCTTGCAGAGAACTCAGCACGCACCCTTGAAAAGGGAATCGGAGTTGTTGTTTATGGACGCCTTGAGCAGCGCAGCTACGAAGACAAGGAAGGCAACAAGCGTTCAATTGTTGAGCTCGTAGCAGAGGAAGTTGCAATTTCGACAAAGTCCCTTGAGACAATCGAGCGCCGTCAGCGCAGCGAAGGTGGCGAAGGTGGAGCACCTCGTGGAGGTTCAGCACAGCCACGTCGCTCACGTCCAAGCACAGCCAAGGTCCCAGCAGGCGGACTCCTTGAGGACGCAGACTCAGAACCGTTCTGAGCATTAATTAGCCGTTAAGAGAGCCCGAGAGGCTCAACGGACAGCAAGCCCGGCCCTAGGGAAACCTAGAAAGGCCGGGTTTTTGCATTTATATGGCAGTTATGGATAGAAAAACATTTCAAAAAAAAATCTGAGAAAAGTGTTGTCAAAGTAAAACCAGCGCCTTATGATTTCCTTATCCCATTCACCTACTTATAAACATGGAGATACAAATGTCGGAATATAACAAGCTTCGCGAAAAAGGAATCAACCGAGGTCGGCCTCGTCATAGCCCTGAGCAAAAGGCTGAATCACAGCTTCGCAACTCGCTTCGCCAAGAGGCTCGTCGTCGCGCTCATCTTGTCCTCAAGGCTCGTCACACAGACGAGTTCAATGAGATTTACGAGACAGAGATGAAAGACCTCATTAAGCAGGCAACAGCAGCAGAAACTGCTAAACCAAAGAAGACACGTAAGTCTTAGTCTTTTTCTTCTTGTTCTTCTTTGGACTCACCAGGACGAACAAATTCCTTAAGAAAACTTTTGGCCCATTCCCGGCGCTCTTCATCGTTCTGATTGAAGATGTCGTCGGGAATTGGTCTTACTCGGGGCAGTCTGCTATTCGACATCGTTTTCTACCGCTTCATCTTCTGGGAATACTTTTTCGCCCGTCTTAAAGGCCATTTTTCTACGAATATGTTCGTATGAAGCAATAAGGTCTAGCGCCCGCTCTTCACCTTGTGTGTTTCTTTTTGCATCGATTGCAGCAATATCTGCGAGGAGCTTAATGTCTCCGTCAAAACCAGGGAATGTCATCTTAAAAGTCCTTATCTCTACCCTTGCGCACGTTACGCTTAAGTGCTTTGCGGCGTGAACTACCATATTCTATCTCAAGCCATTCGTCAAAATCCTCATACGTCCCAGGACTCGCTTGTATGTATCTTTCATACTGCGCTAAAAGCTTGAGGTAATCTTCATCATCCGCGTCAAACTGTGATGGCATAACAATTCTATCCTTTTCTAACTTTCCTACCTGCTGCCGCGGCAGATTCTGTATTGGAAACAAATTGTCTCCCTTTCCTGCTACCAAGAATTTTTTTTCTATTGGTGGCTGCTCTTTGTGACGGCGTCAATTTTGACCAAGCCTTTGCTGGAAGGTACCTACGCGTGCCGCCTTTTCTTATGGCTGGCTTGCCGTCTGAAGTAGTCCACTTCTCACGAGTCCACTTCTTAAGCGAGCGCTGTGATTTTTTAGGAGCGCCTCTATATCCACCACCAGCTTTGCGGTACTCCATCGCAAGAAGCTGAGCTTTTCTTGCACTCCACTGACCAGGTTTTCCTCCACGTGAACCAGCCATAATGCGATTCTTAATTCGTTCACGGACTTCAGGCTTCGTGTAAGACATTTTGGCTGTCTTTTCAAGCATTGTGGGGGCGTCTTCAACAAACTTGGAGATAGAGTCTTCAACCCATGCCGGGCACTCTGGGGAATTTTTGTTTTCTCTCATTGCTTGTCTTCTGCTTCTTTTTTGGCCTGATTAATTATCCATGTTGTTTCTGCGTTCATATTGTCAAGCCACGGGTGTGATTTAGCGAAATCCGCCACTTGTTTAGCGCCGTCTTCTGCAGAATAGTCAATGCCAATCTGTCTAAACAGGTCGTAGATGTCTTCACATTCAGGAATGTCAAGTGTTCTGAATTTTATAAAGTCTGCATTTTCTTGCGAATTGTCTATATTCATTGTCATATCATTACCGCCACTGTTTTATCGCCCATCTGAATTCCGACTCTTGATAGGTCATTTGAAAATCCGTATAGATTTGCCATACCCGAGGTGAGGCCTCTATTTTTGTGTTCTTTAGAGACTTTTGCTTTACCAACATTGCGTCCACCAGCAAACGACATAGACGCAACTGGCTTGGTGTTCTTCGCTTCAAACATGCTTGCCAGAATGTCTGACTGTGTTGACATCTTGTCAAAAAGCCCTTGTATTTTTCTGTCGCGAACCTTGAGGTATTGTTCGTGGGTAAAGACTTTGACCATGCCGTTTGTTCCAGCAACCATCCAGTAATCTTGCTTTTCTCCAGTTGCAAAATCAGTATTGCGAACTCTACGAGCTCCAGACACTGGTCCTTTTGTGAACTTCTTCGTGTTGCCTATCCTCTTTAGCTGCATTGAGCCGGTGTTGAACTTGTTCGAATTAAGGTCACTCAGGGCTGCGCTAACTCGCTTTACGGATTCTTCATCAAGCGTAAAACCACCAGTTCCACCAGAATCTATAAACGCTGGACTGACATCTTCTCCACTCTCAAGAAGTTCCCAAAGTTTATTAAGGTTAGTTACTGCAATCTGGTCCTCTCCTAGTCCCATATCTGCAGCTTTGGTAAGGTTTTCTTCAGTATTTGGATAAACATCTACTACGTCAAGATAAACGGTTCCATCAGATACCCATCCACCGATTGTGGTTTTTTCAGCACCAGACTTAGGTTCCATAAAGGTCTTTGGTCCGTGGAAGTCCATCCAAGCCAAGAACGTGTCAACCAGTTCGTCTGATGGGTTTCCCTCGGCATCAAAGTCAGCCACTGCATCTACCTTCATGCCGTGCTTATTACGAGCAATCGCTATGCCTTCTTTGATGTCGTCCATTCGGTCGACCTCTACAGTGAAGCCACCCATAAACCCCTTTGTCAGAGTCGACTTAACCGCTGCAACGCGTTCTGGGTCTCTATTAAACGTGACTTTTATGTCGGCAGCTCGCATGCGCGCTTCAACAAAGTTGTACTTGATTACTTTTCCTGAAGAAAGACGATTTGAATTCTTCGAGGGAACAGGTCCAATGTTGTCTATTGCGTTGTCGTAAGTGTCTATTGTCGAACGGTAGGTTTTATTTTTTTGTATTTTAAGAATTTCTTCGTCGCTCATGTTGTCCAACAAAAGCATCTCGTTGCTTATGAAGTCTAGGAATCTAGAAAAATGCTCGCCTAAGTAGTCGCCACCCCTGCCGTCAATATGTCTGGACTCGTATAGTTCATTTGCATCATAAGTTCTGTTTTTTAGATACTGACGAACAACACCTGCATCTGACATTTCTGATTCTCTATAGGCTCTCCCTACTTCTTTCCTAATTTCAGATATCGGCGGAATGCTTCTCTTGGCTCTAGCCCCAGAAGAAAGTTTTGCCGTTTGGCCCGTCATGGAGTCAAATTCTGTTTTAAATTCGTCAATATCGAGTGCTGCAAGCCTGTGATATGGCGGGTTTGTTTGTTTGTCTCGGTCGCTAAAGCTTGCGTTGATTAGTTTTACAAATTCTTTATCTTCATCGCTTTCAACACGCTTAAGCACCTCGGCGGGGAAAAATACAGATGGTGGCGTCATCATCATTGCTTCGGTCGGGCGACCAAGCAGAACTACTTCATCTTCGCCCAGACATCCAAAGCCGGTTAATGGATTTGAGAATATATTCTCGATAGGGACATACGCTTTAATAAGAATATTGTCGTCAAATAAATCTGGGTTGTCTACTTTTCCTGTCAACGATGTAGCGAAAGCCTGTGCCATGGAGCTGTTTGTTGTCCATGAAGAAAGAGGACGCATAGAAACAGTATCTGCTTTTAGCTCTCCTCTAGGTACGCGCATTTCTGGAGTACCCTTCATGCCTCTCCATACCGCAACATGGGTAACGCCTTTTGTTTTGTAGTAATGCTGTGTTGCTTCGTATATTGCAGACACCACAGAACGAACGGCTGCGCGTTGTTTTTCACTCAAAGACGGCGCGTCGTCGAATTCTAGGGCTGTCAACTCTCCTCTTTCTTCAGGGTCAACTGCATCACCAAACCCGCTACCGGAACGAGGCAAGCCGCGAATGCCGCCATTCCATCCAACTGCTTCATCAAGTCCAAACATTTCTCTTGCTTCGTGCTGTATAGCCAAAGCAACCGGGTTTGAGTTGTTCGCAGAAATAGCCCATGTATGAATGATGTCTGAAACTATCGCTGCCGCTGCTTCTCTTTCCCCCTCAGGGGTGTCGATATCAAAAAACGAAATACCTGAAGTGTATTCATATCTGTTCTTAAAATCTTCAGCAAAACCAGCAGAAGCTCGCAGCCTATTTATTAGAAAACCTTTAAATAGCTCTTTTGTTTCTTCGGAATCGATATTGGATTTATCAACAGTGATTATTCCCGCTTCAGCGATTTTTCGAAGGTATTCGTCAGTAAACCCGAGTTCCGACACAACCTTGACATAAGCTTTTCGCTGTTCCGGCGTTTGTTCGCTATCTGGAATTATTTTTCCATCTTTAATTACTGATTTTAGTAATTCAATCGGCTCACGCGGAGATAAGCCTAGTTTTGAAATTATGGCGTAACCATTTTTTCCAGTGGTAGGGTCAACCTCTCCTATGGGGGAAAAAGCTACGACTAAGTCACTGCTTCCTCGTAGCTCTTCTCCACTCCGTATTCCTTTTGAGAATTCTTGAAGCATGTCACGTATGCGTAGGCCGAGCTCCATTTGTTTTTTAATGTCGTCTCCACCAACTTTAGTAAGGAGGTATGGAGTAAATATCGACTTCTCATCACCTATGTATATGTTGGTTAAGGCGTCCCACTCTGGACCAAAAAGTTCATCAAAAGAACGAGCTTCTAGTTGGTCAATCATTTCGTCAAAATAAAAACGACGTTGAATTATTTTGTCATGCTCTGTAACGGACACTAGCGACCCTGTAACTCTATCTACAGCAAATCTTCTAGCCTTTTTGCGTTCTTCATCTGTTTGAGCTTTATCTACTGCTTCAAAAACAGACATTAACGCTTTAAAATTGCGAGCCGCCGAAAAAAACCGTCGCTGCAGTTGAGCGTCAGATATTCCAGAGCCTGTTATCTCGGCTTCAGAAAAAGCTTGTATAAATTCTCTTGGTTTAATTTTTGCTGTTTGAGAAAGGTTTAGGGAAATCATTCGTTTTGCAGCAGAACTTGCCTTGCGGTCCTCCATTGGGGCAAACATACTGACGCCAAAACCATGAATTTTATTTGAAGATTTTGCCCCTAGCTCTTTAAGTATTGGGTCTTCAGGAATTTGGGCAACGTCATTTTTTAGTTCATCGCTAAGGTTGTATTCTCCCGGAACAGGGAGGGACTCACGTAATTGCTCTGATGGTTCTGAAGCGAAGGAGACCAAGGACTCTGGGCGCTCTGGGGCCTCGAAGGTGTAGTCGGGTTTGCGTTTCGACGGCTCTTCCTGTTCTGAAGATTCGTCCCCAGCCCCAACCAATTGACGAAGCGCTCTAGAAATACGACCGCGGCGCTTTTCTCTTCCTGGCTTTGCCTCCGCGCCAGAGGACAACGACATGCTGATTGATGGGCGGCCATCGGGACGCGCTTCCCACGGAAGGTTGTCTGGGTTAACCCCAGCTAGTGCGTAAATATCACGGCGAAGCTTGGGGCTCAGTATGTTTTTTGCCAAGTCCTTGTTTGGGTGCATGATTGCAACAAAAGCTTCAGCGATTGCTTCACGCTTGTTTACATTTCCATAAGATGTTGCAAGGAGAGCTTTGTCTGGGTGCGTCTTAAACATCTCGCCAGCATCACGGCCGGTTAGGTCAATGAACTGAGAGTAAATTTCAATTGCTTCGTTATCAGTATCGGGATTTGCGTACTCTTCAGCTACGTCTAGGGCTGCACGGTACATAGGGTCGTCGAGCTTGCCACTTCCATAATACGTTTTTGACCCCCCAGAACTATTCGTTTCCAGGTCACGTATTGCTCTGTAGTGAAGCCAGTGGCCGTACTCGTGAATCAACGTCCCATGGAGCGAGCGGTCGATATGCGCCTCTCTGAGTCCTGGTTTCCGATTTGGGTCAAGCTCTAGTGGATACTTGGCCCCTACGTTGTCGTACGATTCTCTGTCGATAAGTGCGCGTGGCGTTAGGCCGACAAAACCAAACTCGCGAGATGCGAGTCCACTAACAAATGGAGTTTTTTCCATGCCACGCTGCTGGCGAAGAAGCTCCATTCTTTCCTTTACGTCAGGACGCCCCTCGTACTCGTTCATTGCATCTCTTGTAAATACACCAACAAGTGGTGCGCCAAAATTTTCAAACATCCACTTCATTTGTGGAGAAGAATCAAGCATGCTGCGAACCAGTTCTCGAGACGCCTCTAGCCCTTCTGGAGAGTAATCAATTCTCAAGGCATTTTCATGTCCATCGAGCTGGTCGTAGTACTGCTTTAGATATTTTCTGTACTTTCTGTCTTTGTTCCAGCCAGTTCCAGCCAGGTCATCAGCCCACATCTCAAAATGCTCTTCTTTACTGGAAGGTACAAGAGCAAGAGACATTTCCTCGGATGTCATTCCTGCTAGCCATTTTGTTGAAGACCTACGTACTTCTTTGCCCGAGGCGTCTGCTTGCCCGTAGCCCTTAACTCCACGCTTGCCTGGCTCTACTGGTGTGCGTTCTGACACTCTTCTCATTGGAATAAGCGGGCGTTGTCTTCCGGAGCTTAGGCTTTGATTGTCGTCATCTGAGATGCGGCCAGAAGAAAGACGGTCGCTTTTTCCTAATGCGTCATGCGCAAGGGCAAGCTCAACATCTTTGGCGTCGGCTTCATAGATTGACTTGCGTCCAGAAGATAATTTCCCGCTAGTAGATACTGCATCAAATTTCTTAACAACCGAATCAAAATCACCGGCATAGACGCGTACCGCAACGCCCGTATCAGGGCTTGTCATATCAGTAATATCAAATACGCTTCTTGGTCTATTACGAAACGACTCTGATTCTCTTTGGTTTTGCTCCTGCTCGTCAAGCCTGCCTGTATGCAGCATCCGCTGAGCCGAGTACATCATATAGGTGAGATGCTTTACGGCTAGTTTTTCTTGCGGCGTCAATGGTGAGTCCGGATGGTCAACGATAGAAAACATCGCTAAGTCATTGGCCCATTCTCCATGACGGTCAAAAGCTCTTCCGGTTCCGAGGTGTCCAAATAAGTCATGGGAAGCCTGAAGTGCTTTACCATCAAGCCCCATATTGAATTTAGACGGGTCGGTTATGCCACCGATGTACCCACGAAGATAAGTACTCGTGCTGGTGCTAATTCTGGAACCTGGAACAAAAAGCTCCTCGTCGCCCATCAGTTCTCCAGCGCGACGTGAAAGCTCTCTAAGAAACTGGCTGTGTTTTTTCCATGCCTCAAGATATGGTGCGGGCAGTCTGTCTTGCGCTAAAGCCCGAAGACCGATGTCATCGCCTCTAATGACGAATCCTTTTGGAGCTACCATTTCCAACATTGGGAATCTAGCTCTTGCTTCGTCGTTCTCGTACTCTAAAACGGAACCGGAAGTTTCGTTCTTGTATATTTGTCTAGCAACAATATTCCCGTCAGTATCTTTCCATACTGAATCTTGAAAAACAAGCGTATCTTTCATTGCTTCATCAAGTATTGAAATAACGTCATCACGCTTAGGCAACTCGACGGTACGCCAGTCTCGTTTGTCCGGTATCTGTTCTGCCATTTGAGGTATCGGGTCAGCAGAAACAAACGGAATTCCGTCTGAAGAAATGTCAATCGAAATTGATTCAAGCAGTTGTTTTCCGGTTTCAGAAAACGCATCGTCTATTTCAACGTCAAGAAGCGTTTTGCCCGCAATTTCTCTGGTTAAACCTGGAACCTCTCTCTCAATAATTCTTTTTTGTTGGTCGGTTAGTGTTGTTTCGGTTGTTTCTTCTATTTTTTGTATTATTCGTTCAGCAACTTTTTTGCCGGTCAATACTTCCCTGTTGGAACCAGACTCGGCAGCTTCTTGCTGAGTTACTTCTATGGGTTCATTAAATGCTTCAACTACATTTGCGCCAGAAGAGAGTCTTGTACTTTCCCCTTCGTCGTCCAGATATATCTTATCGTCCGAGAATCTTTCATCATTTTTAAGGTCACCAATAGCGCGGTTAATGGCGTCAAGAAGAGACATTCCTTCTTCTTGATACTTGTCCCTTAAGCGCCCGAGCTCTTCTGATTCAAGCTTTTTTAAATCAGCATTAAATGTGCGAAGTTTGTACCGTGAACCATTTTCATCATATACAAGTTTAAATCTTTTATTTTTTTTCTCATTGAAAATTTCAATGTCTTTTATTAATTTTTGCAACGTGTTGCGCGTTGCGGTATACCCGTCTCTTCCTCGTGGCAGATATATAAGTAGGTTATAAAGTGAGTTATATGCAAGTTCGTCGTCATACACGTCGATGCTTACGTTGGCAGTCAGCTCACCATTTTTATAAATCGGGCTATAAGCATAGCCATGTTTTTCAATAGATTCTTGTTTTATTTTTTCTCTGTAATTTTCGTCTTCTTCAAACAGGTTTTGAAGCCTGTTCCATTCTTTGACCATTTCTTCAAAGGTGTCGAACCGCTTCCCGAAAACGTCTTCGCTGGCTTGCTCAAAAGCTTCCTGGTTGAATCCGTTTTCATCACGGCTCCCAAGGCGTCTGCCGCCATACCCACTATATCCATCATGGTATTCATAACGAGCGCGATATTCGCCCATTAGTCCTATGGGCCGTTCTTCTTGATTAAGAATATAATTACGGGCATTGCTTCTTATCTTGTAACTAGTTTTTTCATTATCTGAGATGCGGCCAGAAGAGAGATAGTCTTTTATTTCTTGAGGTGTTCTTATTCTGTATTTTTGTCTTCCTCTTTTTTTTGATTCAAATCTTTCAAAAATTTCAGGAAATTCACCTATGAAGAAGTAGGCATTAGAAAGCGGTATCTCTAGTTCTTGAGACATTATTTTGATGTCTACTTCTCTGTCTGCATTGTCCTCTGTCCATTGCAGTGTTCTTTCAAATTCGTCTTCGCCGTAGGAAAATGATGCTCTTTTTAGTTTTTTCTTTTTTCGCGCTAAATCAACCATTTCGAGTATTGCGTCATACTCTGCTTCTCCAATTCCTCGCGCTCGCGGCATTCGTGTTCCGCGGCGGTTATTTCTCGGAATGGGCCCATATGCTTCGTCGTAAAGACTGTCGTCGCTCGCAACTCTCCCTGCCATGGCCTCCGGTGAAGGTTTTTTTAGCGGTTCTTTTGTTGGCCTGATTGGTCTAAGACGTCTTTTGAAAATGTCACCTTGCTCTGTCTCTGTTTCCGCCGATGTTTCGGCATACTCTTGAGGTGTCAAAAAATCAGCTTTATCTTTTTCAAACTTTTCTACATCTGTGTTAAATTTATCGTTGTCGGCTTTTAGTTTTGCGTCTCTTTTTTCTTTATCCAAGACGTCAGTAGACCATCTGTTTTCAATGGCTCTATCAATTATCTTCTGCATAACCTGACTGGTTGCAAAAGCGTCAGCATCGGCGTTGTGGTGACCCTCACCTAATTCAACATCCAAATACTTAGTTATTGCAGCAAGACTGCTGGATGGTTTCTTGTTTCCATCTCTATCGGTTGTGTAGGGGCCCTCTGGGCTCTCTTCGCTCCACACGGGCAACGTCATTGCACTTATGTCTCTTGTGTCAAGATAACCAGAAGGACGCCAATCAATCCCGCTTTCACTCAATGCGTCTTCTAGAACGTTCTTGTCAAACGTGGCATTCTGGACGCCAATGATTGCATTTGGCCCAATAAACTCAGCAACTTGCCTATGGGCTTCTGCCATTGGCATCTGCGTAGCGAGCCATTCGTTCGTTATTGGATTGCCGTCTGCGTCCTTAAGGTTTTTCAAGGACCATTCGCCGAGAGATTCTTCGGGGTTCATGTATAAATTTAAACGACCAATTTCTTTGCCGTTCTTTATTCTTGCTAGACCTATTTGTATTGGCTTACCATTGCTTGACGCTTTGCCAAATTCGTCAAAAGTCAGACCAGTTGTTTCGTAGTCAAGGAAGACCATTTCGGTTTCGTTGTATCGCTCTTTAAATTCTTCCCACGAACTGACGCCATCAAACCTCTTCTCTGCGTCACCAAGGAAAGCACCAAGCGTTGGTTCGCGTGGATATCGTGGGGCCTTACCACTGCTCAGTGTTTGCCGTGAATCAGTTGCAGAATCCGCATTGTTGTAAAGTTCACGAACCTTCTCGCTAGACATAGCCAGATATGCGTTTTCAGTAAGAATTAGCTTTTCTGGGTCTATGTCCCTGAAACCCATGCTTTCCCAGTACTCCTTGGAGCCAGGGGTTGATTCAAGGCTTATGCCAGTATTGTCGTCATTTGCTATTTTTAAAATGTCACGGAAAACAGAGCTTCCCAGGTTGTCTATCCCGGATTCTTTTCCATAGCTTGCCATATGGTGGATGAATAGATTGTCGTTATCCCCTCTTCCGCCTCTTCTAAAACGTGCAGCACCAACAATATTATTGTTTGAATCTCTAGCTACTACTAACGACCTGTCAACTGGGTTTGGTTCGCCAAAAAAATCAGAATCACCAAATACTTTGTCCATCTGTATTTTTGCTTCAGCAAATCTTTGAGGAACTTTTCCATCTGGATACTTTTCTTTAGATAGCTTTTTGTATGAATCATCTGCTTCTTTTTGAAGATTGTAAAAAGATTCTCTGATTTTTTCTACATTGTCGTATATTGCGTCACTGTAAGCATCGACATCAAAATCGCCGTCACTATTAAGGAATTCAGGGTCGTCTTCGTCGATTATTGTTTGCTCAACAATGCTGGTAGACACGTTTTCGTCGCGGGTGTTTTTGCCACTAGATAGGCTTCTTGAACTGTCGCGAGAAGGTAATGCTCCAGCAAGTTCTCTTAATGGTCTTGTATAGAAAAATTGAGCACCAGCATCATGAAACACTTTATCCGCAGTAGCAAAGTCAACCAATTCTTCTGCTGTTGCTTCTGTTTCAAACAGTCCAGTATCTTCATCTTTGCTATATAAGGAAGATATTTTTTTTCTATCTTCGTCGGAGAAAAGTTCTGGTGTTTTGGAAATGGTGTCATCAATTAGTTTTATAAACCCTTGTTTATCTTTTTCACCAGCCCATGAGAAGCCGTTTTTCGGCCAGTGAACAGCGCCAGTTGAACCGCCACCAGATGCGCCCCATGTAATTATTGAGCGTACGTCAAGCTCTTTGTATATTTGCTCGTTTCGAGCATTGAATGTAGACCCTATGCCTTGTCCTTGGGCGCGGTTCGTGACGTAGAACGAATCGTGTGACACCATCCGAACGTCTTTGTCGTCCCCCGATATCTGCATAAATGTTCTGTACGATGTTGCAAGAGCAGGTGTTCCATCGTCTCTGGAAACGAATCTTCTCTTGTCCTCGTCGTCGAACATGGCGATAAGCCTGTCGTTGTACTCTGGAAGTGGTTTAATTCTAAAACCAATCTCCAGCTTGGAAAGCAAGTCGCTTTCTTCTAGATTTCTTTCGTACAGTTGTAATTCGTCTTGTTCTGCAAGGTCTTTTTCAGAAACTTTATCTATTTTTAGAGACGTGGCCCATTCTGGTTGTGGGACTACTTCTATCAAGACCCTTTTACCAATATTTAGCTGCTTCCCATCATCGCCCGTAATAATTACGTCTTTGTCTAGCGTCATTTCGCCTTCAAATATTTTGGCGAATAAATCACGAACTCGTTGTTTTTCTAGTTTTCTTTCTTCATCGTCTTGAATTAACTGAACCGGCTTTGGTTCAGGCATCCCTGGTGGTCTCGGCGGTTTTGGTCTGGTGTCGAGCTCGTATACGTCTGCTTTTTGAAATTCTTCTGCTGAGAGCTCTTCAAAAAAATCATTTATCGATTGTTTTTTGTCTTCGCTTAATGGCGGTTGCGCATCAACTATCTCTTGATATTTTTTCCCAGAAGAAAGCGCTGAGCTTCGGTCACCCTGTTCGTCGCCGCTTGGTGAAAAAACACTTCCTTCAGAACGACGAGCAGGGCTCGCAGGTTTTCCGCCCTGGCCTTCAATTCCTACCCAGACCGGCTTTGTAGTGCCTTCGTCGGCCCAACCGTCACCGTCGACATCTCTACGGCTTCCTGTTGGGTTTCTGGTGCCGGGCTTGCCGCCTGTTGGCAGGTCAAAGCCCCTTCCGCCTCGTCCTCTGCGTCTTTCGCCAATGGTGGGCCTGTTTACTGCCCTGGAACCCAAATAGCGGCCTAGTCGTCCTAGGGCAGCCTTTTGTTCCGGGCTTGAATTTGCACCGCGACGGGATTCCTCAAAGGGAATGGAGAACTCTTGATTATCTGCAGACATCTAAATAAATAATACCATTGGGGCGCATTAGGGCTGGTTTAAAGGCGATTTCCGCACTTGGTACAGATTTTTGCCCACGGATAGAAACGCATCATTTCCATTGGGTGGTCACATTCCAGCATCCTTTTTGCCTCAGCATTAAGGATTGTTCTAATCCACGAAGAAAGCGTTACCTGCTCTAGTGATGCGGCTTCTTTCCATCGGTTTCTTTCATAGTCGTTTGTGCGAATAAGGACCTGCTTGTCTGCTGGCCCGTCTTCGGCATCTATTGACGCAGAAATACTAGGAGTTAGTGTCTCAGCCACTTTGTCCATGGCTGCACGGATGTTGTCCTGCTCTTCTTGACTATTGTCCTGGCTCATCGTCGCTGAAATCCCTGTAACTTGACTCTTCTTGTGAGTCAGATACTACTTCAGCATCAATGATGTCAGCGTCAGTTTCTCTATGTTTAGAGAGAATTGAACGAACTGTTTCTTCTGGCAAAACTCCAGATATTGCCATAAGTTCCAAAAGTTTTCTTGCTTCTGATTCTGCGTCAAAACCGGAGGCTGGGGTCGTAACGCCAGGTTGACCGGCAATTGTGGCTCGAATTTGTGAACTTATATTTCCGTCAACATTTACATTGACATTTGTTTGCTCCATACCGAGCAATTTCGTTCTTCTGTCCATAATTGACAAAACTTGTTGAATTGCCTTGAGGTCTGGTTCTACCTGCATCTCTGTGCCATCGTCCATCACAACGCGTCTGTGCTGCGTCATGGGCCAGATTGCTTGCTGGAGGTTGTCTAGACGCTCTAGCTCCATTCTGAGGACCTCTGGATAGGCCAGAATGGCCTCTTTGTTCATCTTCTCTAGCTGGCGCTGTATAGAGCGTGAAACGGAAGACGTAGAAATGCCAAATCTTCTGGCTATCTCATTGACAGACGTGCCAGCTTGACGCATCTTGAAGATACGCATGTCTCTTTCGTTAAGAAACTCTTTGGTTGTAATCGGTTTTGACTTTTCGTCGCTCATTTAACAGCCTTAGACCACTCAAGGACCTCAAACGGGAATCTGACGCCTCTCTTCATTTTAGTAGGCCATTGGCGTTCGTCACGTGCACCACGGAAATGTCGCACATCGTAAACATAGGCCCCCAAAGCAGTTGGGTCTGGCTGGAGAGAGATGCCGAACTCTGGCCAGCGCGACCAAACGGCAGAACCAAAGGGTCGCAGGTCTCGACTTGTCATGCTCGTGCCCAGCGGTGCGTGATGTTCAATCCAGAGAGCACACTTATAGACAGTTCTAATTGTGTCAAGATATTTAGCCACTTCCAGAGCGATTGACTCAGAAGTTCTACCACCTGGGTCAAGAAATGCCTTATACAGGGGGCCAATACAAACGAGTTCTGGCTTTACTCTGTCTAATGTGTCTTCAAGAATTGCTCTGTCGCTTGCTTTCAGTAAGTCCATTCCCGATGGGCGTGTTAAGAGTTCGGCATTCAGTCGTGAAACTCGCCCGTGAGACATTGCCTGCATTGCAATTGAGCGACCAGTTCTGCGAATAATACGGTCAGGGTTTTCAAGGTCCACCGTAAGAGTTTTGATAGGAGCCATTGGCTGAAATGAAAACGGATGAATTCCAGCAGCAGAAAGAAGCGCCACCTGACGGGCAAGCATTGTCTTTCCTACACCCTCAGCAGCAACAACAATAACTCTCTCTCCTCGTTCGATTAATCCAGGGATAGCCCATTCATAAGAGTCACCGTCTGTCTCGTTTAAGAACTCGTTCCAGTGAACAAGACGGCCAGTATCAAGAGTGGAGGAAACTGTTGCAGTTGAAAGAATCAAATTGCTTTTAGCTATTTTTTGTTTTGCATTCAGGTCGTCTCGCTCAAGCATTTCTTTCAACTTGAGAAGAGCGAGTCCCTCTGGAGAGGCCTCTTCGTCTAGCGGCTGTTTTTGAACCTGGACTTCATTAAATCCATCATCCGAAACATGTGAAGAATTTGCTTCTGCGTATTCTTCGTATGCAATTAGTCCGTCGATTGAGTATCCAGCAGATAGGTGGTCTGTTATGTCTTTGTGTGACGGACAGACCCACACCTGAGCATCGCATCCTGCTTCGATAAGTTTCTGCTGAACATCAAGGGCGTGCTTTATTCCGACATCATCATTATCGGCAACAATTTCAACCAAATTATTGGCAAGTGCTTCGGTATGTATGTCCAACCATTTGCCAGCACCGCCTGGCATCGTTGTTGCAATGAAGCCAGCCTCTATGAGAGTGTCTGCGTCTTTCTCACCCTCTACAACCCATATCGGCGCATCGTATGTTTTTGCTGAAAGAACTGCTGGGAGATTGTAAAGAACCTTTGGAACGTCACCAAGGCTGTATTCCCATCCACCCTTTCCGTCAGGCTTGCGTTGACGAAAGTTTTTCTTACCGTCTTCGTCTACGTAGCGAAGCTTTTGGAAAAGAAGAAGACCGTTCTCGTCGGTGTACTCATAAGTCGCAACAAGTGTTTGTTTTTTTGGTGGTTCCACCTGTTTTGGTGTAGAAGGTTTTTGTTCTTGTTTTTTTGGAGCAACTGGCGTCTTTTTGTCCGTCTTATACGAATGTTCAAACTCATCTTTTTTTGGCATTAAGTCAGAGACGGTTAGACCCACAGAAGCACATATCTCTTCCACGTTGCATGACATGCCTCGATGGCAAGTAAGAAGAACGCGTCCATCAGCACCCTGTCCTACTGAAAGGGAAGGGTTTGAGTCGTCGTTTCTGCACGGACAACGCGCCACCCATCCTGCCCCTGCTCGACGAACGCCCTCTAGGAGCCCAAGAAAATTTTCTGTTTCTTCTGATGGAACTGTTGTCATTGCATAACTCGTGTCGGTGGGGGAAGAAGAAGGTTAACAGGAACGCGAGGGATTGGAATAATATTTAGCTGTTTGCGAATCTTGTGTCGTTCACGTTCGGTCGCCCCTCCCCATATGCCAAACATTTCGTGATAGAGGGCATACGAAAGACACTCATGTTTAATCTTGCATGTGTCGCATATTTTTTTGGCAGTCTCAGTATCTTCTCTTGCCTTGCGATAGTTCTGGGAAAATTGTCCTGGCTGCGACTTATCAGCCATCGGAAACCAAATCTCAGGGTCTTGCCCTACGCATTTTCCGCCACGCGGAAGTTCGTCAATACGACGAATTTCTTTCATTACGCCCTCCCTAAATATTAACGGGGGCTAGGTGTCCCCCGCAATGCGATTAACATCGCGTGCAGAAAGATACACGACTGCGCTGCGAATTACAAGGACCCCGTTCATATCTTCTGCAGCTACGTCAACAGCTTCCATCGGAACGCCAATTCTTGCAGCAATTGCCGCTCGTGTTTTTTCAATGCGTGTTTCTTCTTCTGCAAGGTTGTCATCGTAAAAAACGCTCTGCACTGGAGGAGCCGAAAGCTTTTTAAGTTCCACTGCCTGCTCTTCCGCGCGCAGACACCACATGCAGGCTATTTCGTCAGAAGTTGCAGCTCGCTTACGGACGTCAACATGCCCACATTCAAGCTTGTGGTTGTACGTAAGCTGTCCCCATCTGCCTATCTTTTCGATAGATACGATTTTTTTGCGTGGGGCGCGTCGTCTTTCTGTAGTCATCCGGCAAGAGACTTCTTACCGTAGCTTTTCAGCGCTTAAAAAGCTTTGAAAAGAAACGCTTTAGAAGACCATTCTTGGCATTGAGGTCAATCTCAATCTTGTCGTTCTTTACTGAAATCAGTCCTTCAGACTCTTCCTCAGCGAAATCCTTGGCCCATTCAACAATTGTGTCACGAGTATCGTCAAGGAAGTCGATTTTGATTGCATCCGCAGCATTCAGGGCTTCCATCAACTCTTTATGCATGTTCTCGTGTGCCTCGATAGAAGTAATCGCTTCATATACCGACTCAACTGTCTGCTTTGCCTTCTTAGGTGCTGCAGCCTTCTTTGCTGGGGCCTTCTTGACCGCCTGCTTTTTTGCTGGAGCCTTTTTAGCCGCCTGCTTCTTAGCTGGAGCTTTTTTAGATGCAGGCTTCTTGGCTGATTGCTTTTTGGTTGTGTTCTTTTTCTTGCTTTCGCTCATGGCCAAACATTAGCGCATTGTTGGGCTGCGTGCAGGAAAAGATGTTTATTTGTTTACCTCAAAATAAAAGGGTTCGGGTCTAGGATTCTTTCGTGGAGCAGTATGTCAACGATTTTAGTAAAATGGCGCTTGCGCTCACCTCTGCTCAAATGGCGAAAGACGATGCCATCCATGAGCATGGTGTTGGCGAAGAAATAGCCATTCATTTTCTTGCATGGATTGACGATGCATTAATTGCCATATGTCAGATGAATGCAGAAACCAGCAAGCTGGACCCTGAAGAGCGGTTCAATAGATGTAAAGAGTTATGTAAAATACTAAGAAAAGACCTTTGGTGTACTGCTTTGACAATGGTCTCCGAGGGGTACTGTTCCTTGGATTCATCAAAAACGAACAATATGGACCTGGCTGCAGCATTCGCCGACCCAAAACTCCCCGTCTACGAGTGCATAACCATCACTCACGTATCCATAGACGAAGACTCTGGACACATAGCGCCGGTCTCCATGGTTGCAGCCCCTTATAAAATGGGGGTTGGCCGTAAGGTTGACTGGAAAGAGGTGCTCGTGTACCCCGAAAAAGCGGAACAGTACACAAAGCAGACAAAATACCCAGCCATGCTTCGCAGGGTCCTTCAGATGCCTCCAGATGAACCAACGAATGACGAGAGCCTCAATGCTGCTGCCCTGAATATCGCCAATCTGGGTTTTGCCATGCAGAGCATTATTTAGATAATATATTAAAGTGAACCCTTTTTATACAAGCCCTGGATTTGGTGAAATATCTATTTTCGAGGACCCGTCAGGCGAAGTTAGAATAGCTAGAGCAGACAGACTTCCTTGTCCGGTGTGTGGACACCTAACCGGGGACTGTACTGGCGATAGCGAGCCACTAGACCAAGAAAAAGTGTGGGGCTTTAACACAAATTCATCTCTCGACAACTCTGTCACTTTTTATTTAGAAGACGACTACATCGAAGAAAGAGAAATAGCGCCAGGAATTGTGACAAAAATAGTTATCCACAAGAAGGGTAAAAACATCCCTCTTGCGGAAGCAAAAAATCTCGGCCTCGTAAAATAAATCTCATCGTCTCTCGACTTTTTCTTTATTCAAATTTGCGCTACACTCGTTTCCTCAAGTTGTTAACCGACCTACATGACAGGAAATTATGAGCCTTATCGATAATGAATTCGTTGCTTCGTACGCAAACCGCCCGGTTCCATGGGGCTTTAACGGAATGGGGGAAATTGTATTTCTCCGTACGTATAGCCGCACAAAAGACAATGGAAGCATTGAGACATGGCCAGAAACAATTCAGCGTGTCATTAACGGTGCAGTAGAAATCGGTGTTCCATATACACGTGAAGAAGCTGAAGAGCTTTTCGACCACATGTATCACCTTCGTTGCTCAATGAGCGGTCGCGCATTGTGGCAGCTGGGCACATCAATGGTTGCACGCTTCGGTGGTGCATCACTCAATAACTGCTACTTCACAAACATTGAAAAAGTAGATGACTTTGAGTTCCTTTTTGACTACCTCATGCTTGGTGGAGGTGTTGGCTTCTCTGTAGAGCGTTCGAAGATTCACGACCTTCCAAAGATTAAGACAGGCGTAACAATTACGCACGAACGAACCAACGATGCCGACATTATTGTTCCAGACAGCCGCACTGGGTGGCGTCGCCTTCTTCACAGCGTTCTCAAGTCGTATTTCGACACAGGCAAGTCATTCAGCTACTCAACTATTTTGATTCGTGAATTCGGAGCACCGCTTAAGACGTTTGGCGGAACAGCAAGTGGCCCAGGAGCGCTTATTGACGGCATTACCGATATTTGTAAAGTCCTGGATAACCGTGTCGGTAAGAAATTGAGGTCAGTCGATGTTTTGGATATTTGTAACATTATTGGTCGCATTGTTGTTTCCGGCTCGTCTAGGCGGTCGGCGCAAATAGCAATGGGTGACCCAGACGACGTTCTTTTCCTTCGTGCAAAGAACTGGGGCTCAGGAAACATCCCAGGCTGGAGAGCAAACAGCAACAACTCTCTTTACGCAGACGGCTGGGAAGAAATGCCAGCAGAACTTTGGCGTGGATATGACGGTTCTGGTGAGCCATATGGTCTTGTTAACCGCAAGCTTGCTCGTACCTATGGACGCCTCGGAGAAAAGCGCCCAGACCCAACAATCGAAGGCTTTAACCCATGCGCCGAAATTGGATTGGCTGACGGAGAGTCGTGCAACCTTGCAACAATCTTTTTGCCAAACATCGAATCCCTCTCGCAGCTTTTGTCTATCTCACGACTTCTCTATATGACGCAAAAGCAAATCACACGTTTGCCATACCCATATGAAAAAACAACATCAATCGTAAGAGCGAATGCACGCCTTGGTCAGAGCATCACTGGTGTTTTGCAGGCGACAGAACAACAGATTGAATGGCTTGATACAACATACAAGTATCTCCGCGACCTGGACAAGGAGTATTCGGCAGAAAAGGGATTCCCTGAATCAGTCCGCATGACGACAGTTCAGCCATCTGGAACTCTTTCTCTGTTGCCTGGGGTGACACCAGGAGTACACCCAGCATTTGCTCCGTACTACATCCGTCGTGTTCGTTTCGGCTCGGCTGACCCGTTGGTTGACGCTTGTCGTAAGCGTGGATACAAAGTTGTTTGGGATATTGGCATTGATGGTCGTGAAGACCACACGCGCTACGTTGTTGAATTCCCATGCATGTCGCCAGAGGGTTCAACCATGGCAAAAGACATGACTGCAGTTGAACAACTTGAGTGGGTAAAGAAGATGCAAACAGAATGGGCTGATAACGCTGTTTCTGTAACCGTCTATTACCGCAAGGAAGAACTTGACAGCATCAAAGAATGGCTATCCAAGAATTACGACAAGGGCGTGAAATCTGTGTCATTCCTTCTTCACAGTGACCACAACTTCGTATTGCCCCCATATGAGGAAATCGCAAAAGAGGCCTACGAAAAGATGGTGTCGAAGATTGATTTCTCTATTCCTTTGGTGCAAGAGAAGTTCAATGGCGATATTGACATGGATGATTGCGCAACTGGAGCATGCCCTGTAAAGTAGCGTTATGGCTAAATTTGCATCCTATGAGGAGCGCTTCTTTCAGAAAGTCGACAAGACGGATTCTTGTTGGATTTGGAAAGGAGCGCTCAGCTCAAAGGGTTACGGGTCTTTCAGTTTTAATCGCAAAACGACCTTAGCTCATCGTTATTCTTTTTTAATTCATAAGGGGCCAATCCCAGACGGTGCTGTGATTTGTCATACATGCGATATTCCGTCCTGCGTTAATCCGGAACATTTGTGGGCTGGAACTAACTCGGAAAACACAAGAGATATGTTCAACAAGGGACGGGAACCAATTTCATGCAAAGAACAGACACATTGTAGAAGAGGTCATAGTTTCGATGAGTTTGGAGTTCTTGTTTATACAAAAAAAACAGGCAGACAAATTGGGAAACAATGGAGAACCTGTAAAGAATGCAAAAGAATAAACGACGCATCAAGGCTCAAGAAAAATAAAAAATAATTTAGGCGTCGGTGGCCAAATGGATAAGGCAACAGACTTCTAATCTGTCGATTGCAGGTTCGAATCCTGCCCGACGCGCCAATTTATGTATAAACTTTGCGTATGAAAGAATACATAGGTTCAGACCCTGATTTTCAAAATATTCTCGACCACTTTGCTGACAACGTTCCAGCGACAATTGATTGCGGATATGGGTGGGCTGAACTGATTAGAGAGTGCGATGATGCTTTATTTATCGCCGACCCAAACTACACGATTTCTCAAGTAAAAGAAAAGTTTGGCGGACTTCGTTTCTATTTTAATCCAACAGACATGAATCAGTACAGCAAGATGAGTTCAACAATTATGGCGATTGAAGAGAAGTCTCTTGAGATGTGTGAGGAGTGTGGAGCGCCTGGTTATCGCCGGCGATGGAATGGCACTGGCTATATGTATACATCTTGTGATGAACACGAGAAAAAGGACTAACTACTCCCACATTTCAGGGTTTGGGTGTTTTGCGGCTTTCCGAAAGCCGATTGATGCTTTTGCAGCAACGAATGAGCCAACCAGGACGGCTGCCCATCCAATAAGCCTAGTTATTTTTGTTTTCACGGATTGGACCACCGGTAACCCATGCTCTGCATGTTCTCTTTGAGGCACACTTGAAGTCAAAGGCCTCACAGAAGCCAAGCTCTCCTGCCGCATCAATTGCTTCCCATTCATCATTATTTGCGTCACCAACAAGTCCTGACTTTATGCATGACTTCATCTCTGGCGTAACTATAAACACTGCGCAATTACCACATAGTTGTTTCTTGGCGTCAGCTGCAGAAACTTCCCATTCTTCCGCCATCTTGTCCCAGTATTTAGCGTTTTCTTCGCCAGGATTTAGTGGTCCGTAGTCTGCCACGGCTATTGCTTTTGCTCTATTCTTTAAGTTGACTGCAACATCTTTTGTCGCCGTAGGGCACTTCTCTGCGTCAGCTTTTTCTTCGATGCGTATTCCGCTTATTGGGCCCCTGTAGGAACCCCATGTAATCTCTGTCATTTCTTAAACTCGTCCCATGTTTTATCTCCGGCACCGAAATAGGCTCTTGCATATCCTGAAGAAACTATATCTTCATTGAGGCAAGCAGTCTGCTCAGACTTTACGTCTTTGTCTGAATATATCTGGGCAAGTATTCTTCCGTATTTGTCGTCCTTGCCGGCGATGGTCTTCAAGAACACTGTTTGATGTCTTGTTGTCCAGTCGGCTGTAAAGGTTTTTGCCTTCAGGCCCATTTCTTTTTCTGCCAAGTCTTTTGTTCGTGATTCTGGAGTATTAACTCCGTAGAGTCGTACTCGTGCTTTATGGTGGATGTTGAACCCAAGGTCAATCATGACGTCCAATGTGTCTCCATCGATGACTTTTAAGACTTTAGCCGTATACCAGTATTGCTCAGCCATTTGACTTCTTCTTGCGTCGCTTTGACATTACTTTCGCCGCGTGTGCCATACGTCTACGTGCTTCAGAATCTTCTGGCATATACGAGGTCATTGCTTTCTCCGAAGCCCCCATGTGCACTAAATTTCCCCTAACAGCAAGACGAACGATTCTTTCGTCTTCAAAATTAATCTCATCTACGTCGTCAACTATTCCGCTCCACAAGCCCGCCATGTCCGGGTCGTTGCGGTGGGATAAGAAATTTTGATTCGCTGTCTTATTGAATACATCAAACTCAAAGTCGGACTTCTTTTTCTTTTTTGAGTTTTCGTATCTCTCTAGAAGTCTTCTACCTTTAGCAGCAAGTCTTCTTGCGTCTTCCATGTCTTGAGGAACCGGCTCTCCCCATGCTGCAGCAGACAAGGCTAGACGTGTTGAACGGCCTTTTTCATCTTTCATCGGTCCAGATGGATTAGTGAAGAATCTAGTGAGAAACGAACCTTTTCTTCTCATCTTCTGTGGAGTATTGGCTGCACCCATAACTCCGGGCTTAAGGTTCGCGCCTTCTTTTCTCTTGAAGTATGCGCGACCTGCTGCCGTGAGTCCACCCTTAGGGTCTCTTAAGACTGGCTTCTTTGCCCCTTTTTTCATAACGTCGTTAAGTCGTTCTGACGTGTAGTACTCATCGAAAAGCGGCTGCATCTCAATTCGCTTGAGTTCTACAAGTGATTGCTCGGTAATTTGCCCTAGGGCCAATTCTGCCTCTATTTGGTCAGATATTCCCTGAAGCTCTTCATAGAGCTTTTCTGTGTCATCAATAGGATTTGTCATATAGATAATCTTCTCATATTTTGTGGCTACAAAAGAGAAACCCCCGGTTTCACCACATTTAAGTGGCTACTTCCGGGGGCTTCTCCTGAAGTGCTAAACGCTATCAGGAAGGTGCGCTGTCGAAGTCCAGCTTCACGAATGCCTCTGGGCGCTTCACGGCGAGAGCAAGGCGCTGCTCGGCGAGAATCACGATGGCATTACGGATGAAGAAGTCCGAGTGCTGTTCGCTGATACGGATGCTTGCCTGCTCGCGGTCGTACAACTGAGCGCCGGTACCGAAAGCACCAACAAGAGCTGTACCCTCTGTCATGGCAGGAGTGTCAACGATTGGCATTCTCCAAACACGTGGCTCGCCACCCATTGCAACCGAAACTGCGATGAGGTATTGACCCTGCTCGTCCTTGGTGAGCTCGATGTCTTCCCAGTCATTCGGGTGTAGAACTACACCTGATGGCTCGTAGTAAGCAAGGAATGACAACGTTGCTGCACGACGGATTGCGTCAGCCTTGGTGTCTGCGACAGGTGCTGAAACACCGTCTGACCATGCGTACTCCTGAATGTTCGGTGTCTGAAGAACGCCGAGCAAGTTTTCGCCAACGCCATTTCCGTTAAGGATTTGGTTATCTTCGAGAAGACGAAGACCGTACATGAGTTCGTTGTCGATGATTGCACGCAACTGTGGCTCATCTGACAAAACGTTGCGGTGAGCTGCTTCCCAGTGAGCGAGTGTGCGCACTGGAGCCTGCTCGCCAACGAAGGCAAATGAAGACTGTGGCTTGATACCGAATGCTGTGTTGCCGGAGTTACGCTCTGCAACTGACGATGCACTGTTTGTGCCATGGCCAGCCTGCAGGGTTGTGAAACCGAGCTGACGGAAGTATTCAATAACTGCAGCGTTTGTTGTGCGTGTTGGGAACAGGTCACGAACGCGCTTTGTACGCATTGGAGGTGTCACCATTGGGTCACGCTGAACGTTGCCAAATGAACCAAGACGGCTGTCTGTAACAGCGGTTGTTGGCAATGCTGAGTACACATCCTTGACATTGAAGCCATTGTGTGAAGTCAACGAAGCAGCAACCTGCCAAGGAGCAGCCATGTTTGCGCCATTGCGGCCACCGTTGAGTGCCTTGAACTCTGCTGACTCAAGGAACATCTGACCAATGCTCTTGATTTCACGTGATGTAAGTTGGTTCATGTCTGCAGATGCAGCTGCGTATGCGGCAGCAGCAGATTCGCCTGCAGGCTGTGAACCCCAGCCATCAACTTGGTTCATGGTCTCAAGGTCGCCGAGAAGGCCCTTGATTTCCTTGATGTCGCGCATGTTCTTATCGAATGCGCTCTTTTGCTCTGGAGTAACGACTACTGTGCCGTTCTCAACTTTGAATGAATCAGCGATGGTCTTATTGTCTGCCATCTTCTGACGTAGAGCTCCTTGGAGCTCATCTATACGGGCTTTGTCTTCCGACATTACTTTTCTCCTCTTGAGATTAAGTGGTTGGGTTGTTGGGTTAGCAATGGCTTAGGTCAGCACCCAGCCCTCGTATAAATAAGAATAATAGATGATTTACACTCTTTAGTGGAACTAATAGAATTTTGGAATTAAAGTGCGTAAATGGTTGTTGCGTTATTTCTTGCGAAGTTCTTCGGCTAGTGAAGTTTTTCTTCTAACTGTTTGCTTTGGCTTTTCCCGTAGCACCGTTCTGACAGCTCTTCGTGTCTCTTCTTCGCGTCGTTTCTGAATGTTTCTACGACCAAGGTCAGTAGAACCAGACCTGTTTGCATAATCAGACATATTCGTGCAAGGCATCCAAACTGTTCTTCCACCCTTGCTTACGCGTCTACTGATACCGATGCATCCAAGTTGACGTGACCTAAAGCGAGCTGACTCGGGGTCAAGAAAAACATCTGGGTCGTTATCTCTAACAAACTCTGGACCTGCACTTTTCCCACTGCAACAGTCAAGAGATTTGCCACTAAAAGAAGGAGACGAAACAAGGCTTCCATCAGCAAGCGTTGCTATCCCTCTTATTGGGGCTTCTGTGAGATTTTCCCACTCATCGCGCTTGCGTTTCTTATTCTTGCCACGTGTTCTGCCTTTGCCTGATTTGCCATCAGGAACAACAGTTCTCCATTTGGATGTTTCCGCAATATTGGAGATTCTTTCAAGCTCATCCATGGAGGCACATGGCATCCAGTTGCCGTCTTTATCTTTGTGTGCTCCTGAACAACCTATGTCTTTTGCCAAGCGCAGAGCGTCTGCCTTCTTGACAAGTTCTTTCTTATCGGCCATTTTTTACATCTTTTCGTGCCTTGTCAATGCGCGACAAAGTGGTTTTACCTGAGCCATAACTGTCTTCAGTGTTTAAATTGGACAAAAGTCGCGCACGTCGAGAAACTCTTCTTTTTGCTTTTGTTTTTTTCGCAGTTTTTCTTATAAAACCATCACCAAAAGAATCTCTAAGAATTTCTTCTTCGACGTGACTAAATGAGAACTTTGGATTTTGAACAATTCTCCCAAGAGGTTGGTCGAATAATACCTTTCCTGTATTTATTCTGTTTAAAAATTCACTTCTTCTGCTCGATGTTTTAAACGCAGCAGCCTTGAAAGCGATTACATTGATTTTGTCAACAGAATTAGAAAATTTATTTATCAAGATGCTTGAAACGTTTTTCTGATTTGACAATGATTTTTCGTGAAAGAAGCCAGCATAAGCAAAAGATTTTTGCCTTAGTTTTTTCTCTGAACTTACAGCCTCTTCTTTCCCAGTTTTTTCAAAAAACCCGGTAAACATAAAGCCGTCTGGAATGGTCGTGGATATGTTGTTTGAGTCAAAGTCAAAATCATTAATAATTGATTTACCAAACTCCGTAATTGACTTAACTTGAATATTTCCATTCTGTTCAGTCGCCATAACATGAGGCATTCCGCCGAATGCATCTTTTACAAATCCTATTTTCATTGAGATGCTCCAGTAATTAGTCTTCTCAGGGTATTTTTTTGGCTTTTTAGCACATTAAGGCGAGACTCAAATAACTTCCCAATAATGTTTATATGTATTCTTTCGCCTTCAGACATTCCGTACTGATTCATTGAATCCTTAAAGCTGCTTGGATTAAATTTTCTAGCCCTGTTTATTAACTGAGAAAGATATCTCATAAAAATAATTCTTTGTTCAGCTTTTAATGCTTGGTAGTAGTCAGAATACGATGGTGTCAATTGAGATGAGTAAAACTCTTCAATATTCATTTTCATGCGCTTTGTTATCTCAATTTTTGACAAATCAGTCAAACCTGAAGTAGAGTTTTGCCCAAGCACCAAGCGACGAGCATCAGGCGTGTCGAGCGTGTATATAGATGTCATCGGACGCTCGCGCTGGTCTGTCAAAAAGTCAGAGATAAGCATCGCTGCCACGTCCTGCGGCTCTAATTCGTTGAATTTTGCTTCAGGATTAAAGTTGCTTCCAGGAATAGCGGAAGTTACCTCTTGCCGCAAAAACTGTCTTTTGTCTCCAGGTTTTCCTGAAAAAATGACGTCAGGAGATTCTAGGCCCAGCACCTGTTGAACGTCAGAAGCAAATCTCTCGCCTATGTGCTGGAAGGTCTTTGGCTTTTCGTATAAAAACAACTGTTCCGATGGTGTTGCGATAGCGCTTATATTGTTCGCTAGGCGCTGTCTTTGAATCACACCGGACTTAGCAAGCACTTTTGGCATTATCGATGGGTCAATAGCGGACATAGGTCCACCATCAACAATAAACTGCACTGCTTCGTCAACACTCTTGATTAGTTTTCTACGTGGACCAAATGTTTCGGTGTTTCGTACCGAAGACGAGTCTGGCTGAGAAGCCATACGTCCGCCCCATACCTGAGACGCCCAGCTCACTCTTCCCTTGATTATTTCGTTTGGATTTTTTACACCCGTAAACTTTTCTGAGTACTTCAGGCCATCGCCTATCTCGTCCGCAACTGCACGAAGCCTCTTTGATGGGTCACGAGAGTTATCTATGGAAGCAACTTGGTTAACAACGCGGCCAAGCTTGCGTCTTTCACCTATCTCAAGCTGCCTGGCTTTTTCCAGCGTTATTGAAGAACCTCCTGGAAGTACATAGACAAGCGACTTAACGCCAGTGTTGGAGAGAAGTCCAAGCTCTTCTCCGCCCATGTCTTTTGGAGAAAGGGCTGACATCAAGAAAGAAGCGCCTTCCATGTCTCGGTTGTCTGGAATTGCTCTTAAAACCTTGTTAGGTACAACCGGCTCAAGGACGAACCCATCACGACGAATCATTCGACGCACTTTTATTCCAGAACCCTTATTAAATCTCCCCATTGAAGATATTTCGTCGTTAACCCTTCCTGAAGCAAGCCGTGGATTAGAGGTTGTTACTTTAGGGATTTGAGGCTCACGTGAAAGGATTATCGAACTGTCGTATGGTGCTCCAGTTATGTCTCTACCGCGTGTCTGTGGGTCTATTCCAGAAGTTAAGGCCCGCCTTGCTGCCCCAATAGCTGCCCCAAGAGCAGAAGGTATACCAAACAATTTTGCTCCACAAGTTGAAAGACGATTATCTGTGAATCTTCCTCCATACTGATACCCCTCTGGGCATCTGTGCGCTCTGTTTTCTCCAGGACGCGAACCCCCACGTCCTCCGCCAAAACCTGGCGTTACAGTTCTGTAAAAAGCTGAACGTATAGGTGACCGTATTGGACCCATATCGCCCGGAGTTATGGTGCTTAAAATACTTCCGCCTATTTGACGTGCTGCATTTGCCTTGAACTGCATTCCGCCATTAGATTCGCTACGCTGAGTCCGTCTCGTATTCCCAAATCTTTTCGATAGAGCTTTGTATTCAGTTAGTTCTTGAGACGATGCCTTAACACCACGTATGTAGTCGATGTTTTGTTTTTGGGCAGGATTAAATAAAAGCACCCGAGTAACAAGTACTTCACTGTCTCCACAACATCCAGTAAAATCAGCCACAGCACTCATCTTCTATTGATTTTGTGCTGACGTAAACTGAATAGACTTTCTTTCCATTTTCGTCTTCGCCTTCTACTTGCCAGTTTTCATCGTCCTGAAGAAACTTTGTAAACCCTGGCTCCATTTCGCAAAACTCGCCCAAAACTTTGATTGCATGAGCTATGTCTGATTCTGTCACCACGAAGTTTTCGTCTGACTTGGTATCCATGTCTGGATATTCATAAAAGAAAACATCTGAGTAAATATCTTCTACAGACTTACCAGAAGTACGAACTGTATTTTTTGGTTTTTTTCCTCTTAACGACGAAGCAAACTGAGCATCTGTCCAGTTGGTGAGTTTTCTAAACTTCTTTTTACAATTTTTCATTCCGGGATGATGGCATCCCTCATTTGGCCACAGCCCTGTAGTCTCGTGATGCAACCATGCACAAATGTTGTTAAGAGGGTAAAGCTCAGGGTGGTTCGCCAAGATAACTCGGCATCGTCTAAAACCGCCAGGCTTTTTCATTATGGGACGCCAGTAACGGAGAAGTCTTTCAAGGTTTCCGCGGCGAGGTCCGTAGCCGCGCAGGATATCCCCCGTTACGAGTTCCTGAGGCAGTAGGCCGCCTAGCGGGTCTGCCTTTGTAAACTCTTCAGTTGACATCTTTTTGCTCCTCTATTTCCCGTAGAAGACTCATTGCTTTCCATGCAAAATCTCGTTCTTCGGCTGTTTTAAACTTGTAAATACTTGTATCCAACTTTACCATTCCATCGCAACATGACTTTGTAAGCATTTGCTGTTCAATGTTTTCGGAAATAAATGATTTAACTGCCCTTTTTGTTTTGTCTAGTTTTCTTTTGTTTTTTCCGAGTGATGAGTTTGTCGGCATTGACTCAAGCATCGAGTCTTTTATCGGCCTTGTTTTAGTTATGAAGGTCTCATACCATGCTCCAGAGGTTGAATCTTTGGGCGCATCCCATAAAAATCTTTGAAAAGGGGTTGTGCGAAGTTTTCTAAACCCTCTTGTAGTGCTGGATATCTGTATTATGTTGGCCCTGATAGATGTGCCATCGGGGCGCTCTATTACTGCATCTTTTTCTCCAGGACCAGCCTCAATGTCGTAGTAGACGCGGCTGTCATTGAGTAGACCCACGATTATTGACTTCATAGACGACCCCCGTAGGTAGAGGTGATTCTTGGCTTGCTTGACTTTTTCATGTCCTTAAGCATTTCTTTAGCCATTGCGATTATTTCGCTAGATATTGATTTTGCAAGAACTGATTCGACAGACTCTCCCTTTCCTGCCGTTTTAGAATGAGAGCGTGGGTCTTCTATGTTAAATCCACGCGGATGAGCAAATTTCACGTTATTGAATCCGCGCTCTGAAAAGCTGTTTTTTATTTTTTGAGAAGCTCTATAATTTCTGAGCATCGCCATGCTTTCACTATTCATCATCTGACCGCCACCAATAGAGTAGAAGTACTCAATTTCTTCTGGGGAAAATCCAGCGGCGCGCAATCTTTCGGCAATTGTTTTTGTGTTAACGATGTCGCTAATGTCTTCTTTTTCTGCTTCTTGTTCTATTTTTTTGAAAGGAACGTTTACTTGCTCAATGTCTGCCATGTCGAACCCACCAAGTATCTGGGCTTCAAATGGCTCACGAGATGAACCTTCTGGAAGATTGGAATCAAAAGAGTTAGCCAGTTTTCCTTTTTTACCACGAGTAGCGTTGATGTTAGAAAAATCATTATTCAAAGACGCTGAAAGAAGGTTCATAAAAGCCTCCTGGCGCGTCTTTTCCCCATTTACACCGTCAGCGTTGAGAATGGCATCGGCCACGTCTTCACGATTGCGTGAATTAAGCCTCACTGGCCTGTGTGCAGTGCTAAGTGAATTTCCTCGACCGTAAGCAACTCGTTCCGAAACTCCCGGGCGAAGAACTATCTCCATGTCCCCAAGAGCGGTGAGTCCGTCACCCACGACATCTTGGTCGCCAATTTCAAACACAGCATCTGGCCTTAGATTCCCGGAGCCGTCTTTCATAACATCTTTTCGTTTGCTGTCAATGTGTGATTTATGAATCAAATACCCGCTCACTGGTAGCTGGTCTGGTGCCACAGAATCCGGTATTCCGATACGCGCAAGGTATTCACGAACATAGTTCTCTGCAGATAACCCGACAGTGTCTCCGGATGGAGCCATGTCTGACTCCATGTCTCTTGTCTTTAATGTCGCCTGCGAGCGCCTAATCTTCGCCAGTCTTCCCATGTTGGCTCTTCCGCTAGACAGGGAGTTGCTTCTCTCTATGTCTGCAGCACGAATAATTTCGTCAAGTTGTCGTTCGCGCTCGCTAGAGATAGCGCTTGTTCTTCTTGTTTCAACCAAGCTTTGACGAACTTTTAGCGTTTGCGAGTATTCTGCATCATTTCTAAGACCAACGGAGCCAAGCTGTATAAAGTCACCTTCACTGTATTTTTCGTCAATGAGTCTTGGGCCGTTTTCAATTAAAAAAGCTTCGATAGCATCAATTTCTTCATTAGAAATATCTTCAATTCCCTGTGCTCCTGGAAGTCTCCCTTCTACCCAGTCATTCTCCGCCCCCAGCTTCGCCACCTTGATTCCCCACACATCTTGGAAAACCTTTCCGAGCGTCAGCCCTTCAACAATGTCTGTTTGAACTTCATTTATGTTTAGTGGCATTTGAAGTTCTTCTGGCAGCGAGCGATTGGCTACAATCAGCGCCCCCCATCTGTGATGGCCATCAAGGATGTATCCATCTTTGGTAGCAAGAATTGGCTGCATAAACCACTCTTTGTTCATTTCGTCGAGGAATAGCTTTTTAAACTCTTCTGCTGATACCCCAGGATTAGCTTTTCGCACTGCTTCTGCTTTAGCAACTGCAACTTCTTGCATTGTTTGCGCCGTGCCGTCGACCTTGCTTGCAACCAACTGCTGTTGTGATGGGGCTGCCAGGCCAGGGGCAACCTGCTTGCGCCTTACCGCAGGGCCATTATCGGGGTCTTCAACCTTTATCATCTTATTAAGCCAATTAATAAAAGGTGTTTCTAAGTTTACTTCGACATCATTCCAGTTTGTATTTGCGTATAGCCACTGTTTTGCTTCATCAGAAAGACTTTCGTACGATTCCTCTCTGTGTTGTGCTGCTGTCTTTTCGCCAAGCTCATTTCCAATAGAATGTTTTTTTGCTATAAGCTTGTACAGCATTTTTGGCGTATCTTCATCAGAAAGTGGCTCTTTACCTTTTTGTGCACGCTCTAAATTTTCTTTTGCAATATCTTTATCAAGGTCGTCCGCAAATTCGACTTCTAGTTTTCTGTTTCTTTCAATTTTTCCTAATGGTTCAAATTTTCCTGCAGCACGCCCGGCAACAAGGGCGCGGACTGCAGCAGTGTCGTGGCCCTTTGTTCTTCCGTTTGTTTGAGGCATTTTTTCTCTGTCGATGCCTATATGTCCAGAACACATAAGATTTTTTGTTGGGTCATAAAGGGCGCACAGGTCTGCTTGGTAGCTCCCCACGTAATCTTTTTCCATTTTTTTGATAGTTGCAGGGTCGTCAAAATCAAAATCTCTATTTTCATTCATGTATTTTGATTTGTATTGCTCCCACTTCCAGTGGCCATTTTTTATATGGTCTTTAGCAATGTTTTTTACTTCATCTTCAAAAACTTTTTGTGCCTGTTCCGTTAGGCGAATGTCTTGCTCTTTTACTTCAACGTGATGACCAAGCATCATCATTGCAATAGCTGTTGGAACATCGTCTACTTCGTAAAGGTTTGGGTGTTTTTCACTTATTGAGAGTCGTGCTGACCGCCGCGCCAACCCGCCAAACATTTGGTTAATCTCGTCCTGGGTCATGTCGTCTATGTTTTTCCCATCTTCAATAACTTTATTGAAGATGTCTAACGCTTTTGTGGCGACTTCTTTTTCCTGGTTTCTACGAATTTTCAAGTTTTCTTGAGAATCTATAATTCTCCCCGAAGAAAGAGACCGCGATGCTCTTTGTTGGGGTGAAATGGAAGCCAATCTTTCCGCGCGACGTGATGTTCTTAGGTCTTCATCAGATGCGCTAGAAAAAGGGGAACGTATTCCAGCCCCAGATGAAAGACGCTCTATATCTTCATCTGTTGCTCTTACTCTGACTCTTCTGTCAAACCCTTCGTGCATTCTGTAGGCGGTCTCAGAAGCCCTTACTATTAAAAGCTCTTCTGGGGTCTCCGCAATTAGCTTTGCCACAGCTGGATGGATATCTCCACGAGAAATGCTTCCGTCGCCTCTTCCGCCACCTAGTGCATCTTTTACGTTTCTTACGGTCGAGGACATGGAGGTGTTTCTTGAATTTGTTCTTTCTGGTCTTGTAGCAGGCTTGCCTAGAGTGTCTCCACTGGAAAGTGTGGTTCTTCCGCTCGAAAGATGCGGTGGAACTTCATCAAAACCTTCACCAAATGAGCCACCAGCATCTATTATTTCATCAACCGAAACGCGGCTTGCGGTCACCGTCGCGTCGTCATAGTCGCTTCTAGGTCCAGGGAAGGTATCTCCAGAAGCGCGACGCTCAGTTACATACTTGTCGACCATCGCTTGTATTTTTTTGCCGTGGCTCTGCGCCCAGATTGCATCTGTTTTGTTCTTTGAAAGATTTTCTGCCATTGAGTCAACAACTTGAACAGTATCTTTTTGGTAAGAAATTTCAGCTCTTATCGTTCCGTCAGCGTCTCGTCCAATGATTCTTATCTTCCCAGGAGGGGCAACGAATTTCTGCTCGGTATCTCCGCCTGTAGTTGGAAACAATCCACGGTCGCCTTCGCGAACGGAAAGAATGACGCGTCGAGGCGTTCTTCCAGTTTTGGGGTCTTTTGTCCCTCGCGCTGGCATGTCTGTTTTTACGGTTCTGCTGGTAATTACTCGGCCGGAAACAAACTGTTCTAGGTCAATCTCTCTGCCTTCAACCTTGCCCTTAAGTTTGGATGGGTCAAAATCAATAATTGCTTCTATGTCAAATGGGTCAGCAACGGAAGTTTTATCTATCGCCTCCATGGTTGGTATCAGCAGTTTTTCTACTTGCTGAACAACGTCGCCTTCTGCGGAGGACATTGGGTCAATTTCTAGACCCAAGCGCTTGAGGCGTGCATTTCTCTTATTTATTGCGCGTCCAGCACGTGTCTGAATAACTGGGTCAAGCATTTTGCCTACGTCAGATTCAGAAACATCGCCCAACTCTTTCATGGCCTTTTTCTGCTCTGCGTTAGCTTTTACTCTTCTTCTTTCGCGTGCGCCATGGTCGGCTGCATCTTTAGCGTTCTTAAATTTTTTCTTCGGCTTGGGTGGTGGACTGATTATGTCAGTTATTTTTTTGTCTAATTCTTTTTTGATTTGAGCTTTTGTTCTCTTGTCGCCAGAAGATTTAAGATTTTCAATGTATTGGTCACGAATGACTTCTATCTCGTCAGCAAGTTTTCTAAATTCGTCAGATGCTGGGTCGAGCGTAGAAAGACGCACTTCTTCATCTACAAGTTTCTGTACTATTTTCTTTTCGGGCATCGCCTTGATGCGCTCACGAAGGTCGTCTAGGTCAGCTTTGCGGGCGATTTCTGCCATTTCGCCCGGGTCTAGAAGACCTTCGCTTTCCCGAATAGAACGAACTGTTTCGTCAAATCTTTTCTTTTCTCCACTAGCGCCGACGCCGAATTTTTTACGCCAAATCTTGCTGGCTTCATCATATTTTTTGCTATGAAAATCGAGCTCTCTTTGGGCATCTCTAATTGCTTCGGATTTCGCTCTCTCCATAAAAATTCGTTCATCGTCAGCAAGTGACTCATCTATTTCGAATTCTTTATAACTTTCAAGTCTTCTAGAAGCGTCGTCTCTTTGTGAAGCTATTATTGCTGCCTCTGAGAACATGTCATCTTCTGCGAGTTCGGCAAAACTTGTTTTAAATTCTGCCAACTCTGCTCTTAGCTCTGATGCGAGTCGAACATCCCTATCCTCAAGAGTTTCTTCAATTACGTCATCTGGCATATCTTCTGGAACAATTGTGTCGTCTGGAATGCGAAAGACATCATCGAGCGATTCTAGGTCTGCCGTATCGTCGCTTTCAGCGCGAGCTCTTGAGGATTTAGAGAAAGATAATCCGTCCATCCATTCGAGAGCAGCGTCGACGTCTTCGCCGTAGATTATTCCACGTTCACGAAGTGCCCATATCTCAGCAGCGGCTTCCAGTGCCCACACTTCCGAGCCTTCGGTGTATACGTCTCTTGGATACGACCCAGCAAGTGGAGCAATTTTCTTAAGTCTCTCCATTGCGCTGTCTAGCGCTTCAAGGTTAATTGAGTCCGCAACGTCGGTCATAATTGACATAATGTCGGAGCCGCTTAATGCATAAATTGAATCGACGTTACGAGAACCAACGACTACCCCATCCTTGATGATAGGAACACGTATGAAGCCCATCTCGTCTATCTCGTCTTGAATTTTTTCTATGAACACCTGCGCTTGCTTGTGGTGCGCTATTTCGTGAATCATAATGTGGCTAGAAAAGCCGTAAACTCCATCTAGCAGGCCTGCCATGCCTCTTGCCGAATAGTCGGCGTTGACCAAAAAGTCAGCTACAGCAAGACGACCTTCAGCTTCGCTTCTTGCTCCAACTGCAGAAATTGCGAGCCTTTCGTTTGGAAGCATGTCTGGCAACATTGTTTCTTGATTAGCAAGAATCATCCCCATGTTGACATGAATCTGGGTGCGAAGTTCTCCAGGAGTCTTCCCCATCACAGGATTTCCATCCCTATCAAGAACGGGGGTTCCGTCAGGCTTTAGTCGTGGACTAATTGACGGCGCATCCCTGTATACGGATGTTCCTGCTTCATCTCCTGAATCGAATCTGTAAACTATCCGCCCAATGCCACGCATGCTTTCTGGGTCTTTTACAAATTGGTCTATAAGTGATTCAAACAAAGCTCTTTGTGTGTACTTGTACCTGTCAAAGTCAGACTTAAGAAGTCTGCTCTTTTCTTCGTTTGAAAGACCGCGCCATCCGGGAATGCTTTCTAGTCTTACTTCACAAAATCTTTCTATTTCTGAATCAAGTAGTAAAGCTGCGCCTTCACCAGAAGCATTGAGGACCTCTATGTCCCAGCCAGCTCTCCCACCGGAATCAACATGCATCTGCTGCAGGGCCCTAACTGCCAGTATTGCTGCATCTGGGTCTTCAGAATCAATACCAAGCGCGTCATATATGCGCGCTGCTTCCGCTTTCTGACGAGCAATATCATCTTGCCCGCGGATTGCACCGTTCTTGAAGAGACGCAAGTTCTCCTCAACAGGGATATCTCTCCACGATGGTGGCTTAAATCTGTCACCAGAAATACTGTCCCAGTATGCAACTCGACCAAGAAAGGCTGGGTCTGCTATTTGCCTGGTTGACTTGCTGTATTGGTCGTTGTATAAAAAATTAAAGAATGTTTTTGCATTGTTTCTTAGGCCCTCATATTGGCCTTCTGATTCAAGCTTTGCTGCTTGTCGTGCGGCAAATCGGGCGAACTTTGTTGGGCTAAAACCAAAACAGTTAGAGCCAGTAGCGTCAGTGAACTGGTTTGCAGCAGGCGTTCCAGGAGGGCATCTAAATTTGTTATTTTCATCGCGAAGAATGCCAAATACTGCAGCAGCACGTGAAAGCAGAGAGCCGCCTGGGACTCTCGATTCAAGACTGCGTCCAGGAAGCATCTTTTTCTCTATAAGGTTGTCTTTATATTTACGAATAGACTTTTGTTTTTCTTCGTAACTAAGACCAGCGGCCATGCCAAAGGGGTCGACTATTTTTTCCGACTCTTGTATAACTTCGTCCGTCTTCGGATTTACTTTGTACTTGCTGAGCTTAATTGATGGCTTCGACCTATACATCTGAAGCATCTCTTCAAAGCTTGTTGGCGCATTTTTGTCTGGCTTAATCCATCCAACGTTTGGCTTTGCGTCCATTCCTTCGCGCGACTGAAATGATGGACTAATGACGAGGGTGGAGCCAGGCTCCCATGTTGCCGCCCCTTCCCATCGATAACCAAACTCGTTTGACTCCACGCCAGGCAAAGTGCCGCCCGTAAAGTCTCGTTTCTTTCCATCTGTATCTTCGTAGGTTTTTACCCTTATGCCGAACCCTTCCGTTATAGCTTTTACGGCTATATCGGCCTGAAGGCGGTTTGTTTCGATGGAAGCATTAATCGACTGCTTGAATCTGACAGCCTTTTCATTGAATCCGCCGCAGCAAGAGGTCGGCACCATGAGTCGTGCTGCAACTATTACTCTTTCCCGCGTTATTGGGGTATTCGCCATCTGGCGTCCCCTTCTTAGTTGTCGTCTAGGGTGTCTTCGAGCAACTGGAACTCGACAAGAGAAGCCATGAACTCAGCGTCACTCAAGTCGCCAACTTTTTCTTCTCCGCCAGCAATCCAATTGCCAGGAATCATGCTTTCGAGCTTAAGTGCACGAGCACGCTTCATGATGTGCTTCTTTGTTGCCTCTTTGTCTTTTGCTCGTCCATATGCCTGGATAGCATTGCGCAAGTCGGTTTCAGAGACAATTGGGTATGAGCCATCTGCCATTGCTTCGCCGCTCTTCGCCAAGTCAAAGCGACGCTCTTCAGAGAAAGCGCGCTTGAGGGCAATTTCTGCAGCTTCTGCTTCGATTTCTTCAACTTCGTCAGCCTCGTACTTGTCGTAACCCAGAACCTCTCCGTCTAGGGCGACAAAAACGTCGTACGACTTGCCATCAAATCCTTCGATTTCCACAGCGTATGCATCAAAGCCTTCAAATACGTCTGGCTCTACGGCGATTACTGTTCCGTCGATTGATTTAACTGCAATTTCAGCAGCTTCCGTGAAGTCAATAAGGTGGAAGTCACCAATATCTGACTTTTGTTCAAAGCTAGAAGAGTCAAGCTTGTGGAAGCCAAGTATCTCTGCTGATTGACCGTCAATGAAAACTTCATTGACCGAGCCATCTTTAACCTGAACGTCAACAACAAACATGTCTGCGTCTGAAGAATATCCAGAATCTACGACAACACCGTCGAACATCTTTTCAGCAAGGCCTTCTACGTGAAGAATTCCTGGCATTCCTTTTTCTGCAACACATCCGCCAGGACAGTCGTCGCACACCGGAGAAGAGCCGCCATAGGCTTTGCGCTCAATTGCGCAAACATAACCGGTTGCGCCAATGTCGGAAGTCTTCAAACCCATGGATTTGATTCTCGAACGACGAATTTGTTCCCATTCAGAGTCGCGAGCCGAGAAAGACTTTGTACCCATTTCTGCGTACTCTTCCTCGTCTTCTTCGTCCTCTTCTTCTTCGGCAACATCTTCTTCTTCTTCTTCGTCTTCCATCATTTCTTCGTCTTCAAGTTCAGCTTTCATGCCTCGCATTCTGCGCATGCGCTGTGCTCTGCCGCCGCTTGAGCCCATCATCTTTTCTTCGTCAGATTCCATGTCCTCTTCGTCTTCAGGCATTTCATCTTCGTCGATTTCGTCTTCTTCGACCATTTCTTCGGCGTCGTCTTCGCTCATCATGACAGGAGCACCCTTTTTCTTGGGCATGACAGCAGCAAGTTCCTCTTCGGTCATTTCTGGCTCTTCCTCCTCATCAATCATGTCCATGAGTGCGTGTCCAGGCTTTTTGCCGTCCATCTTTTTCTTCACGGCGACAGCTGCTGTTGGGTTAAGCGCGTCTTCTGCCTCGATAGTTTCTTCGTCCTCTTCAGAGGATGCTGGAACCATCTTCATCTCGACAGGCATAGCACCACACTTGGCGCATAGCTCTGCTCCCTTGACGAAACCGCAATCTCCAGCGGCTGCGCCTTTGGCGCACTTCAAGACATTGCCGTCACCGTCAATGCTTACAGTAGCTTTTTCGTCGTACTTCATACAACTCCCGTTAGTGCAGGGAAATGACCTGATAGACCATTAACCAATAAATGTCTTTAATTATAACCTATCACGCTATACACGCGTGAATTAGCAACATCTGTTTCTTCTGTTTTTATTTATCTGGATTCTTTGAATTTTTCTTGTCCACCCAAAGGCTATTGCCGGATTCGACTCTCTCTCTTGCTGTTCTTAACTGCTCGTCGCTAAATATGTCATCAATTGTGTATCTTGTTCCAAACATCTCATTAAATCTGTTAACCATTGACTGCAGTTCACTACCCGAGAATCGTGGCTCGTTACCCTTACTTGGGGTCCACACCGAACCCCTGTTCTGCGTGGCCGCTTCTAGGGTGTACGCCAGGTCGGTAGCTTCGATTATTTTGTTGCGATTTTCTCTGGTATTAAGTTTTGGAAAACTCTTGTCGATAAATTCGTAAAGAGCCTCGTAGACGGCGTATTTTGGCCTCTTCATCTCCGTGTCGAACCTCTCGCCAGTATCAGATTCTTTCCATACCGATTTTGCGTCTGGAAGAACTCCATTGCGAATCATTTGAGCAATTGTTGCAGTAGGAATTCCTTTTCTTCTCCACGCATCATTGATTCCGATGGAATCCGTTCCAAAGGCTGATGAAAGTCGCTCCTGTAGACCCTTCTTCCATTCTTTTCTATCAATTCCAAGATAATCAAGAAGCGAATCAAGGTCGAAGTCTTCTATCGCGGTCTTGTCATCTCTGATTATTTCCCCAGAATCATCTATAGAGCCTTCTTCTGGCAGAAGCATGTCAAAAGATTCACCATAAAGGTCTATCTCTGCCTCAGAATCTCCTCTTGTTGCACTGTCTGGATAAAAACGGCCCGAGGCTCTAAATTTAGATGTTTCACTTACTTCTCCAAGTTGAACATATTCCTCAGGGGTCATTGATTGATTTTCTTCAACATCAAACCAATATGGGAACGCATCTTTGCCAAACGTTTCAATAATGAATCTGTCACGCATATTTGCGCGGCCAGCATTTTCAGATGCCAAATCAATTTGCGAAATGTCTTCTATGATGTCGCCCTCTGGGGACTGCACTACTTTTTTGGCTTCATTTGCAGAAACTGGAGCAAAGTATCTCCACGCTGAAAGCTCTTTCTGCTTACCGAGTTCAGCAATCAAGAGGCGCACAGCGTCGTGGTTGATTCCAGCATCTGGTTCTCTCATCTTTGCTGCGTTAGCAGGGCTCAACCCAAGCATCTTAGAGATTTCATCCCTTGTTGCTGGTCGTGACTGTGTCCACCTGATTGTCGAACCGTCTTCGGTATTAAAATTTTCTCTTGAAGTAAATTCTGTTGGGATTCTTATCGTGTCAGCAAGCTTGTCAATAGAGAGCATCCACGTTTCGGCCGACGGATTCTCGTTTTTGTTGTTGTCACTAATTTTGCCAATACGCACACGTTCTTGACGTGCTTTCATCGCTTTGCCAACGTTCTGCATTGCGCCGCGAGTGCGTGATTGACGCACCGGCACTGAAAGCGAGTCGTCATCTATGTCAATCGCTATGCCGCGCTTACGTACGCCGTCCCATGCCTGCATGGCGAACTGAAGTGCTTGTCTGTTTTTGCTGGAGTTTGGGTCTCCGTTTATTCTCAATCCGGCGAGCTGTTGTGCGCTTAGGCTACCTCCGTAGATATTGCTTCCAGAAATTTTTCTGCTTCTACGTGTCAGGCGTCTGCTTCCATCGGTGGTTGCTCCACTAGACAGTGTCATTCCTAGAACGTCGTCGATGTCACCTTCGTCAACTACTTCATCATCGTCGTCACCTTCTGGAAGTACGAAATCGTCTTCTCCAGGTTTTCCATCTTCACCGAATTCGTAATCTTCTTCATCAATTTCAGTAATGATGCCTTCAACTTCTTCAGAATCACCATCATCATCAACTGGTACAGGAACCACAATAACTTCGTCGTCTTTTTCATCAGTAGGACGAGCTGGGAATCCATTTTCCAGTTCTGAAAGCGACATGGCATTAATTGCCTTGTACCAATCTGGAAGAGGAATCCCGTCCTTATCACCGAAGGCTCCTCTATCAAGCTCTGGTGGGATATGCCCATCTACAACAGCTTGCTTCATTGCATCACGTATTGCTTTTGTTCGCTCGTCATGCAAGTAATAAAAGAAACCAGCATTGCCTGGGTCTAACATTTCTTTTGCGCGGGAGAATGCAACATGGACTAGGTTTCCCTCTTCCATGAAGCCAATACCAGCTTCGCCTTGCGCCAAGTTGCTTGGAAGATTCTGGGACGGGTCTCCCATGTCTTCTGCTACTGCGACGAATCGAGACTCACGACCCTTAGAGAGCTGCATTGTTGTGATTTCAACATCTCCGCCCCCAGTCTTGGCCGCATCGCGCACTGCTTGAGCAATTTGTGCAAGTATCTCAGTGCTTTCTTCTAGGGTTTCACCTTTAATAACAAAACCGTCATAATGGCGACGCCCAGCCTGTCCTTCAATTCTAAAGCCACGCTCAGCTTCCTGCATTACTTCAATTTTGTCCTGAAGTCCAAGCTGAATGATTGCTTTTTCAAGGTCCCTGCGGTATCTGCCGTTGTTTGAGCCGCGACCTCCTGGTGGAGTATTTACCTTTTGACTTCCGTCTGGCCTGTCTATTGGTCGACCGGTGTCCACGCCGTCGCCGGTTATTATTATTCGACCAGTTGCTTTTCCTGGGGATTTGTCACTACCCCCTTCAATTTCAAGAGCAGCATAAACAGCTTGCTTAAACGTGTCGTCAACGTTGGGAATAATGAAAAGCTTTTCTCTCTGTGTTGATTTAGCTTTCCATGCGGACTTTTGTCTTCCGGCTATTTCTCTTATTTGGTCAACACCAACATTCCAGTTATCGAGTTCCATCGTCTTGCGTTCTGGAATTAAAACTGCTGGGATTATGTCAATTTTTTCCTTGCCCTTGGCTTTGCCTTTTTCGTGAACCCCTTTAACGACGGTTCCCTGAAGGAGTTCTAGCATTCCCTTTGTGCCAAGAGCTTTGCCTGTTGGGTCATTCTTGGGTGGCTTCATTATCAAGTTATAAGCAGAACGTGCTTGCTGATATCTTGCTTGACTAAGAGCCTTTTGTAGCGCGCCAGTTGTCCAGACGTTGCCTAGCCACCCAGATGCCTGTGGTTTACCGAATCGTGCAACATAATCTCGCTGCTGTTGTGGTGTTCGGTTAATAAAATCAAGATGCTTCGTAAAGGTAACTAGCTGCTCCCACTTGGATGCTGGAATAATTACTTCCGGCAACTTTGGCATGCCGCGTTCGTCTTTCTTAACAGCCCTGCTGTTAATGACGATATTAATAAACTTAAGAGCTTCGTTGATTATTTCGGCATTTGTTCTACACAAAATCATCGTCGGCAGATTTCCCTTGTCGGCCTCTTCGTATCTGTCGACTATTCTTCCTTCCTTTGGCGCGTAAAGTTTATCTCTTAATTCCTTAAGGGCTTTATCTTGCTCTCTTCTGCTTAGGGATGAAATATTTAGCTTCTCCGTGGGGGAAGAATATTTTTTCTCAATTTTAGCAATCAGGAGCTCTCGGGTTGCATCATCAAGTTCTTCAACAGGGAAATTTCCGCGTCTGTCTTCTTTTGGTAACAATGGGTCAAACTGTCTATTAATGACCGTTTGTGCCTGACCCTTAACATGCTTCCATGCAACTGGTTGTGGAACCCCTTGCTTCGTTAGATGCAGGTTCTGTCCACCCAAAACAAGGTTTGTCGCATGACCGATAACTCCGCCGTATCTAAATGACTCAGTAATGCTCTGCGCATACTCCGGCTGTAGTGACTCAAGAATATTTTTTGAATCACGGAATGCGTAAACTGCTTGCCTGTCGTCGCCAACAATTATAATTGGAAGTTTATCCCTATTTCTATCAAGGACAGTTTCCAGAACTTCGTTAGTATCTTGCGATTCGTCAACCATAAAGGCACCGAGAGGATTCTCTGGTGTCGCTACTTTTTTGCGTAAAGTTGCTCTGGACGTTTTCCCGGCCTTGTCCGAAATCGTCGTAACAATCCACTCTTCTCCATCGGCAACATACGTATCGCCTTCACTAAGAGATGACGGAATGGCGACTTTTGCTCTTGTCTGATTGCTTGAATGGGTAATTAAGCCTGGGTCTGTTCTTAGGTCTGGGTCCGTCAGCATCCAAAGTTTTGCTATTAGTTCCATTGATGGCATAACGTTAGAGTCACCATCTGAAATTTGGTCAACTATCGACTGGACCGAATCAATCCATAGCTTTGGAATTGCGCTTTCCGGCAAAATGCTATCTACTCCGCCGGGCTTTTTCCCATGGCCGCGCGGCGTATCTAAGTCTTCTATGGCCTTTTTGGGCTGCATAAAATGTTGGGCAGTAACTTTTTCTTCTTTCGAAAGCCCCCATCTTCTGAGGGCGTTGGCAAGAAGGTCACCCATTTCAGAAAACTCTACGAACTCACCGTTTGGAAGTTCGAATCCATCAACTTCTACTTCAACTTTTGTTTTTTTGCCTTTTTCATTAAGGACTGGCTTGCCTGTCGTGTCTACGACAGTTACCATCTTTTTTTTCTTTTTTTGGTTTGGCCACTTGTTTATTTCAAGATGTTTTACAAAATCTTCACCCGACTCAAGCACTACCCATCCCAATGCCTCTAGGCCTGGGTCTTCGCCTACAAATGTTTCTATTGTTCCATCAAAAGTTTCCCTGACAAAGTTTTTACCAATCATCTTTTCGACGTCTGGTGTTTCTTCTTCGCTTTTCCACTTCGGATTACGTCGCATGGACTTTTTGCTATCGCGGGATTTGTTTAGCATTACCAGCTTCCGGCGCATACCTTTTCCATACCTGGCGTCACCTTGGCCAAGGCGTAGCGACCACTGCCACAATTTGTCCGTTGTTGCAATACCAGTGTTTTTGGGGAATTCAACTTCAGCTTCTAATTGGTTTTTAGTGTTAAACACCGTGTAGAAAATGTTGCCAGTTTTATTAGCTTTTGCTAAGTCTGCTACCGTTTCTTCAATCTTGTCTGCTGGTATTTTGCTGAAATCAACACCGTAAGTATCTGACAGATACGCTAATTGTTCAGCCCTGCGGACATCGCCTTCTGGCCAGAGTTCAAACTCTCTCTGAAGGGCCCACGCAATGCTCTTTAGTGTTGTTGTTTTGCCCGTTCCTGCACCAGCAAGAACGCTGAAAACTGCTGGATTTCTTTTATGTATAAGCGACATTGCTACAGCTATGATGTCACGCTGTTCGTTAGTTGGTTCGTCCTTAAGGGCGAACGCAAGCCCAAGAGAGACTTTCTCGTCTATCCGTTCAATGTCTGCGACACCTTTTTGTTTGCCCTTTGGTGTTCCACTAATCGGGCCATCTTGTTTGCCGCTAGCTAACGCACCAGACGGAGTTATAACAACGCCGTCCTTGTTTTTGGCTGGGAGCCCTTCGAGTGACCGAGCGAGTTCTCTTTCGGAAGGGCTTGATGGAACAAAATCGTCAAAAGCTTCGGAGTCAAGAAGGTCTTCTAGCGGTCCTACTATTGTCGTTGTCGGTTTGATTGGTTCAATGTCTTCGTATCCTGCAAGCATTGGCACTTCATACCATGAGTCCTCTTTGCCCTTGCGCTCATCGTCAGGGATGCCGGCAAGACGACGCATTGTTGCCGAACGGTTAAGCAAGTAGTCGTTTGCTTGCTGAGCCTGAACGATTGCTCTATGAATTGCGAGAGGGTCTGAACGTAGCTTCTTTAGCCAGCTATTTAGGTACAAAAGATGGTCTTCGCGTACTGTTGGCTCCAGACCCATTGACCCCATTGCGAATGCTGAACCTATTTCTGCAATCAATTCTTCGAATGCGTACTGGTCATCGCCGAATTCACGGCCCAGAGTTCTGTTTAGTCTTGTTGGGTGAGATGTCCAGTGAATTGTCTCATGCATTGCCGTCCCATAGAATGCGAGGGCATTCTCAAACTGTTCAAATGCTGGCATGTGAATCTTGTCAGTGGATGGACGATAAAAGGCTTGCTGGCCTTTTGATTCGACAAATGCTGGACCTATTTCTTGGATTACGTTTTCAATATCCTGCAACCGCTGCTCTTGGTTGATGTCAGTATCTTCAACTTCGTAATACTTGTTAGGAAGATTAGAAACATCATCAACGTTGTATACGGTTTGAACAACGTAATAGCGACCCATCTGGATTGCTTGTCCATCAGCGTTTATTACAGTTCTGCCATCACGTGGCACAAGAATAGAAACGCCGCGAGCACTAGCTCCAGGCTTTAATTTTCCGCCTAGTTTTTCCCATTGCGTTCTGCCTGCCCATCTGTTTGTTTTGTAGCCGCGACTTTGCGCAGTAAGCAAAAGGGCTAGCTGATTCATGCCCTGGTAAACACGATTTTTAGTTGGGTTACGCGCAAAGATTTCCGGGTTGCGCCACGGCATCTTCCATTGTTTTGTTTTGTCAGGGTTATCAATTAAGTCTTGCAGGACTTCGATAATCTCCTCGGCCATTCTCTTGTACATTTCCGCAAGGATTGGAGAGTCTTCTGGTATTTCTGCTTTATCTGGAAGTTTTCCGGATGAAAGTGCAGCACTAATTGGGCCGTCAAATTTTCTTATCTCGTTGTTGGTTCTCTTGTTTTTTGACTTATTTAGATATTTTGCGTAACCGCTAGAAAGCTTTTGCTCAGGGTCGTCTGGTATTGCTACGAACTCTGGCTTTCGGCCGCGGGCAAGTTCGAGGTTCTCTCTATCCTGGTCTTGCTGCATGATGGACGTGACAAGGTCCCTATCAGGAGGGATGCGAACGAACCCTGGCTTTCGGCCGCGGGCAAGCGGAGTGCTTCTGTCGATGACTTCTGGCTTCTCGTCTGGTATCTCTACAAATTCTGGCTTTCGGCCTTGGGAAAGACGCGTATTTCTATCGAGAACCTGTGGTTGCTTCGGCTTTTTCTTAGGCTTATCTGCCTCCGCTATTTCGTCTTCAGCCATCTTCTCGACACGATTCATATACTTGTCAAGGTCAGCAATAGCCTTCTTTAGCTTCTTTATCTGGTCAGCGTCAGTAGCGCCGTCCAGCACTCCCTGTAGTTCGTCTCTTTGAGATTCTGCGGCACCGTATTTTTCGGCTGAATCAACATCTGGGTCGTCTATTCGCGGAAGGTCTAGCGGGATTTTCCCTGAAGATAGACGCTCGGTCCGAGCAATAGTTTCTGATTCTGGCTTAGAAAGCTGACGGGGTGACGGCTTTGGGTTACGAATTGAGCCAGGACCATCTGGAGTTGGGTCCGGAGTAGCAAGTGGGACGCCACGAAGGAATAGACCTTCACCGACGACTCCGTTGAGGTTTGCGTCACGAGCTGTGAATGGGTCAAAGTCTTCTGCCCCGATTGAGGTAAAGAACCTTCCACGTGAACGACCGCCTCCAATGTTAGGACGGTCGATTAGGCGACTGCCGATAGCGCGTCCGAGGCGGTAACCAGCCGCCTTCCACTCTATGTCATTCTCACCTAGAGATTTTTTTTTTAGATTATCAACAGCCGTATCGATGGCTTCAATCAGCTCAAAGCTGACACCAGAGGTGATGACGATGCCGTTGACATCCACAAAGGAGTCGACATTGTGATAGTCAAAGATTGGGTCTAGAGCTTGTTTTACTTGAAAGGCAAACTGAGGCACCACTGGAAGCAAGTATGGCTTCTGGTCGAAATTGTCATCTTTTGTTGAGCCAAACTCGCTGAGAAGCTTAAACTTACGACGCTTCTTGCGGCGTCTCCCAACAACTCCACGGAGTGCTGCAACTGCAAGTTCTCCTGGATACTTTACTTCCAGGTCAGCAATGTAGTCCTCTTCGTTGAATTCTTCGTCAAGTTCATAAGTCTTCTTAGATGCTGTGTCGCCGGTGACTACTCCCTTGGGAATTACGGCAAATCTGCACTTGCCTTCTGGCTCGACATCCATGGCGATTATCTTGCAAGAATTTCCACCTTGGTAGAAGACGCAGTTTGCGCACTTAACGCCAATTGCAGCAACTGGGTTTTCAGCTGCAGGCTTATAGCCAGCCCAAACGCCGTCAGAATCCTCGTTGAAACGACCGTGGCGCTTAACAATCTTAAGAAGAGCATCTCTTAAGTCTGTTTCTTCTTGGTCGAGATTGTTTTTGTCAAACTCTGGCTGATTTCTTTCATCATCCATGTCTTCGTATTGGACGGGGGGCAGAGGAACCATACGGTTGCCGTTTTCTCCAGGCTTAATAGCAATTGGCATCGCCGGCATTTGTGATGGGCGAATCACTCTTTGTGGCTCATTTGCAGGGACACCAGGTGCCAGCATTGGCATATTCTGCATTGGCGCAACTGGCTTGCGTGCTGGCATCACCACAATCTGCTGTGGTGGACCAAACATGTAGCGTCCGCGGTTCCCACTAAATCCGCACTTGTAGCGACCGACTTCACCATTGTCCATTCTGCGGGCAAATGTAATTTCGTCGTCGTTTACGTCCATCAGTGAAACTTTTGCACCAAGGATTGTAGCTAGTTGCTTTTCTATTTCAGCCTTGTCGATGGCGTCTTCGTCGTCTTCCATCATCGCCATCATGACGCCACTGGCGTTGTCGTCAGACTTAACTGAAATTGTTCCAGTAAGTTGATTTGCTCCATGTAAAACGGGCGAGACCTCGTAAAGTTCAAGTTCGTAAATAACGTTTGCTTGAGACTTTTGGTCAAACTGGGCCCGAAGGGTCTTGTATCCGATTGACCATTCCTGCTCTTCTCCAAAGAAAGCAACCATGGCAAAAGCTTCCCGACCTTTTTCTGAATTAAGGTTGAATTGCACACGGGCGAACAGGCCACCAATGCCAGCCATTTTCATCTTAAGTGGCAAGCGATTGTCCGTATTTGGAACTTCGTAAATCTCTAGAACTTTACCGATTGGGTCATTCCAGCTATGTCCCCAGACAACTCGTGGCTTACGGCGTTGGAGGCTCTTGGCGAATGCTCCACTTGCAACAATGTCACCAACGGAGTCTTTGTTACCAATACCAGCAACGAAACACTCAACTATGCCCTGAGCCTCATCAAGGTTGATGTTTCCGCCCTTCGAAGAGAGCGAGTTACCAAGCGAAGTTGACTTGTATTCGAATAGTTCAGATGGCATGCAATAGACCCTTCAAGTTGTGTCTATTGAAGATAATAAGCGATTGGGAAGTCTGTTTGGTGTAACTATTACTTAAGATTTCAGTATAAAGAAACTATTCTATTGTTGGCGTTAATTTACTGAAACTGCACTTAAACAGTCTGCCCAAAACCCCAAGCCGCCCTGGTTTCCCGCTCCGCGAAAGAGTCTTGTTGATGAGCGAAAAACTCCGTAAACATCTCTACAAGTCCGTCTCGGAAGAAAGAGAATCTCTTTTCCTCGTCCGCATACTCAAAAGATTTGAGCATTAGTGAATTTATTTCACTGAAGTGTGACTCGTTAATCTTTTTGATTCTTGCAACATGAGCATCAATCATTGCTCGAACATCTTTTGCGGGCAGTGCCTTTACTCTGAGGCCCTTCTCCGATGCTTCGTTCACTCGTGACTCAAACGAGTCATTGATAATTGAAGAAATAACCGGCCTGATGTCTTCATCAAATTGCTTGTTCCATGTGTCTATGGACAGAACCGATTCGATGTCAAGAGTTCCATGCATTAGTGCTTTTTTGGACTTTAGTCCGCTTGCTTTTTCAAGAACTACCCGCTGCTGGCGCTCCATGACTCTTTCTACTCCGCGTGAGAGAATGTTGGTCCAACGCTCAATCGATTGTTCATTTCTATCGACTGATTCTTTTTCTGAATCATCAGACTTTGTCTCAATCTCAGATTCTGGGGATGAAGCGACCGTTGTTGGTGCTGGAGGCATTGCTGTCTGCGGTATCCCGCCGAAAGCCTCTGGTGGAACAGTTGTTTGCGCAAGCTGTCCTTCTGCTGCTGTCTCGGCAAGAGCACCAGCCATTGTGTTCGTATCGAGCGGCATGACTTCTCCGCCTGGAGGAATAGGTGCTGGGGCACCTGGAGGCATTCCTGGCATACCTGGGGGCATTCCTGGCATTCCTGGCATTCCTGGCATTCCTGGCATTCCTGGTGCTCCTGGAATCTGTGTTTGTCCCTCTTCCATCTTCTTTTTGGTATTGGCGATAGGAATGAGGTTTGGATTTTGCAGCAGAGAGTCAGCAAGGTCTGCTTCTACTTCTTTGCGTGAAGAACCCATTCTGTATTCGTTTGCGCTGATAAGACCAGACTGGAACTCTTGGAGAAGGTATTTGTCTCTCTCTTGCTTATAAAGCATAAGGATTGGCACTTCGGACGTATCAAAATCTAAATAGAATTTTTCATCAAGTTCGTCAAGGCCACGAGCCAATGGCTCTAGGTGAGGAAGCATTGTCTCCATCCAGAAAACACGAATTTCTTCAGCTGCGTTACTAAATGTTCTTCCTGCAGCATTTCCGATAACTGATTCCGGGACACCGAAGGATGAAAGAATTTCTTCTTTTGTTATCTGTCGCATCTGAATATATGCAGCATCACGCGGGTTCGCGGAAGTATCAACAAAATCCACCCCATCGTCTGCTGCAATAACCGTCGTATGGCCTGCTTTTGCAAGATTTCCACGGAATCTGCTTCTTAGCTCTTCCTTGTCGTCCTCGTCAATTGCGCCCCTAACGACCAAAAGTCCACCAGGGCGGCCATCGTTTAGGAGGTAGTTGCGGTTATAAAGTTTGGCTAGGTTTTCAATTTCAATTGCTACGCCAGCTGCCTCTAGGGGTGTTAGAGACAGGTATGGGTCAAGTGGATGAGGTCTTCTTATCCAGCAAACATCTTCTGGCTTGAGAATTCTTTTTTCTCCATATGGCATCTGCACTTCATAGCCAGATACAAAAGTTTTAGGGTCGGGGATTGGGGCTGTTGATTGGGGCGGAAGAAGGTTGAGCGCGATGATGCGACCATCTCGCCCAAATATTTTCTCAATAAATGCGCCGCGAGTTCCAAGAAGCAACTGGGCAGAAAGCCTGTATCTGAATATAAAGGAGTTTTCTCCAACATTTGCTTTATTATTCAGAAGCTCCAGAAGGGTTGAGCGATTTGCTTCTCTACCTACAACTATTTCGCCCTTATTTGAGTTGTTTTTTCTGAGAATTATTGGAAGTCGCGCTTGGTTGCCAGCGATTGCATCAATACACCTGTTAACCCAGGTGATTTTTGACATTCCTTCACGGTAGGCGCGCTCAATATCCCAAGAGTCACGGTATGCCTTCCCAGCAAGAGATGGGTTAATGGAGATAGGCGCTCCATACCCAACGTCCTTTCTGGACTGGGAATTTATGTTTTTGTTTTGAGGTGCGTTCCAAGCCATGCGTTATCTACTCAGAACCCAACAAGAAACCGAAAAGTCCACAAGAGACACCAGCGACCACCCAACCGGCAGGGAAAAATATCATTCCTGCTCCAATACTAGTAAATATTATAAAGCAAAGCATTAATACATTTGCGAAAGTTCTACGATTAGCCCTAATTTGAAGCCATCTGCGGAAAACCCGAATTTTTAAAGTTAACCGAGCCGGAAGCGTCTTGATGGTCTTTTTAAATTTGCGGCGTCTGTTTTTTGTTTCTGCTTGCGCTGGGGGCATGTAAGATACAGTAGCGCATAAGTTGGCTCTCGCGCACTAAGAGCCTTATCGATTGGTATTTATAGTTTATGGCTGGAAAAGCTAACTGGGAAGAAGTCCTTGAATACCTCAGCCCCAAAATGCCTTCATTTTGTCCGGAGGAGCCATCTATAAACCAAAAAGTTTTCTTGAGAACCAATTCACTTGAGGGACTATTTGGTGGGGCTGCCGGTGGAGGCAAGTCCAGTGCTCTTTTGATGGCTGCACTGCAATACGTAGATGTCCCAGGGTACTCTGCAATCCTTTTCCGTAGGACATTTGCGGACCTTTCGCTCCCTGGAGCTCTGATGGACCGCTTTAAGTCATGGATGAGCAACTACGACGATGTCCACTGGAACAACAACACATTCGTTGCCACCTTCCCATCCGGTGCGCGTATTTCTTTCGGATACTTAAATAACGTTAATGACTATCTCCGCTACAAAGGTTCCGAATTTCAGTTCATAGGAATGGATGAGGTCACGGAAATCCGTGAATCTGACTACAGATACCTGTTCTCCCGTCTCCGCCGTCCTGCAAGCGGACCAATCGCCCAAGTCCCACTCAGAATGAGGGCTGCGTCAAACCCTGCCCCCAACTGGGTGCGTCAGCGCTTTATCGTGGAAGGCAAGGAGACTGGAAGGGTGTTTGTCCCATCTACGCTAAAAGACAACCCTGGAATTGACGCTGACTCATACCGACAGGCTCTGTCAGCCCTTGACCCAGTGGAAAGAAGAAGACTTGAAGAGGGCGACTGGTGGTCAACCACCCTGGGCAGCCTGTTTGAGCGGGAATCTTTCATAATTATTGACGCCGACGAGATACCACTTATAACCAACTCAGCGAGAGTTGTCAGGTTCTGGGACCTTGCAGCCACCGAGCCTCACGCTGGCAACCCTGACCCTGACTGGACGGTTGGGACGCTCATGCTGTTTGACGGGGGGGTTTCCTACATTCTTGATGTTAGGAAGGCGCGCGTAAAAGGAGAAAAAGTAGAGCAATTAATCTCCGAGACCGCCGAAGATGACGGATACGGGGTTTCAATTAGAATGGAACAAGAACCCGGTTCTTCCGGAAAGGCCTTGGTTGACCAGTACGCCAGATACGTCGTTCCTGGGTATGACTTTGGCGCAATGAGGCCGACCGGAGACAAGGTGACAAGGGCTAGGCCGTTCGCCGCTGCTGCCGCCAACGGAAACGTTCGCCTGGTTCGTGCCCCTTGGCTCACTGACTGGCTGGACGAATTTTCTTCATTTCCAGAAGCCGCGAACCACGACGACCAGGTTGACTCCGCTGTTGGAGCTTTTACTTTTTTGACTGGTTTGGGGTTGCCTCAACGCAAACGTGCTTCTATAATTTTCTAAACCATCACCAAACTAGACTTACAAAGAGGTACTACTAATGAGCTTGGGTAGAATCCAAGAACTCCGTTCCGCCATCATGGAACTAGACAAAGATATTTCTTCTTTCCTAAAGGAAGCGCCAAGTGCAGAAGAAGCCGGTACAGCTCTCGCTGAGCTGAACTTTTTAAAGCGAGACATTTCTCTCGTTTACGACATATTCGCTGGAGCTCTTTCAGAAATTATGGGACCAGTAGAATCGTTGCATCTTTCAGATGGAACAACTATTGAAAAGAAGTCTTCCTATGACCGAAAAGGCTGGAAGCATGCAGACCTCGGTTCTGCGGTCGCAGAACGCCTCGTAAAGATGTCTATCGACATGGACACGGGGGAAGTAACCAAGTCTCCGAAAGAAATAGCACAAGAGATGCTTTCATATTGTGCTCCTTCTTATTGGAGAATCAAAGAACTTAACAAAATTGGCTTGAATGCAGATAACTTCAGTGAAGTTGGAGAACTCAAGACCAGCATCATCGTCCGTAAACCAAAGTCATAAATCGAGGAGAGAACATGACACAGAACAGCCAAGACATTGCCCGCCAGCTCGCAGAGCCATTTCCAGAAGAAATGGAAAAGACTCTCGTCAAGAGTGGCGTTTCTCTTATTTACCTTCCAATTAGCGAAGTGATTAATCGACTTAACAAAGTTCTCGGTGTAGAGAACTGGTCTTTTGAAATCATCTCAGTACGTCGTGACGAGGTGGACGTTGACGAAATAATCGCGCACGTTTCACTGTCTGCTGAAATCGATGGCAAATCTATTGTTAAGCATGGATTTGGTGGCCAGACAGTCAAGCGCCAAAGAAAAGACAACAAGCCTGTCGACCTTGGCAACGACTTCAAGGGAGCAGTATCTGACGCCCTCAAGAAAGCCGCTCAACAGTTAGGCATCGGTCTATATCTTGCTCGGTCTGCAGACGCGATGGATGCCGAGGACGCAATTCATTCTGCTCCACAGCAACCCGAGCAACCATCGGAGATTGACGAAAGATGGAACAACTTTGTATCTGTTACAAAAACACTCACACAAGAGCAAAAAGACTCTTTGAACGATTTTTGGGCAAAGCATTCTGGCGGCAAACCAAAGCCAACACGTGCCACAGCAACAGAAGATGACATTGATGTCCTTGTTGTTGAAGCAATGCGACTTTCGTTCGGTGCAACTCTTGTAGAGCCAACAGATGGCAAGTGATGAGCCAGTGGTTCTTGTAGCCCCAGATAGGCTTTCGCCGTCTTCCATATCAACGTTTCAGCAATGTCCACTGAAGTTTAAATTCAGCAAAATTGACGGACTTCGTGATGCCCCAACAGAAGCAACAATGCTGGGAAATTTCGTTCATGAGATTCTAGAAGTAATGTATGCACTTCCTGCTGAACAGCGGACGCAGGACACGGCCCGCGCTTTGGCTCGTGACTTGTGGTCTTCTAAGTGGGAGGAACAGGTCACAACGCTGATTCACACAGAGAAAGAATTAAAACTCTTCAGATGGACGGCATGGTGGTGTGTAGAGAATCTATGGAACCTTGAGGAACCCAAAGAAGTCGAACCTTATTCGATAGAAGAGCATGTAGAGGGAGAGATTTCTGGGATTAAGCTTCACGGCTTCATAGACAGATTGCACTTCTCTGACGGAGTAGCAAAGGTGTCTGACTACAAGACAGGCAAGACACCTAAAAAGAACTACATCGATGACAAGTTCTTTCAGTTAATTATCTACACTCAGCTTTTAGAGAGCGCCGGGATTAATGCGGACAAAATTGAAGTCGAGCTTCTTTACCTGAAAGACGGAGTCAGGTTCGCAAAAGAAATTACAAAAGAAGATGTGGCCAAGGTCGCATCCGTGATTGCTGAAGTAAGAGAAGGCATAGAGAAGAGATGCGAGGAAGGGTATTTTGAGCCGAACAAGTCAATCTTATGCAACTGGTGCGGATTCAAGTCAATTTGTCCAGCATGGCAAAAGTAAGGGTTCATCTGTGAGCCCTAAATGGAATGATGACATCTTCGCACGTACAGTTGCAGAAGAGGTAAAGAATAAAGTTACCCCTATTGAAAGAGATGAGCTACGTCGCCCAGAGAACTGGGACAGATGGAAGCGCGCTCTTGTTGCTTTGTCGGATAATCTGCAAAACCAGATTGAGCTAATTGAAGAAGACAACGAGTCGGACCAAAGACGCTATTCTTCGCTTGGGTCAAAAGGCAATAAGTTGACAACTGAAACTCGTCGCTACTATGACGAGAAAGCAACCAAGATTAAAAGATTCAAATATCACGTAGACAGAAGACTTGATGAGGTCTGCGTAATGATTGAAACTGGAGAGGCCACACAGAGTGACGGATGGAAAGAGGTCGACTTTTACCGTAGAGCGATAATTGCGCACCGCAACATGCTCCGAGACTTTGACCTAGAGGATACAGCGATTGACCGCTCCCTCTGGGATTGCCTTGACGGTAAATGGACCTTTGATTCTATTAACAACGACAACTTGTGATGTAGTCTTGCGCTTAGATGGAGCGTAAAAAACCAATTAAGCGGACACCAATTAAGCGTAGTTCAGCGCCAATAGCGAAGCGCAGCAAAAAAACCGAGAAAGCTTATGTTGAGCGTCGTAAAATAGTTGCTGAGATGCTCGCCGAGTTCCCGCTTTGTTTTGCTTGTCCAATATTTGCAAAACACGACGGCTTGTCAACGTTTATTCATAAGAACAGTGTTGACATTCATGAACTAATAAGAAGGTCACAGGGTGGCTCTATTTTGGACAGAGATAATCTTGTTTCAGTCTGTAGACAATGCCATACGCGAATAGGAAATGAGCCATCTTTGGCTTTTTCACTAGGACTCGCAAAACATTCTTGGGATTGAGTGTATTATTTAATCATTCCTAGATATCGCTACCTGGGGACAGTATAGGTACAAGGGCGGGCAGGCGCATAATTTGACGACTGCCCGCCTTTGTATTTGCTATAGTCACTGCTTGTGAATATTCTTGGGTTAGACCTATCTTTGACGTCTACCGGGTATTCATTTCATGGGAATACTGGAATATTTTCAACGAAAGCCAAAGGACCAGAGAGGCTTTCTACGATAAACAAACTCGTATTGCAGTTTTGTCTTGACAACGGTGTTGAGTGCGTTGTCATTGAGGGCTACTCATTTGCTTCACGAAACTCACAGGCCCACAGCATTGGTGAACTTGGAGGATGTATACGCATGACCTTGTGGGAGTGCAATATTCCGTACATCGAGGTCCCACCAAGATGTAGGGCAAAATTTGCTACAGGCAAGGGGAATGCTGGCAAAACAGAGGTCATATCGTCCATCTCATCAAAGACTGGCCTTGTGTTCTCTGGTGCTGGAGCAGATGATGAATGTGATGCGTGGGTTCTTGAGCAGATGGGCCTTACTTATCTTGGAGAGTCGACACAATCTTGGACAAAAGAGCAACTTGAGGCTTTAACGAAAGTAGACTGGTCGCAAATAGACACAATGAGGGGAACCGCTTAAATGAGAACCACACCGATTAGCCAGGTAGATATTGAGCAAGAATTACTACGCTTGATGGATACCTTAGAAAATGAAACAGAGCAATTTGAGTCACTATCTATGGATATGGCAAAAAAAGAAGCTGTCTATAAAGCAAACTGGGCTCGTGAATACTTATCAGCTAAGGGCTCTATTAAAGAGCGTGAAGCTTGGGCTGACTACAAACTTGACCAAGAATTGTTTGAGTACAAGTGTGCTGAAGCTCTTGTAAAGGCAAAAAGAGAAAAACTTCTTTCTGTTCGCTCATCGATGGACGCAATAAGAACACTAAACGCAAACGTAAGAACGCAGGTATAGAGATGCCTAATGGGATACATGAATCACTACTTCAGCTGGCTGTGGATGTTGACATCCTTGTCCCACTAGACAACAACCCGCGTCGTGGCGATGTTGCCGCAATCATGTCCTCATACAAAGAGTTTGGGCAGATTAAGCCAATCGTAATAAGACCAAATGATGACGGAACAGCAACAGTCATAGCAGGAAACCACCAACTGCAGGCTGCTAAGAATCTTGGATGGGACAAGATTGCTGCCGTACCTTATGAGGTTGACGGAGAACGGGCTATCGCCTTTGCAATTGCCGACAACAGAACAATGGAGCTTGGTTATACGGAGCCGGAACTTCTCAACGAAGTAATTCTTGAATTAGCTGATGTCTATCCAGAACTAATGACTGGTCTTGGGTGGGACGAATTCTCAACGGCAGAAATTGAACAGAAAGTTATTCGTCAAGATAACCGAATAGTTGAACCGGGTGCTGGATTTATAGCCCCTGTTATGTCCGGCAATTCAGGCAATGGATTTACTTCAGGGGAAGCAAGATTTGACAGATACGAAGACTATGAAGAAAATGACGAAGAATACAACGCTCCATCTGCTGAACGACCAGGTTTGGATAGAAATGCTGTTTCGGTCACGCAAACAGAAGACGGCAAGCAGAGAATAGGCATAATGCCAGGGATGGACCAAAATGATGCTGTCATCCGTGGGTCTACAACCGTGGCTCCAGGTTCTGCGCCTCAGGCTGTTGTCCAATATACGCTAGTCTTTGATAACACCGCACAGCAGGCTAGGTGGTATGAATTCGTCAAGTGGCTTCGCTCAGACCCAGCCGTAGTCGGAACTACTACAGCAGAAAAATTAATCGACTTCATCAATCAACACATAGAGATTTAACATGGACCCAATAGAACAAAAATGCAGATACCTTCTTGGCAGAGGACGCATTTCAGCAAATGAATGTGCCGAGGTTTTGAATGTTCTTGATATAAGAATTTCAGAAGCCACGCACTGGAAAGAAATAGCCGAAAAAGCGCTAAATGAAAACAATGAACTGAGAGCTGAAGTAGCACGCTTGAGTCAAATAGCGCGGTACTAAAGTGACCCGTCAACGTCTATTCCTAGACATGAGTTGCGTAGAAGCTGCTCGCCAAAGAATTCGCCACGTTTATGACACATTCGATACTGTCTGTGTTCAGTTTTCTGGTGGTAAAGACTCTACGGCGGTCCTTTTGCTTGCCAAAGAAGTGCACGAAGAAAGGGGCCTCGGTCCTGTAAAGGTTATTTTCCGTGACGAAGAGATGGTTAGCCCTGTGGTGGCGGACTATGTCGAGCGAGTAAGAAATTATGACTGGGTCGACATGGAATGGTATTGCCTTCCGTATCCGGCAGAAATATGGGTGCTCGGCTACAGAATAACTACATTGCTTTGGAGCCAGGAGCGCTTTGAGCAAGACAGATGGATACGCCCAATGCCATCGTGGGCAATAAGCGGAAAACATTTTGGACTGAGCCACAGTGTTTCCTTGCCTGAGCAAACTGACTACTACACAATGCAAGGGAAGAAGGGAAACGTTGCCTTCCTCACCGGAGTACGAGCAAGTGAATCAATGGTTCGCTATAGGTCGATAGTTCAGAAACTTCACGAGAACTACATAAATACTCCATACAAACTAAAAAAGGGAATACCTCTTAAGTTTGCAAAAGTAATTTACGACTGGAACACAAATGATGTGTTTAAGTTCATCATTGAAGAGCATGGCGCTGAATATTGTGAGTACTACGACCTTGCCGCCCTAACTGGAAGCAATACAAGAGTTGGAATACCACTGCATGCTACGGCAATTAGAAGAATCGGTGACGTTATAGCAACTGAGCCAGAGTTTTATGACAGACTTTTTGAATGCTTCCCGTACATTGACGCACAGCGCAGACTGTGGCCTGAATTTGACTCAGAACAATTAATCGAAAGCTATGCCCGTTTTGGTTTTGATGGCGCATCAAGTTTTATAGACGAGTATCTGGTTGGGGATAGGCGCAAGACCGAAGCAAAAGCATATGTTTCTAAATTCAGAAAAAAACACCTGACCGACCCTCATGGGTATCCAGTTAGTTGGTTAATCAGAAACCTAATGCTCAATGATATTGACGTAAACTCACCGACGCCAGTGGGGCCAAAAACAAAAGCTCACGCAGTTAGGGCTGTGGAGATGGAAAGAGCCGACATCTATGAATATTAATATTGAGTACGTAGACCCATCGGTCTTGTCAGTTCCTGAATGGAAAGCGACATATACGCTTCGGCCAGAGATGTTAGTTATTTCAGCATCGCTTTCCCAGTTTGGCTTTATCCAACCAATTCATGTGCGAAAAGCAACGGGGGAGATTATTGACGGTTCAGAAAGATTCCTATTAGCAACAAGCATCCCGCAGATACTAAGAAAAAGCTCTGGGTTGATTCCCGTTGTCTTTCACGACGTAGACCACATTGACGCAATGCTTATGCACTTGAGACTAAATAGAGGACATTCTCAAGTAATTGCTCAAAAAACCTCAAACATTGTCAGGGCAGTTAAGCGTTCTGGAAAGTATGGAGTGTCTGATTTTGAAGACATGCTGTGCATGAGGTCTGAGGAATTGTCAATAATGCTTGACGGAAGCCTGCTGAAAACACGCAAATTAAAGGAACACAACTACGCCAGGGCATGGATTCCTATTGAGGCACCGCCGGGTTCCGTAGGAGAAGAATCTTTTTCCATAGAAAGACCTCCTAATCCTGACAGATAAATAAAACTCTTTTCTGGTATATTTATAAAAAGACTAGAGGAGCATTATGCCCGGAGTACGCTACGGCCCAGACATTTCAGACGACGCTGCCTTCATTCTTGATTCTGTTAAAGAGTTGCAGGCAAAATTGCGTAAAGGTTTGACCCTAAGCAAGGACCGCAAGGGCAAAGCTGGTGAAGCTACTAAGCTTGCGCAGTACAAGAAACTTGCAAAAGATATCTTCGGCGTAAGCGAAAAAGATTTTGATAGAGGAAGATTTGGAGACCTTGCCACTATGGCAACATATGGTGGCTCTAAGTCTCGAAGCAAACTTGCAAAGAGCTGGAGAACTGGTGGACAGATGAAGAAGTCTGTTACCCAGGAATTTGTCGACAGAGGCGTACCTGGTGGAAGAAGAGCTGGAAGTACTAAAACTCCAGACACAGCATGGTACCTTGGACGAACCAGACCGAAGAAGTTCAGAGAAGTTGAAGGCCGAATTCAGCGCCGTTTAAACCGCAACGGGACATCTTACAATGGCGTAAGCGTGCCTCCACGAGGTGCTAAGCCAGACAATTTCCTCGCTGCAGTGGACTCTTTGAATATCACTCGTGCGCGAGGAAAGACAAACACGCCAGCTACCAGCGATATAGCTAACAGACCTCTCGGAGTAAGCAGAGGCGCAAGACCCGGAAGTTCAATCCGCCCTCCTTTGCCAAAAAGCGCTATAGCCGCAGAAAAGCGCAGAAGAGCACAGTCAGGTACAAAGAAAGCGCGAGAGCTTGCCGGCAAGGGTAAAGGTAAAAGCGGCGGAAAGCCGAAGACACCAAAGAAGCCTAAGAAGGCATAAAAGACTACCTCTCGGTAATCTTTAACATCTTCTTCTCGTGTAGCCCGAATCCAGAGTCGAGCTCAATAGGGTCGATTATGTCCTCATAAAAGATGTGCCCATCCATGCCTGAATCTTCTTTTATTAAGAAGTCCTTTACTGAAGCATGTGGTTCAAAAACAGCAACGTAACGGCCGTTTTCGTCTTTCCCAACAATGTCTATATTTGTAGAGGAAAACGCAGCAACTGTTACTCTCCACAGAAAATCGGTGAACTCTTCGAGCTCTTCGCCGTCCATGTCTCCTTGCTCTTCTTCAAAATAGAAAAACAACACTTCAAGGGCGTTTCTCAGGACATCTACGTTGGCTGCCCTTTTGTCTTCAGGATTAGAAAAAAAGTTTACTAAAATCTGTTCTTGAATATTGTTTTTTGTTGTCATTGCATATTTCTTTCTTTACCGAAGTGTTCCAGTGACTTATAAGGCTTAAATCTAGCGACATAATCACCTTCTGAGTTCGTACCGACGATATCCATACCTGCAACGGCCATAAGAACTGTTGCTATTCCAAAAGAGTCATCAATCAGTTCATCCACCTCTGACTCGCTCATTGGCTCGTCGTCTGCCATGAATACGACAAAAAGTATTCTGGCAACCCTTTCCAAGATTTCTCTATTTGCATCAACCTTTTCTTGTTGAGAAAATTTAATAGTTGGAGCAAATAACTGTTCAGATGACATAACCAAAATTTACACCCTATTGGTGTCTGGGTCAATGCTCGTCTCCCCCTGCAGACATACTTGGTGTTAGAATTTGATACCGCATTTATTTGCGAAATCGCTTTATCACTGGAGTAGCCATGATTGTCTCGGTCAACGACATTAAGACATATATGGACATCAAGCTAAATCCCCGTCAAGAGGATGCAGCAGAAATGATTCTTGCTGGCCTGCAGAGCGAGCTAGAAGCATTCCTCAGAAGGCCCATCGAAGTATCTGAATTCGAAGAAGAGCATCGTCTCGACGCCGCTCATACGGGCGTTCCAATGGGGTCATTCTTGACCGCCAACGACAATACATACAACTCCTCCTTCACGACCAGCCCACGGAACGACATGACCACATGGGCAAGTCCGCCACCAGCTATTTATTTTAGAAACACACCAATTGTTTCTATCTCTGAAGTAAAAGTAAAACCATTATTTGGAGAAGAAAAAATTCTCGTTGAAGAAAATGACTACATCCCTCGTAAATACGGAATTGACTACTACTACGGATACACGGACGACTTGATTACGGTTACCTATACAGCAGGGCTAGACGGCACAACAATACCGGCAATGAAGCTAATGATTCTTCGTGCCGCATCCCGTGAAATGCAAAACATGCACGATGACGTTGTTGCGGTAAAAGACCTAAACACACGAAATACAGGGCCGGCCGTAACAGGCTTTCTTGATACTGAACTTTCAAGCCTTCGCAAGTACAGAAGGATTCAGGCGTAGCAAAAAATGGCTAATCGCAGTGTAGTAGTCGTAGTAGACGCCAAATGGGATGGGGATGACGCTCAAGACAGGCTGAAAAACATGAAGGATAGGGCCACAAATATGAGCCCTGTCCTTACTTGGGCCGGTAAATATTTAGAGCGTGCTTACTCAAAAAACTTCACCACCATGGGCTCGTTGTCGGCAAAAGCGATGCTTAAGGGAGCGTGGCCCCCTCTTGATAACGAGTACGCTTCATGGAAGGCAACAAAAGTTCCTGGTGCTACTCCATTGATATTCAGTGGAAAACTGTTCAGAAGTGTTTCAAGCATGAACTCTAGTCCCAAAAACGCTCTCAGCGACATGTCGGCCACCTTCGTTATAGATAGCCCAATTGCAAAGTTCCACCAATACGGAACTCAAGACATGCCATCTCGTAAAATACTTTTTGTACCAAGAGACTTTGACAGGGATATAAATAAAAAAGCAACGCAGTACATCGTTAACGGAAGCAAGCTGACATGACCCCGTTAATGAATGGTTCGCATGCAGCAAAAAAGTATGTCAATGACTACCTGTCTCGTGACATACCAATCAGGCTTATCCGCTACAGAAATGGCTGGAACCTGGATAGCACGGATTTGCCAGACCCAGGCCAGTACATCGCCTACGAGCCCCTAGCGATAGATGAGTGGCCTTCAATCATTACGGTCGCTCTATCGATGAACGGTCTTGAGCGGATTGGCTACGATAGCGCCGACCCTCTATACCGAGTTAGCTACAGCATGAGAACATACGTGTGGGTTAGAGACGAAGGCAACGAAGCCACCACTTTAATGCGAGATAGATTGACGACGGTGGTCAGAAGCGCATTGCTTGATTATCCGTGCCTAAAAGCTTTCGATGCAAGAACTTCGTTTAGGGCCGTTATCGCCGAGAATACTTTGCGTGAAGAATATTCCGACATAACTTTACTAAAAGGCGACAGAATGATGGCCGGTGCTTACCTCGCCTACACGCTAGAGATGGACGAAGTAGTCACAAGAGAACCGCTTGGAATTGTTTCCGAGATAGAGATAGAAGCAAGAACTGCTGGCACAAACGAAGAAATGCCTTCTCTTGATGATTAAACAGCTACTTTTAAAAGTTCAATTCATAGTTGCACAAAATAATAGAATCCCGTCTGTACAATTGACCATACAAACGGGATTCCCTATTCGAAACAGTGAGGTCCTATGCCTGGCGTAGTCATTTCAACTTCAGTTAGAACCGGCCCATCAACGGCTACAGTTCGTGAGTCATCACAGCTGTTCATTGTTGGCCTCACCGAGCGCGGCCCATCCGATGAGCCAGTGCTTGTAGAGAGCCTTGCCGAATTTGAGGACGTTTTTGGCGGATATCAGTCATATTCATACACACACCCAACTCTCGAGACATTCTTCGAGGAGGGTGGAACTCGCGCATACGTTGCTCGTGCCGTTGGTGCTTCAGCAACAGTCGGAGAGTTAACGCTTCAAAATGGTGGCGACGACGTCATCACGCTGACAGCTAACGGTGCCGGCGCATGGAGCGCAGACGTTGAGGTTGCAGTAACGCACCCAACAGCCTCGACTTTCAAAATTGACATCTACTACGGTGGTGGCTCTCCAAAGTATACGACTGGAAGCGTTTCGAGCGCATCTCAGGCTGTAGGACGAATCAACCTAAGCGCAATAGCTTCACGGTATGTCACAGCGTCTGTTGATGATGCAGAACTGATTCCATCAGTCATTGCTGCTACAGCATTGTCAGCAGGAGACGATAATTACGAGCTTGTTGATGCCGACACATACGAAGCACAGCTTGAACTTTTCAACGATGCTCTTGGCTCCGGCGCAGTTATCTGTGCCGAAGATTCAAGCAACGCAATGGGCTCTTCACTTATCGCGCACTGCAATACATACAGCAGAGTTGCTCTCCTGTTTGCAAACGAGACTGCAACGGCATCCGAGGTGAAGGCAAAAGCACTTACACTTCAGGCCGAAGACCACCCTGAGCATGCAGCCCTTTATTACCCATGGGTAGAGGTTCCAACCGGAACCCCTGGCGTAACACGCGTTATTCCGCCTGTCGGTTATGTCGCTGGCAAGCGCTCGGTCGCTCACAACCAAACAGGACCACATCTTCCTGCAGCAGGCCTTTTGTCTGCATCGAAGTTTGTAGTTGGTATCAAGTCCGACATCAACAAGACCGTTGGTGACAACTTGGACGAGAACTACGTGAATGCTCTGAGAGTTATTCAAAACACAATCAGAGTTTATGGTGCACGTTCACTGTCTTCCGATACAGACAACTTCCGCTACATTACGCAGCAGGACGTTGTTAACACAATCGTGACAGAGTGCTACCGTTCGATAGAAGATGTGGTTTTCAGCTCAATCGATGGTCGAAACACGATTTTCGCCAACATCGAGTCACGACTAATTTCAATCTTGTCGGTTATGCGTAATATTGGGGCACTGTACCCAGCATTCGATGCAAATGGACGCCAGCTTGACAATGGGTACATCGTGAAGTGTGATTCTTCCATGAACCCAACATCACAGTTGGCAGACGGTCTGGTCAAGGCAAAGGTTGGCGTTCGCGTCAGCAGCGTCGGGGACAGAATCGAAATCGACATCGTCAAGTCAAACCTCACTTCAACAGTGGTTTAATCGGAGGAAGTAACCAATGGCAAAAGTAGCGCAGAGACAAGTACTTGCAACAATAGTTCCAAGCACTTTTACCAATAACGCCAAGCAACAAACCAACGTTCAGGTTAACCTCCCGCGTTGGAACGAGTTCCGCTTCGCGCAGGTCTCAGGCGGTGAAATCACTGCATCTGTTGAAAAGATTTATGAAGGTGGCAAGTCACGACCAACAGTGTTGTGTGCACCCTCCGAAATCGGCGACATTACCCTGACAGCCCACTACGATGACGACATGAATTCAGCGGAAACTGCTGCTGGAATTGGTGCAAAAATCAAGGGCCTCCGCAAGTATGTCGGTACGGCTTACTACAACATCACAGTGTCTGTTTACGACTGCGACATCAAGGACCCAACAAACGACCGCGTTTACACAAATGCGCTCTTGGTTGGAATGACGGAGCCAGAAGGCGACTCGTCTTCGGGTGCTCCTGCAACATTCGCCCTTACATTCGCAATTTCAGACGTCGACGCCCAATAAATCGCCTAGTTGCATTTTTGGCTAGCCATAATGTGCTAGTTTCTGCACTATGAGCGAAAATGCATTGTACGTAAGCGAAGATTCCGATGACGCAAAGGGTGGCAAAAAGTCACCTCAGCGTGACCTGACAGCATCAAGCGTTAAGGAAGAGACACAACTCGACCGCCTACGCTCTATTGTTAAGAAAAAGGTTGAGCGTCCGGTAGTCCACATTCAGGTCCCAGAACGCCCTGGTGTTAGCGTCATAATTAGCCCAAACATCACTCAGTCACAGATGAAAAACTGGCGTAAGAATGCTGGCGAAGACTCAAGAAACGGTCTTGACCCAACAAAGTTTGCTTGCCTTGTTATTGGCCATTCAACTGTTGGTATCTGCATGGATGACGTTGAGATTTTTGACGAAAATGGCAATAATCTTAATTTTGCCCACCCGCTTATTCTTGAAATGACAGAGACAACACGTCCAGTCCCCGATGCAGTTCGGGCACTTTTCGGTGTTGACCCCCACGTTGAGTCAGCTGCTCTCGCAATTCTTGATGCGGCCGGATATTCAGATACGGTTGCCGCAGTGGACCCTACGAAGGAGTCTTCGACGAACTAGTCGTAGATTCCACAGTCGCATCAGCAGCAAGGCTCGGAGAGCTTTTTCACGTAAACCCATTAGAAATAATGGATGTAGACGAAACTGACTGGTTGCTACTATTGGCCTGTGCTAAAGTTATAGGCAACGACCGCGAAGAGCAAGAGCGAAAGTCGAAGACTCAGGGCATATAGTCCATAGCTCGGCAGCCTTACACTCACGTGACTTAAAAATCACTCGGAGTAGGAATGGCAGACGAAAACGTCGACATTAAGATTAGGTTTGACGCCAAAACGGCGGACCTTAATCGTGCCATCGCAAAACTTGCTGTACTAGAAAAACAAGTAAAGAAGCTCTCCAGCGGTAGAGAAGAAGCGTTTGCGCGACGAACAACAAACACCCTTAGCAATGTAACCAAGGGCTGGAAGCGTAGTTTTGACTTCATAGATGCCGGTGCAAAAATGGCCGGTAAGGGACTCACCAAGTTTCTTGGATTAGCCATAAAGGGTGTAGTCGTAGAAATGGGGCTCCTGGCTGCAGCAATGGTTGGCGTCCACGCACTGTTTGTCGCTGGCCAATTTATAATGAAGGCGTACCGAGGGGCAATGCAAATGCTGGCGGCAGGCGCAGCTGGTGTAACAGTCGCTATGGCTGCTGCGTCTGCAGCAATCCGTGAGCAGCAGGCTGCAATATTTGCCTATAGAGGCAAGGGTGCTCCGGCTTTTGGTTCAGCAATGAACCAGACCCGCATGGGGATGCGCAACCTTCAAAGCGATGCAAGTTTAGCGACTTTAGGTGTCGAGGCATTAAATAAGGCCTACGGCAATATGTCGAAGTCAATGAATACTGCCCAGATAAATAAAAGCGGCGGTGCAATAAAAGCATTGATGGATTTTGGCTCCGCTGGTCAAGACCCTGCAAAAGGACTAGAACAGGTATCGATAGTAATAGCATCTTTGTCTGATAAGAAAAAGGGAATTTCAGATGTCATAACAGAGGCCAAAAAGCTTGGCCCAGAGATGGAGCAGGCCCTAAAAAAAGCCAACGTTAAGACAAAGAAGCAATTTCAAGAATTGCTCATGTCTGGGGAGCTTGCTAAAAGCGGTGGCGTTACGGGCCAGTTTGATGCCGTAAATGGCACCCTAATTAGTCAACTAAAAGGATACTTCACTCGCCTGCGTGGTGAGTTTGCAGACTTTGGTGACCAGTTCCTAGAACCGCTAAAGGAAGCTTTCGACCGAGTCTTTGGAACAATCAGACGTGACTTACAGCGCGTAATGGGCGCTATCATGTTCAGCTTTGGCACCCAGGGTGTTATTGATAATTTTTCAAGTGCTATAGAAAAAGCATCTAACTGGCTCGTAAAAATGATTCGCGAATATCTGCCTGGAGCTATAGGCATGTTCGACAGAATCGGTGATTGGTTTACTAGATTTAAGCGCGGGTGGAACCTTGTACTTGACCAAACCAGACCGCTCATAGACGGTGCTCGCGTTCTTTACAAAGCATTTGAGCCAGTTTGGGACGCGCTGAAGCGTGGGGCAGACAACTTAACCCTGTTTCGCGAACTGCTTATACAAAACCAAGACAATGTTCAAGAATTTGGTGAACGTATTGGGAAACTGATTGATTCACTTTCTAAGTTCTTCATGAACATGAAGAAAATGTTTATGGATATGCTTCCGTTCCTTAACGACCTTGTCTCTGGCCTGACGACAGTGTTTGACATGATTTCCAAGATATTTACTTCCGGCGCAGGCAAAGGTCTAGCTGGAGCGCTTGCCCCTCTTATGGGGTTTTCTATTTTGGGAAGAGCTCTTTCTGGAGTAAAGGGACGCCTAATGCCGAACGTTGGCGCAATGTCCGCACAGCAAATGAATGTAACGGCAAACAACGTTTCTATCGCCAACCCAGTTGGTCCAGTGGCGGGGTCGCGAACAATGTTTGGCGGTGGACCACTTTTTTCTGGGGCACCTGGCAGCTATCCGTCTGGACCATCTGGGACACCTGGAGCAACATCATCTGCAGGAACAGCAACAGCAGCAGGTAGTGCAGCGCTTGCTGCTCTCTCGTCGGGCAAAACTTCTGGTGGAAACTTTTTAAAGATGCCAAGCGGAGGAGCAGTAAGCAAACTTGCAGACAATCCACGCAACACACTTAGATACAACATGCTCACTGGAAGCAGGATGACGGTTCGCGGGAGCGATATAAATCAACGAGAAAAAGAACGGTTTACTCAACGCCAACAATTGGGACGTGGCCTTGGCTATTACATGTTCGGTCAAGCTTCTAACCCATACGCGAAAATGGAAGGAGATGCAGCAGCTCGTGCCTCCGCCCGCTTTGAGGCAACACAGGGGCTGCAGAGCCTGTCTATGGACGAGCTACATAAAGTAGCGGTAGATAAACATGGAATTACTGGGTTGACCGATAAGACATCACGTACAGACGTAATTGCACGAATACAAGGTTCTGCTGGGTATAAAGATGAAGATTACGCCGGAATGAGGAAGGTAGGACTCGGAGAGGCGATTAAAAACACGAGAGGAAGAATGCGCTTTGCCGCTACGGGGGTAATGGATAGGGCACAGTATGCAGGAAGACGTGTTTCTGGGGCATACCAAGGAGCCATGGCTTACTTTAATTCTGGTGCATTTAATCCTGAAACAGGTGAATATTACGACCTTAAAGATGCTCGTGACAAAATAGATGAGCGGTTCCAGAAAACCAAAGATGAAGCTGGTGGCAGTAAAAGAAAACTTCTTAGAGGAAGAATAGATAGGGCAAGAGATTCAAACAGGCTTAACAGAACGTATGGAAAATTTGGCAACGCATACAATGTGAAGTTTGCTAAAAGCGCCAGCGGACGTATGGGTGCAGGCATGGGTCTTGGTCTAATGAGCCAAGTCGCTCCAGAAGAAATGCGTGGAGCAATGGCGCTGGGTGCAACTGTTGGACAAATCGACCCACGTTTGGGAATTGCTGTTGCCGGAATAGGCGGAGCCATGAAGGCTCAGGGAGCAATGAAGGGTGCCCTCTCTGGCGCTGCTGGTGGAGCTGCTTTAGGCGGAATGCTTGGACCGCATGGAGCAGCAATCGGTGCCGGAATCGGTCTTGTTGTTGGCGGCATTATGGGTGCCGTTAATAAGGGAAAACAGCAGCTAAAAGAAGCCAGGGAAACTGTACACAAGAGTCTTGGCGAGTTTTACATGGCTAGCCTGAAGTCGTCAGGCGAACAGTTTGAAAAAAACCGTAAGATTCTTGAATCCGGCGGGAGCCTCGAAGGCAAATCTGGAGCTATGCAGGGAGCTGGAGCCAAATTTGCAGCCGCACAAGGGAAGGTGCGCACTTCAATACTTTCAGCCATAGAAGCAGGGGGCGGAGGGTATGGAAGCGGTGGCGACAGGGAATTCTATGACCCCAAAAAAATACTTGACGAATATTACAAAACTGAAGAGGGAAGCAAAGTATCTACTGAGGATAGAAAGAAACAAAAAAAACGTGCCACAAATACGGTTCGTGAACTTCTTAAAGCAACCGACCCAGCAGTGCAGACGCAGCTCAAGGAAATTGACAAAGTCAACAACGACAGAATAGCTGCCCTTTCCCGCGCAACAGGAAAGAGTGGAGCAGAGTTAGAGCAATTAGCAAAAAGTATGGGCGTGGACCTATATGACGCAACGGTCCAATATGACGAACTTCTTGGGAAATTTACTGCGAATCTCAGGAAAAACAAGGAGCAATTAAATGCCGCTCTTACTGATACCTTTCTATCTGGAGCTAATCCTTTTACGAAAAAACGAGAAGCAGGAGAAGCGCAGTATGCGCTAAACCAAAACTTTAGACAACTTGGCGACATTCTTCGTGGCGGCGGCACTAAAGCAGAAAAAATGGGTGCTGTCGACTCCAGTATGGAGCAAGCATTCAGTCAGATACTAACGGTTGCTGGTGGCGATGCTTTTAAGGCATACGACATATATAACAGAATGTTTATGTCTGGTGCAGACCAGGGAATATTTGCTCAAGGTGCAGAATTTGAAGGCCAATCAGAACATTTCCTCGGAAATGCAACATTTAATGAATCTTCTAGATTAATTACAGAGGGAGTTAACTCTGAAGCAGCAACGCAAATTCGTGGCTATCTCGCAGAGAAGAACATGAGCGTTGACACTGGATTGCTAGAAGCGTCTCTAAACAAGATGACACCAGACCAGCAACGGAGTCTTCTTTATGACCTCAAAACAATGGATGAGGACACAAGTGTTCCAAAAGCTGGCGAGACAAACGACCTAAAAAAGGCCCTTAAGAGAAAAACAGGGGGCGGAATAGAGCAGGTCTTGGCTACCGCCTATGGCCTTGAGGGAATAGCAATTACTGGTGAAAAAACTGAGAGCCTGGACAAGATAGCAACAGCCGCCACAGACTTCTCTACCGCTGCAGACGGTCTCAAAACAGCAGTCGAAACATTCAATACCAACATGACTGGATTCTTCGACGCCCCTCTCGGTAATGCACCGGAATGGTGGAAAAAAGGACTGAAAGTTACCGGCGAAGGTGATGACATGCGCCTCATGCCAGACGCAGACACATCTACTCCTCGTGCAGGACAAGTTGGCGATACTGCCACAAGCAAGCTTTCTCAAACAATGTCCCGTCATGCTGCGATGAACGGTCAGCTAACAGGTAAAAGAACAGTTACATCGAGCCTGCGAAACTATGCGCTTGGTTCACCAAGTTCCGACCACGCAACTGGTTCAGCATATGACCTCACTGGACAAAATCTTGGACAATACGCCAAGCTTGTTCATGCCAACGGTGGGTTTGCTGAGTTCCATGGAAGCATGGCGAATAGGCATCTACACGTAGTCCCAGGCCCAGGAGTTGGGGATACCAGCACCTCCCGGCCAATTTCATCCGTAACTACCGGCGGTGGGGGAACAACGAATTACTATTCAATCGAGATAAATGGTGGAAATGCCTCTCCAGAAGCAATCGCAAACATGGTAATGGCAAAACTAAAAGACCAGGAACGCTCAAACAGGGAGCGCAGATAATGGCAGTTGGAAATATTGTTTACGTTACGGTTGGGTATACGCAGGGGGACAATGCGAGCGTCCGCAAAGGATACCCGATAAGGCGTAAATATAAACAAACAGAGAATACTCAATCTCCAAAATTCCCATCTTCGTACACTGAAGTATCTAATCAGTTGTACTGGTTCCCATTCACGTCACTTGGGGCATCAGACGAAAACTATATACCGTACACAATCGGCGATGAATATGGGTGGTCCGACGACCAAGCAAAACGTGCACCACAAATACCGTACACCAACCCACGCACGACAAAATATGATGAGTTTCCTACTGGGCATAAAATAGTCTATGGCGGTTCTATATACGTAGCAACACGACACACATTTGATTGGTCTGAAACAAAATTCGATGTATCCATAAACCCATACAAAACCGCACGTGTACATAAGTGGCGTAGATTTACTGATACGTCGGACACCTGGACTCAGTACTGGTACCACCCGCTGCTTCGGAAGTTCTACACACTTGCGGAAACAGACGCACTCCAGGAGTTGCCAGACTTTAATGAACCGACGCAGTCCAGGTGGGATAGGTTTGTTGGAGATTCAAAGGACATGAATCTAAATAATTTTACATTTGCGCAGATACGTGAGCTTGTTTCCACTGGGTCTGCTCTCGCTACTGCAACTTCTGCTGTTCAGTCCCTCGAGCAGCTATCAATGGCTGCACTCTCGGCCGCGCAGCGTGACGGTACTAACGTAAGGACCTCCACGGCACAAATGTCCGGAACGTTTGTTATCAATAGTCAGGCTGGCGGACAAAACGGTCAAGGAGTTCTTCTGCCTGACAATCTTCCTAAAATGATTCAACGGATGGCTACTGGCACGTCGGGCGTAAAAACAATACTTGACACATATGTTTTTAACCTCAGGCCAAACAATATTTCATACTCCAACATTGGGATTACATGGACAGAAGTTGACAGGGTAAATAACTTCCCACTTGTCGACTATAGAAATAATAAACTGATGAAGATAACCTTCGAGTTTGTTGTTGAAGCTCAAGCACAAGGCGTTTCCAGTCTTTACGAATCTTGCGAAGAACGCATACGCCAAGTCCAACGCATGGCAAATCGCCCAGAACTGATTGTGTTTACAAACTTTGACTCACTATTCGGCGAGGCTGTTTTTAGCCAAACCTCTACGGCAACTTATCGTGAATGGGCAATCGTTGATATGTCTATCAACTCCATACAGCGCACACCAGTTGGACCAGATACCGTCCAGGGAGCAATAAGTAGAGCAACAATAAGTATGACAGTTCAAGAGGTGAGACTTACGCCTGACCAGGTCATATTTATGCCAAAACTTAAAAAAACTCCAGCCGTACCGAACACTCCAACACCTGGTGGGGACCCCGAGCCATGCATCGAGTACGCAACCGATGCAGCTGGTTCTGCTTTAACAGGCGTAAAATACAGCCCGTGTTGGTATAAGAACCGTGGCTTGCCGGTTCCGAGTTAGTTATGTCTTCAAAACTGTTTCTTCCATCACGAGTAGACACATACCGCGACAGCCAGAGTGTTACAAACTTTCGTGGACCATTTGAGAAAAAAATTATTATTGCATCTCTGCCAGATAATTTACAAGCAGACATATCTACACACGTTACACAGGCAAGCGTTAGTTACTCTATGTCATTAGCGTCGGAATTGTCTTTTGACGTAATAGACGTTAATTTGCTCATGTCTAGAAATAATTATTTCATACTAGGTCGTGATGTAATATACGAAACACAGACTCTTGGGCGTGTTGATTCATACACAGGAGAAGTAAGACCTGTGCAACAACTTTTTGAAATAGCAGACGTAACCGTTTCGCAGGGACCAGGCGGAAGTGCATTGTACTCAGTTAAGTGTTACACAAAAGCAATACAGCAGATGAAGCGCGATAAAAAGCCTGGCGCTATAAAAGGAAACGGTAGCCAATACATACGCAATGCTGCTCGCAAATATGGACTAGATGTTTACTGGGAAGAGACATCAAAAGCAAAAACCATATCTCAGTCAAGTGGTTCAAAACAAACAGAATCACTTTGGGAAGTCATGCTGAGACTTGCTGACGATGCAAAATTTGTTTTATTTGAAGTTGATGGAATTATTGTATTTGCATCAGAAAAATTTCTTATGCATAAATGGGGAACAAACATTAGATATGTTGAAAAAACTACAATTGACAAGAAAACAAAAAAGAAAAAGAAGAAAAAACTGGTACGCAGGTTTATTCCACTGCAATGGCCAAACGGTGGAGATGATTATATTGGCACACCAGGATACTTTAGGCTCGTAGAACGCCCAACATTTCGTAAGTCCGCAAACGACCCGTATGCGGCTGAGGGTAGCTGCATGGTCGAGCGATTTAATGCCACGCAAATACGTCCAGGCATGACGGCTTATGTAGGTATGGTGCCCAACATGTCTGGGTACTACTTGGTTGATTCAGTTTCTTTCAACGAAATGGTCCCCGACCCTGTAAGTGTGTCTTTTAGGACGCTCACACGTGATGAAGAAAAAGAAAAAATAAAACTTCTTCCAATAGGAACAAAATATCAACAGACTGCAGTAATAGGTCAGCCAATAAGAACAACTGCCGATACTGCAAAAATAGAAAAAGGAAACCCAATTTCTAGGCCAGCAGCAGACAAGCGAATCACTGGCGAAAACCTTCCGACAGCGGAATTTAGATATAGATATCCATTGATGGAGTATGCGAACATATCACGAACCTACGCTGCCTATTTGGGGAAAATGGAAGACAGCACAAACTCCAGAAACACGGTCTTAATTACTGGAAACATTGACTTATGGGAAAGACCAGTATTGCTTGTTAAAAACAATGCCGGAACTCAAACATTGGGCTACCAGACGTTATTTTCAATTACCCACGTGGTTGAGTCTGGCTCGGAATTTAGAGCCATACTTCTTCCCAGTATCTACACCGAAAATGGTCAGCCCGTCATAAAAACAGAGGCTCAAATAATAGAAAAATACAACAACGCCGGTGGGTACTCGGGAACAGCTAAACACCTTGGTGTTATAGCTGGACCAACATTTAATGAAGCAGTTTTGAACGCGAGGGATTATGGAATTCTACTTTCCCTTCAAAGTGACTTAGTTACGAGCAAGCGTTTCCCAGGATTCAACTTGTCAACACTTGTTGCAACCCCCGGCTCTTTGGATAGTCAGTGGTGAATAATGACTCTTAACACATTTAAAATAGTAGTAAAGTTGTAATTATGCGCCCAGACATAGTCAATAGAGATAAGTCATCATCGCACCCCCTGAAGCCAGGGAGGTTCTATATGGGCATAGTCAAGTCTGTTGACTCTCGTGGGGCAGCGACTATTCACGTATCTGAGCTTGGCTCATCCTACGATAAAGTTGTACCACTAAATACAACAAACCTTAACCATGTTGCGGTTGGCGATGTTGTTAAATGTACATTTTCTGACGAGTTTTTTACTGAGCTTATTGTTCTTGGTGTATCCAATATCAAAGAAGTTCCAGAAGTAAGTTCTTTCGCCCCAACCATTTCATCTCCCGTTTCTGGTCAAGTTATTAAATACAACGGCACGAGCTGGATAAACGAATCAGAAGAGGGGTTTGCTTACAAGGTCGGAGACACTGGACCGGGTGGTGGCATTATCTTCTTTGTTGACCGTTTTGACGAGTATGCAGGGTTTACTTATCTTGAAGTAGCCCCAGTCAGTACTCAGGTTCTAAGAGTTTGGGCTACAGATACAGACCCAGGACCAGGAATTGGCAATCAGCAGACCGGAGTTTCTGGTGCTGATTCAAGGGCACTTGGTGATGGTTACCAGAACACCTTAGACATAGTTGCTCAAGCAGGCAATGTTGCCGCAACTTGTGCTGCTGCGTATTGTGCTGACCTAACTTCGGGTGGTCAATCAGACTGGTATCTCCCAAGTATTTCAGAATTACAACTAGTTCGCAATGTTGTGTACAATCAACTGGGCGTTGGCGGTTTCCTCAATTCCTCGTATTGGAGTTCAACCGAGAACACTGCGAGCAACGCTTGGTACTACACTTTTCATACAGAACTTTTAGACACGCTAAGCAAGACGCAAAACCAATACGTTCGCCCAGTGAGAAGGTTCTAATGGATTCCATCGTTTTCCCAATTCAATTTGACAGTACTGGCATAAAAAAACATCAAGACGGCACAACTGACTATTATTCACAGCTTTTGTCGATATGCATGCTTACCGAGCCAGGAACACACCCGATGAGTCCTCAGTTTGGAGCCTACGACCCATCTTTCCGCGTTATAGATAAAAGCATATTTGTCTTGAATGCGTCTCAGTTTGTTCCAGAAGTAACAATAACGAATATTGACATATCCGAAAAAGATTCTAAAGACGGGACAATGAAAGTTGCCGTCTCTTTTGACATAAACATATAGAGGTTCCACAATGCCAGCAGATTTTTCAGAATATGTAGACCTTTCGATATTCGACAAAGAACCAGGAGATATTTACCGAGACTCTATTGAGCTTGCTCGGTTATCGCTTCCTGACTTCAATTTGCGCGTTGGCACGCCAGAAGATGCGATTTTTCAGGCCGCAGCATACGTAAGCGCACTTAACATTAATGCAATCAACCGACTGCCAGACAGGCTTATGGCAGGAATAGTGTCAATGTTGGGTTATCAGCGGCAAGAAGCAATACCAGCCGAAGTAGACGTAGAGATAACTGTTGGCTCCTACGATGGTGGGACAATCCCTGTTGGAACAGTTTTTGTATACGACTCCATATTTGAAGACGAAGTACAGCAGTATGCTTTTCAGTTGACATCATCATTAACTATCCCTGCGACCAACGAAAACACTTTCCCGTCTGAAATAGCTACCATTACTGCAATTGAGGCTGGAGTAATGCCCCCCTTGACAGCTGGGATAGAGTTATCAGCAATCTCTTCAGGTACTGACATAATTTCCGTAGTCGTTGCTAGTAATGCCAATTTTGCCAACGGTCTTAATGCAGATATGGATAATGAGTACCTATCCAAAGCCACAACATATTTGCGTTCTCTTGCTTCTGCACTAGTTAGGCCTTCACAGGTCGATGCATATTTGTTAACAAACTATCCTGGCATTATTTCTCGCGCTAAAACGTTTGACTTAACAAACGGCGACTCAGATGGTGGGAATATTACAAACAAACGCACAAGCGGTGTTATTAAAACATTCCTAGATTCGACTTTAGCAACAATAGAAACAGAAGCTCCACATCTTTTTGTAGTGGGCGACGTTGTTGAGTTAGATATTTTTAATTCATCTGTAAGTGCAACGTTCAATGGGGAACATACAGTAACCAATGCCAGCGATACAACTTTTAGTTTCATAAAAGTCGCTGGAAACTCTGCAAGCACTGTAGTGACTGGTTCGGCATATGCAGGCCAGGACGTATCGGGGTATGTCGCAGTAGTGGCGTATGGGAATAACACCGAGCTTACTTCACCTCAAAAAATCGATATTTTAAGTGAGGTTCGCGCAAAGTCGGTTGCTGGACTTACGATTGACATAATCGACCCAACGTTAGTGACGCTTGAAATAAATGGCTCCATAACTCTCGACCAACAGTATGAGCAGACAGCGCTACAACAAACAATTGAAGATGCTCTTATTGAGTTCCTTAGTCCGTCAAATTTTTCTCTTTCTTTTGACAGAATAAGACAAAGCCAAGTGATATCTCTAATTAGCAATATACCTGGCGTTGTTTATGTTGCGTCCCTGTCTCTTTTGCCGACCGGAAGCGGATGGCTTCCGCAACACGACAACGACCTTCTATTTAGGGACAAAGGCTCCCTGCCTATACTGTCTCTCGACGACATTGACTTCACCTACACATCTATAGACGTGGAGGGGTAGTGTGGCTAGAACTGTAAACTTACTATCCGACGGCAATGCGCTTCTCAGGTTTTCTTCATCTGATGGTGCAAACATAGGTATTTCATCTGTCTCCTACGATTGGGAGGCTGATAACGCGACACTTTTCATTTCTGGAAATGATTTTATTGTCAATACTAGGTATGTTCTTGTCGCGGCCCCAAACGATAGCGACGACATCGTAATCCGCCTTCCGGCAATGCCGCTAAATATTGCAGACAATGGTCGGGTCCTTTCTGCAAACATGAGATTAAAAGTAAATTCACCTGTTATTGTCGACGCTCTTTTATATATTGATTCAGCATCAGCATCATATTCTGCGGTCTCGCAGTCTTATACGAGCGGCTTGTATAGCGCTGTCCATACAAACCAAGTGTCGGTTCCGGACGACAGCAACGTTCATACTGCGACAATTGAAATAACTGTTTCTGGACACTCAACAAATCCAGTTCACATGACAATGCCGCACATTATTCACGATATGGCAATTTTTGAAAACCCGTTTGTTCGACGTTCTAGAACATTTTTGCCAGATTTTTATTTCGAAATAGATTCTGCTCAGACTCAACCATCGTACCCATTTTTCAGGCTAGTTGATATTCTCACATCTGCCGCTGGGGAGACGGTGCTTGAGCACGACAGGATGTATGGTGTTGAAGTTGGGCAAGTACAGCTTCCGGAACAAACTGCAGAATATTGGGCAAGAAGCACATTGGTATCACCACGTTCAGTCCGCGATAACTATATTCCATGGCTTGCGCAGTTTACCGGTGGACCATTGCGTCAAAATATACAAAAACCAGATGGCTCATTGTTTTTCACAAACGAGGGAACAAGACGCGACTTTGTAGAGTGGCAATTAACTGGCGGTTACTACGGTCGTTCTGCTGGCTCAAGAGAAGCAATGACTGAGGCTGCAAAGCAATTGCTTCTTTACACAAAAGATGGTTCGCAAAGTACTTTTTCGGTAGCAGTAACCCCTCGCTACTTGGGTGACCCGTTTGCCGTGCGCGTCCAAACTCTCACAAACGAGACCCCAGACGCAGGCGACGGGGAAGAAAGCAACCTTGTAAAGCAGTCTGTTTCTTGGGCTAAACCTATGGGGTATACAGTTGTTCATCAAACTGTTGACGAATTCTTTTTCTCGTTTGACGACCCCACCTTGGGTCTTCTGGATTCCATGAGGTTTGGATAAAATGATAAAATCAACTATTAACAATTCAGGAGAAATATAATGGCTGGCTCAGGAGTAAGACTGTTCGTCTCTGGCGAAATCGCGTATGCCGCTGACGTAAACACATATCTAATGGACCAGGTGATTAGCCGTTTCCCAAACGCGGCAGCTAGAAACGCTGCATTTGGTAACGGCATCCCTGTATCGCAACCGGGTGGTGACGGTAAACCTCAGATTTCAGAAGGTCGTTTTTGTTACTTAGACGACATTAATGAAGTTCAATTTTACGACGGTGCTACATGGCAGTCTGCATCGCAGTTCACTGTTGGTGACGGGACAATCACAGAAGCAAAACTTGCAGCTAACTCGGTCACATCTGACAAGATTGCTCCAGGAACAATTATTGCTTCAGACGTTGGTAATAACACGATTACAGAAGCCAAGCTGACTACTTCGGTAGCCGGAAATGGTCTTTCTGGAGGAAACGGAACCGCGCTTGCCGTAAATGTTGACAACTCAACCGTGGAGCTGAATTCCGATGCTCTCCGAGTAAAAGACCTTGGAATAACCACTGGAAAACTTGACGACGGTGCTGTTACGTCTGCAAAACTTGACACAAATATTTCTATCGACGGAGAGGTATCTGTTGGTACGGACCTAACCGTAACTGGAACATCTTTCATAGCTGAAATAATTGAAAAAGTGCATTCTGTTGGGGCGGTGTCCGGAACAGAAAATATAGATATTTTGACGGCGGGAATTCACTTTTTTGACGTTTCTAGCACTTCTTCATTTGTTTTGAATTTTACTGGAGACGGTACAGCCAACTCTTTTCATAACATGACTTCAGTTGGTCAGTCTATTACTGGAGTAATTCTTGTAACTTCTGGCTCAACAACATGTAGGCCAACTTCGATACAAATTGACGGCAATACGATTACTGGCGTCAAGTGGTTTGGTGGTGTTTCCTTCCCTGACGGAAGCGGTGGAGGCGCGGTCGATTCGTACACGATTACAATCATAAAGACTGCAGCAACTCCAACTTACGTTGTGTTAGCAAGTCAATCAAAGTTCTCATAAGGAGAATCAATGCCTTTTCTTGGTGGACGCGCTTCGGCTTCTAGAGGATTTTTTGGTGGTGGCTCAACGCCAACCCCTCCAACAAGCCTGTCTTCAATCGAAGGTAATCAGCAGCTGACGATATCGTTCACTGCTCCATCTTTTAATGGTGGATTGACGATTGGAAACTACGAATACGCACTTTCGACCAACAGTGGTTCATCGTACGGCGCATGGACCGCTCTTTCCCCGGTAGATACTTCTTCACCGATTGTAATAAGTGGACTAACCAACGGACAGGCATATCACGTAAAGCTCAGGGCAATAAATGCTCTTGGCGGAGGTCAGGAATCAGACCCACTATCAACGAACACAACTCCATTTACGGTACCGAGCGCGCCTGTTATTTCGGTAGCTAGACAAGCCTCGCAAACGCTACGCATAACTCTCGCTACTGCAGCCCCAGGAAACGGCAGAACCGTAACGGGTTATGAATACAGAATAAAAAGCAGTGGTTCATACGGTTCATACATAGCACTATCTGGTACGACCGGCCCATGGGACATTGGAAGCTTGTCTAACGGAACTTCATATACGGTTCAAGTTAGAGGTGTAAATGTCGGGGGAAGTGGACTGGGCTCTAATGAACCATCTGCAATACCATTTACGGTGCCAGACCAGGTTGGTACTCCAACATCCTCTTCAGGGGATAGAAGATTCACAATCACATGGAGTGCTCCAGGAAATGGTGGAAACGGAATCAGTGCCTATAGAGCTCAGTATTCAACAAACGGTGGGGCTAGCTGGACAGGTGATGCAACTCCGACAACAACTCCAACAAGCCACACTTTCACTGTAGAAAACGGAAGCTCCTACATAGGTAGAGTGCAGGCAATTAACGCTGCTGGAAACGGAGCGTACTCGGCTGCTTCATCTGCCAGTACGCCAACATTTGCTGCGCCGGGTGTGTCAGCAGAAAATCTTTCTGGATACGGAGTTAAGGAGCCAAGAAGCAATTCATCATGGTACAAAGGTCCATTTAGGGTCTACTTCTCTCCAACGGCATGCGAAAACTACAGAGACACATATGTAACTATTACTGACGCATACGGTCAAAGCAACACAGAAGGTCCATATACTTCTTCTGCCGCAAATCAGTACGTTGACTTTTCTACTGTAGATACGTATTATGGCTCAGCAGACATAGGCTTAAGTCAGTATTACACGGTGACGGTAACTACGTACAATACTGCCAACCACGGAGTTTCAGCTTCAATAGGCCACACAACACGGTCGGCAAATACAGTCTCCTTCGACGACTCTGATACTTGGGAAACAGGTCCAATTCTCGTAACTGGCGGCAGCATGGCTCGTGAATATTATGACTGGTATGCCACTATAGATGAAAGCGTTAGGACTGCAGATGTTTACGCACGGGCTAGTCAAGCAAGCCCAACAATTAACACAGTAAGCACTAACAGAAACCCGAGCTTGTGGCTGTCGTCAGCAACTTCATCTACTGGAAGCGGTGGAGACACCGTGTCCCTGTATAGCCTTACCAATCTTCGTGCAAGTGCTAATAACGTGTGGAGGACTCAAGAATGGAACCATACTAATCTAAACACTGGCTTTAATACAACAGGAACCGGCGGCTCAAGTAATTATGCCCAGAGATACTCAATAGCGGGTGACGGCGACACCGCTGGAACATGGCCAGCAGGTCAACAAATAAACACTTACTTGAAAGTAAACTACGTAATACGCATGTATTACTATATATGATAGGTTTCGTAAAATGATGAAAAAACAACACTATACAACAGTACCTGTAAAGATATCTGACCCAGACGCTTTCGTGGACTCAGAATTTTCTTTCGTTGCCGTTCGTGATGGAATTTCCATTGCAAATATTTTCAAATTCGGAGATGTAGTAGGTGATTCTCGGCCTGTAAACATACCTGATTATGAAACTTTCGTATCTTTATTTGCTGGTGATGTTCAGTTCGTGAACCATTCACCCGTTCCGGCTGGCACCGAATGGAATGGTGAGTCATTTGTTCTGCCAGATTATGAAGGATTTGAACTTTTGGGCACAATTGAGAATGAACCTCAATGAGAAGTGAATTTGGTAAAAATCGCAAAGCTAGCCCTTTGGACTTTTTCCGCAAATCTACAGAATATGCAGAAAAATCAGTCGAGGATGCAAGATACAAAATATGCACAGAATGCCCTAGCTTCGTAGCAATATCTCGCCAGTGCGCAAAGTGTGGTTGCTTTATGCATTTAAAAACAAAACTTGCCCACGCTGAATGCCCAATTGGCAAGTGGGGCCCGGTTCTAACAGATTAACTGTTTAGTTCGTACCAACCTTTTCCCCACAGGCTTTGCAAGCGGGTAAAGTATTTTTCATACATCAGGCCAACAGCGTCTAAACCGTATCTGTCTTTTGCATACTTGCTAATTGAAGCCCTATCAAGAGACTTCACATCTTCTGCTGCATTGACAAACTCTTGAAGAGTGTGGCACCTAAACCCGGTAACACCATCAATGACAGTTTCCGTAAAAGCTCCCCAGTCTGTAGAGATAACTGGAGAACCACAGGCCATGGCTTCTACAGCAACGGTTCCAAAAGGCTCAACATAGATAGTTGGAGTGAATGTCGCTATTGCCCCACCCATTAGTTTCGCGCGCTGTTCGGTTCCAACAACACCAACGTACTCTCCGTATTCAGGTGGAACGCCTTGACCGGCAATTACCAACCGCTTGCCTAGATGTTTGCAAACATCGACGGCAATTTGGTAACCCTTGCGCTCAATTAGGCGTCCAATGTAAAGATAGTAGTCGTCTGGTTCTTCTTGCAGCGGGAAGTTTTCAACCTCTATATAGCTCGGAATTACCGTGTCGTAGAACTTTCCGTCGAGAGCGTGAGGGTCAGTTACTTTTGAGCCATAGCAGGAGTGCATCCAAGCGTATGATTCAAAAACCTTGTATGGAGCAAATGAGCCACCGTAGCCAATTCCAAACTCTACGCTTAGTTCCTCGGGAAAAGCATCAGCGATGGGCTTAGAGGCGTAACCAGCAATAAGACAAATAAAGTCTTTATGTTCTAAGCGGTTTCTAATTCCGTAAATCACATTGGCGTTGAAATTTTTCCAGTGAGGAAGATTCCAGTCGAAAGATGCAGCAGAATAGTGATTGTCTCCTACAGCCTTTAAACGCTGTTCTTCGCTAATACATACAATGTGGTCATCGCACGGCGCTTCATTGAACTCGCCACCGTAGAGAAATACGGTATGCCCGAGGTTCTTCATCATGATGCAGAACTTACGAACCTTTTCCGTGTAGGCGCAAGCCGTAAAATCTTCAGTTGTGTTTGTGTGAGGCAGGCTTACGACATGAAATCTCATTTAAAACCACCAGAAATGTTTAAGAATTGAAAGACTGGCCAGAACTACCCACGCCACGTTGAAAAGAATGATTGTTGGCAGCGTCTTACGAGTCGAGGTCCAGATTAGAGCAACGCTTGAAATAATTGCGAAAATATATAGCCACCAGAACTGTTTTCCTAAAAGAAGACCAGGAAAGATGATTGCAATCTTTGTGGAAAAACCCCATGCTTCTACCGTGTTGACGCTATTCCAATACTTGCGACTAGACATAGTTTTGATTGCATCGATGATTTTTCTAAAAAACATTTTTCTCCTAAATGTAAGACATGTAGTCACGGCCTTTTTCCGCAAAAAAAAGCTGAATGCTATAACGTCTGACGGGCGCTGCCGCAGAAATCATAGATACATGATGTGGGATTTGACCCTTGGCAACCACCGCAGTATTGAACTCTGGAATATGGCCCTTCAGGTTTCCGTCTTCTAGATACATAAATAGACCACCCCAGTTTTTATCCCAAAACTCATTAAGATAAATAGAGACATTGATTGGGGTGTAGTCTTCGTGCCAGCCGATTTGAGAATGGATAGGCATTGAAAAAAACATCGGGAACGGAATGTACAGATTCATAGTCTCTACTTCCGGAATAAATAAACCTATTTCCCGTCTGAGTTTTTCCTCAAACTGGGAAAGACTTGCCATCATTATCGAAGCAGAGCCAGCAACAATATCCTGATTCCACATCGTATTTTCTCTCCAGATATAATCATCTGCATTTTGTACGATGTATTCATGCATTTCGTTCATTAACTCAAAAGACAAAACGTTCTGGTGTTTTTCAACTGTTCCCATCAATGCTCCATATGTGTGGCTTTACGTGGCTCAAACGAATTGTAGTGTCAAAATGACACTCAATGCCAGCGCGTCTGGCTCTCATGAATAGTGCAGAATCTTCACTCGTATTGACTTCCGTTTTTTTTGTAATAGGGTTTATTTCTGTAGTATTAGCAAAATATGGAAATTCTATTTCCCCAAAGACGCCTCTTTTCATACAGCAAAAACCAAGACCGCTTGAATAAATTTTTACGTATTCTGGCAAAGAAGCAAGTTCATCGACATAAAAATGCTGAGGAACGGGGTCGTCCCAGTTGAGCGCATCATGACAAGTTTCTGTGGCGTCAGCGGCAAATTGTTTCATAACGCTTAAACGTCCATCAGGGCTAATCATGTAGGCACCAACAGTAATTTGATGCGGTGAATTAATAATTTTACAAAAGTCTTCAACGGTCCAAAATATGTCGCTGTCTATCCACAAAAGCCTGTCGTGAGGTTCGCGTGACATTCGAAGACCCTCTACCATTAATTCTCTAAGTTGACCAACATGGGAACCAGAGTGATGACAGAGACCAACACTAATATTTGCACGAGCAGCGTACGCCATTGTTCGATGCAAGCTAACCACATACTGGGGAGTGAATGACTGCGCTGGCGTCATAATGATGACACGCTTAACATTACTCATCGCCAGAAACTTAAGCCTCGGGGGTTACAAATGAAGAGTCATCAAAAACGTTAACAACGGGCGTTTTAATGTTTTCATTTTGAATTGGAGTAAGCGAGCAGTTTATAAACTGACTAATAATCCATTTATCGTTTGATAATGGAACCATTCCTTGATGTGGATATAGCCATGTCGTTGGAAAAATAACCACTTTGCCAATCTCTGCCTCGGTAATGAGGCCATGTTCTGGGAACGACGTCCCACCACCTTCTTTTACCGTATTGAGATAAACAATTACGGCAAGAATGCGCGCGGTGTTGGTGCCATCATCGATTGGGAACCAAGGCTGCGCATCGCAGTGTCTTCTGTAGAAGCCAACATTTCTTTCGTACCGTTGAATCCTAAAACCTGTGCAGTGAAGTCCGGGTGCGGACCACAGGTCCTGGTAATGCTCAATATAGTCAGCTACACAACTCCATACATCGTTATTGAATTCTTCACAGATGCTTGAGTAAATTCTGAAGTATTTAAGGTCTGGGGTGTACTGCTCTGCATTCATAAACGAAGTATCCATGCAGTTTTTCATTAATGGGTTATACCCACCAATAGTTGGACCAAGTTCAAAAAGAGTGTTGAAATCCTCTGTTAAACACGAAACCAACTGAGCACATTTGTCTGCGTCCAAAGCATTCTTGTATTCAGCAATAGCAATGTCTTTGCCGAGCGGAAATGATGCATTTATCTGTCCCATCTACGCTGTTCCCTTCTGTATTTACCTTTTCGTTTAAAACTAGGCACCCACGGACCGCCAAACCCTAAACCTTCGTGCGCATGAAATAAACCTTCATCCCCGAAAATTAATGAATTGGCATTGTCTTTACGTTTGAAAATAATCAGCTGGGCAATCGGTGTCCCCTGAGCAATGTGAAATGGCTTGTCTGTTAAGACGTTAAGAACTACATTGACCGTATGGTAATAATCAGTATTGACGACGCCTGCGACTACGTCAAATTCTGGTCTCGGATTGACAAGCGAAGAAGTAATCATGACAGAATAGCCCTTGGCGGTCCTGACGTTCCAAGGAGACACAAGTTTTAAATAGTTTGCGCCTTGAACACTTTTATCACGACGCTCAGTAAAAGGACATGCGCCAGTCTGATTGAAACCAAAAGGTTCTATTTTCCCAGCCCGTCCATTTGGGTCTGGTTGCGTTACGTTGAACTCAGCATCAAAATAATGACCGTCCAGAGATGGCCTAACGCGAATATCTGCCCACAAAGGAAGGGTTATTCCCGTTTCTGCTACATCCGAAACTCCAGGACAATATTTAAGATTCTTGTCTTCATCAAGCCGGTGAGTCCACCATTCTTTAAAGTTTCTATTCAGAATTGGTCTAGTCACATCTGTAACAACCATGCCATTGCGCTCCGGCATAAAAAGAACTTCATTTGGTTTTAGTTTTGGAACGTCGCGAGGGCTATTGCCAGAAATAAAAGAAATACCTTTATCTTTTGAAGACTTCATGATGTTTCCTTTCACTTCGGCTCTGCAGGAACGAATTCCTAAAATTGTCAAGCTCTTTCTTTGAAGAGTCTATCGTTCCGTATTCACTCAGCATACGTGCAGAAATGTCCTTACTTACAAGTCCTTGACCTTGGGCAACATGCCACAGGTGGGCCACCTGAAACAGTTCGTAGCCATTTGCTCCATATGGGTCATTCCGAGAAGGACTGCGTTCTTTCCACAAAGCCAGCAATTCCTCAAGCATCGGCGGTTTTTCCATGTCCGCAGCGTCTCGCCAGAATTGGGTATCCCGCCTGTCGGAAACATAGTGCAAAGCAATCATTGAAACAAGATTTTCATGAAAGTCATTCATTATTTCGTTGTATCTTTTTGGAGAAGCGGTATGCCACGGTTCATATGAGCCCAAAAAGGTACAAAGAAGACGAGCCTGTTGAATAGCGGTAGATATGGATGTTGCTTCCAGTGGTTCAATAAAGGAACTGGCCAAACCAACAGCAACACAGTTTTTGTGCCACTGCGTCTTTAAGTACCCTGAATCGTAATGAATAAACCGTGGTGACTCAATCGTATAGCCGGTTGCTTCTTGCAACTCGTTTATTACGCTTTCCTCGTCTATGTGTTTTGAAGAATATACATACCCGTTACCGCGACGTTCTTGTGTCGGTATTTCCCATATCCATCCTGCAGATGCTGCCCGAGCCCGTGTATATGGTCTGATTTCACCACTTGGGTCAGGTGGGGTTGGGAATGGCGATGCCGAATCAACTAAAAGGTATTTTGAATATGAAGACCATTCGGTGTTTCCTATTTCGCTCATTAGCACACGATAAAAACCACTTGCGTCAATCCAGAAATCAGCAAAGTGCTCGCCGTTTTGAAGTTCTACTGATTTAATAAATCCGTTTTCGGAATCAGTGTTAACTTTCGTAACAATGTCATCCACAAAAGATATTCCACGGTTTTTGCACAAAGAATGAAAATACGAGTTTAATTTAAAAGTGTCAAAATGAAATTGGTTTGTCGATGAATGGGGGGACAAGCTGTCACTAATGTCGTTGCCGTTTTCGTCAACTTTAAAAGGGACAGGAATATAGTTTTCTATAAATCTAGGGTTTGTCAAAGAGTTGGTTAGTAGCTTCCCGTTTACGTTAATCCAGTCATACAAAGGAACTGTATCGTGATGAAATCCATACGAGTTTACGCTGTGGAAATATTGAGGAGTATGGGTCGACCAGCCCTCAAAATAAATCCCATATTTATGGGTTGCTCCTGCTTCATCAACCAACTCATCAATGTCAATATCGCACATCTCACAAAAAAGACGCCAATGTTCTGTTGAACCTTCACCGACACCAATAATTCCAAGTTTTGATGACTCAATGATTGTCACGTCAGATTTTGGTAATCGTTTTTTTATAACGATTGCGGCTATCAACCCCGCAGTTCCACCGCCAACAATTGAAATTTTCACGTTACCTAAACCACGTTACAAAAGAATACTTGATGTCGTAAGAATTTTCTTTTATTGGAAGGGCGGCATGCTTGTAAAGATAGTTAGAAGGGAAAAGAACAAACGAGCCAGCTTGGCATGGAACAGTCAAATCCAAGTGTTCAAAGTAAAGTTCACCACCTTCGAAGTCGTCATTGAACCACCCAACCAAACTTAATTGACGCTGATTTTCAGGGTGGTAATCAATGTGTGGCCTATACTCTGCGCCGCTAGGGTATTTTAGAACCCTATAACCTTCATCCGCTTGCAGCTCAAGGTCGTAATCGTTACGGTATTGATAAACGCATGCATTGATTTTTTCAAAAGAATCCAACCATTTTTTGTGAAGGTCGAAAAGCCTGTGATGCTCCTGAACGGAATCAAGCATTATAGGACTTAGTTCCATCTGGTTGGATTGCCTGTAATCAGAAATGATGCCGCTTCCTGTTGGGGAAACTTCCCACATTAGGTATGGCCAATCCTGTGCGGATTCTTTTTCAATTTCATCAATAATGCCAGTGGGGTCAAATATATTTTTATGAAGAACAACACCTGGGGCAAGTATTTCTTTTTCATATTCAAAACTGTTTTCAGTCATTATTTTCTCGTTCTATTACTTTAAACTCATTTATCCAGAGATACTGCTCGTCATCTTTCCACAATACGAAAGATAATTCCGATTCAGAACCCATTCTTACATTAAACTCAGCATAATGTCGTTCAAGAACTGACGGAATCAACATTAAGTGCCCGTTTGGTTCTTGAATTATATGACGAAATAAAGTAAAACGAAAGCCAGCAGTTAAGTCAACAAATTCGTTAACATAACTAAACTTAAAATATTCTTTAGAAATAGGCTGAGGTGGCGTCAACTGACAAAAATGCTCAATTGGGATTGACAAAGGGATAGGTTTAGACCTGTCGAACTTCAAACTCTTTGTCCGCTCGTTGTCCCCAACTAAAACAGGGACAAGATGCAGCCGAGAGAGCTTCTTGGCCTCTTCTAAATAGCTCTCATCTGGGCAATAGATAACTCTGTCCATGGACAGGCATGTTACTCTAGTTCAGAGAGAAGTGCACACACGTTCATATATTGAGCACGGCATTTTTCAATTACATCCTTCAAGCCGGTTTCATACCCTGAAAAATCAGTAGTGTCGATATCGACGCTAAATGGGTCTTCAAATCCCATCTGAATCAAAGCCATAACAATCTGTGTTTCAAGATTGTTTTTTGCGCCACCAAGCGAAACTTTTCTTGCATCTGATGTCATGTTGTTTAAGTTTGCCACGGTTTCTCCTATGAATTAATTATAATTTTTGTGCTTGACTGCAAAGCCTGTGTCAGTCCAGAAGTATCAGTAATGATAATTATACCGCCTTCTCTGCCCTGGGTTCCGGCATTGCCAGCCGCTCCGGCATTGCCAGCCGCTCCATTATTCCCAGCGTTTCCTGGATTTCCTGCAAGACCCTTTGGTCCGTTTGTTCCAGGATTACCAGCGTTGCCCGCTACACCAGCATTGCCAGCTGCTCCAGCGGTGCCTCCAGCAATATGATGCTGGTGAGCTGTGTGAGATGCGTTGGAGTTTGCGTAATGGAAAGTATTTGGGTTGTGACCACTTACATAATTATATGAATGATGGTGCCCTAATCCAATTAAAAAGTGGGCAACGTTTGCTGGCACAGAACCACGTGGCCACACCCTGTTTGCTGCAGCGCCAGTATAATGGAAGGCGTGAGAGCTCCCGCGGTGCGAATGTCGAGGGAAGTGCCCAGAGTTTGATTCGTTGGCAGGGCGACCTGGCGTGCCTCCAAATGTTCTCATGTGTCCATAACCGTTGAGTGCCCCATCGAATGCGTGCGCCACGGCGTGGTTTGGGTTCGAACCAGCAGGGTGGCCATAGTTGTGAAAACCCGAGTCGTGAGCATGAACATACGTGTCACCGCTACCACCAGCATTTCCAGCAGCCCCAGGGTTTGCTACACCAGGATTGCCAGCCGTGGCTCCAGTGCCATTAGTTCCATCAGCACCTGCGTTACCAGCATTAGCCCCAGTGCCTGCGCTCCCTGCATTTCCAGCAACTCCATTTGTACCAGATTGCCCGACGCTGATAATTGTTCCAGAACCAGAAATTGTTTTTGCAACAATCAAAACAATCGGACCGCCTACACCTCCTACGCCGTTGGAACCAGCATTTCCAGCATTTCCAGCATTTCCCGCAGTCCCACCAGCGCCGTTGGTGCCAGCATTGCCTGGGTTGCCTGCAGCGCCGGCTGAACCGCCATGTCCTGTGCCGTTAGTGCCCGCATTGCCATTGTTGGCAACATGATGAGGGCTGTGCCAGTTGTAGTAAACACCAGAACCGCCATGAGCATAGTGCCAGTGACCAGGCAACCCAGTAGTTCCACCTGCTGTTGCGCCACTTCCTCCGTGACCACCAGTCCCTGCGCTTCCTGCTGCGCCTGCCCCCCCAGCCGTCGCTCCAGTTCCTGCGTTTCCTGCTGCTCCTACTCCCCCTGAACCTCCGGAAGTCGCACCAGTACCATCTGCTCCTTTATCTCCACCACTGAACTGGCGAACTATTCCTGCATTGTCTACAAAATATCCGGTAATCGCAGTTTCTAAATTGTGAAGAACACTCAGCGGCAAAGGGTTACTGGAAGTCTGGCTGATGCTGTATGTTGCAACCGAAGAAGCCTGGCCTGCGACAGTTCCGGTGTTTATGGGTGTTGTGTAACCCACAGAAGCACCTATTGTGCCATTGTTTACGAGTTCTCCCTTAACAAAAACACGGAATCCGTTAGTAATAAAAGTACAGCTGCTGTTAATGGTCAACGAGTTGTAGTACATGTCTCGCGTGATTACGGTAGGAGTACCAGTGTTGGACACAACTACGTTCCCATCGCTACCGTTACCATAAACGGAGTCATTACCTATTCTTTGTTCGTATACCTTATTAAATTTTTCAATATACATTGTTACACCAACTGCATGTAGTTGACGGTTCCAGGATTTTGGCCAGTTACGTTAGTCGTGACAGATGCAGGCAACGCCACAGCACTTGATATTAGTAGGACAACTCCACCTCCAGCAGGAGCTGTGGCTGGAGCTTGTATGTAAGCAGTGCCGCTTACAGGGCCAGCTATATATCTAGCCGCAAGGATTACGACTCCACCACCAGCCTGCCCGCTTCCGCCCGCTCCGCCTCTTAAAAATGTCGGCCCTCCAGAAGCAGTGACAGAATAGCCTTGAATTGCTTGGCGAGGAATGCTCCAATATTGTGTTCCGCCAAGAGCAGCCGTCGGTACTGTCGCCGTGAACCCAGTTGCAGAACCGCCAAGAGAATGAGTCACGGCAGTGCTCACTGCTCCTCCTTGTTGAATTGAGCCAGCAGTTGAAAAACCCGTAGTAAAGCCAATCGTTGCGTCGTTTCCAGCAAAGGTTAAAATATTTTTAACAAATATTCTGTATCCGTTTGGTGCTAAGCGAACGCTTGTATTTAGCGTCAGATTGTTAAAAAACATATCTCTTGTCATTGTGTAGACACTCGCTGATGGAGCCATGCTCAAAACAGTCGTGGACCCATCAAGAACAGCATCGCCATCCATGCCTGTTCCGTAAACAGGGTCGGCGGAATCAAGAAACTGCGCCATAGAATCTGGCACGTTCATTCTTGTGATGCTGGTAAATCTTCTCATAGTTATGGAATCGTTTTTACACCAGTAATCAAAATGTTGACTACATCGTCCGAAGATGCTGATGCCCAGAGTTTGTCTCCGGCAGGAACAAATATATCCGAGGCAATCATCATTGTTTCATTTGCAGCAAGAGCCATTGAGTTGAATATTCTGTTTGATGAAGTTGTTGAAGTATCTGCCGAGCCAGTTATTGAAAAGTGCACAGTGACAGAAGAAGAATGGGTATTACACAAAACCAACTGCGTGATAACAAGCGTTTCTCCGGTGCCTACTTGATATAAAACTTCTTCAGTTGCATCTATTGGAGTGAAAACGATTCGTGCGACTTCGACTGTTGCCATGATTTTACCTATGCCTTAATGATGTAGTTGAGAACAATGTATGGTTGCAAGTTGTTATGGGCCCCACCGCCACCAGTGTTTTGGTTTACTGCCGTAGTTGCTTGGTTCGTGGCTGTATTGCTATTAACCGTAACACCAGTAGTATTCGCGTAAATGGAGCGGAAACCACCCTGCGTATCGGCAGAAGCACCGGTCAGAACATAGCCATTCACGCCCGTATTGTCTGATGGGTTTGAACCCATCGGCTGCATTCCATGGCTATGAGAAGGGTCCGTAACGCCATGGCCGTGCGCATCTTGAGTGTGGTTGTGCGAGTTCTGTGTGTGCGTATGGCTTGGCATTTCTGCTGTAGTCAGGGTGTGCGTCTTTGCGCCACCTGACTCACCCAAAGAATCAAATTCTGTTTGACCTGAGTCGAAACCAACAGGAACGCGACCCTTCATATTCGGAAGTCTGAAGTCTGTTCCCGCTTCGCCGCCTATGTTGTAGGTGGTTCCGATTGCAGTAAAAAGGTCAGCAAATGTAGTTCTTGAAACGGTCGTACCATCGCATGTGAGCCACCCAGAAGGTGCTGTAGAGCCAGCAAACTGAGTTATGGACCCAGTGGGCATTCCTGGAGAAGTAACACCAGTAGGACCTGTTGCGCCAGATGCTCCCGTTGCACCAACAGGACCAGTTGCCCCAGTTGCGCCTACGCCTGTCGGGCCAACATCTCCTTGCAAACCAGAAGGTCCGGTAGCGCCAGTAGCACCTGCTGCTCCAGCCGCTCCGTTTTCACCTTGCAGACCCGTAGCGCCTGTTGCGCCAGTCGCTCCTGCTGGGCCTGTTGCTCCTGCTGGGCCTGTCGCTCCCGTTGCACCTTCAGGGCCAGTTGCGCCAGTTAGCCCTGTGGGGCCAGTATTGCCCGTTGCACCAGTATTTCCTGTGGCTCCCGTAGCGCCCGTTAAACCGGTAGGGCCCGTATCTCCAGTTGCTCCCGCAACTCCCGTGGGTCCTGTAGCGCCGGTTAAACCAGTTGGACCCGTAGCGCCAGTTGCTCCAGCACTACCTGTAGGACCAGTAGCGCCGACAGGTCCAGTAGGTCCAGTATCGCCTGTTGCGCCCGCTGCACCCGAAGGACCAATGCCACCAATTTCAACCCATGTAATGTTATCTGTATCAATGATGATGGAACCGTTGGTGCCAGTGCCAACAGCATTCATTGTGTATGTTTTGCCCGTACCAACAGTGCCGTGGATAACTAAAGTAAAGTCACCTCTTGTAACTTGTTCGGCAATATTGTTGTCAAAGTCAACTGCACGAGTTACTCGCCATTTAGTTGAAACTGAACCAATATTGGTTACTTTGTAAATACCGTTAGTCTTTGAGTCAGAGTTGTTTGTAAATAAAATTCTGTCGTTAAGAACAGGCTGATAACCATCAACAAGACCAAGAGCACCATTGGCAGCAGGTTGAATATATGCGCCAACACCAGTTCCACCATCTGCTCCTGTAGTGCCTGCTGTGTAGGTTGCCGTGCCTATACCCCCAGTTTGAACAACAGCAACAGAGTCGTGAGCGTTTGAAACCCCAGGAGGTCCTGTAGCGCCTGTAGCGCCTGTAGCGCCAGTATTGCCAGTTGCGCCAGTGGGCCCTGCAGGCCCAGTCGCGCCAGTAATTCCCGTTGCCCCTTGAGGTCCAGTTGGACCCGTTGCTCCCGTGAGACCTGTAGCGCCTGTGTTTCCTGTGGGACCAGTGTCTCCTGTAGCGCCTGTAGCGCCAGTTAGCCCTGTAGGACCAGTATTTCCAGTTGCTCCAGTATTGCCTGTTGCGCCTGTTGCGCCAGTTAATCCTGTTGGTCCCGTATTCCCAGTCGCACCAGCAGGACCCGTGGCACCAGTTTCACCTTGAATACCATTTGCTCCCGTAGCACCAGTTGGTCCTGTTGCGCCCGTAGCGCCAACTAAACCTTGGTCGCCTTGTGGGCCTGTTGCGCCTGTTGCGCCAACGCCGCCCGTATCTCCTGTTGCGCCAGTTGGCCCTGTCGGACCTGTATTACCAGTTACGCCCGTAGGCCCTGTAGCACCAGTTTCTCCTTGAATACCGGTTGCGCCGGTAATACCCGTGGGACCTGTGGCACCCGTTGCGCCTTGTGGGCCTGTTGCGCCTGACGCACCAACTTCACCCTGTATTCCGGTTGGACCCGTAGCACCAGTCGCACCAGTAGCTCCATTTGGACCCGTAGCACCAGTCGCACCGTTTAAGCCGTTTGTGCCGTTTGCTCCGGTTGGCCCAGTTGGCCCAGTTGCACCTTCTGGCCCTACTGGGCCTGTTGCTCCCATTGGTCCTGTTGCACCAGTTGCCCCCGCGAGACCGCTTGCACCAGTAGCGCCAGTAAGTCCAGTTGCCCCAGTAGCGCCAGTAGGCCCTTCAGGGCCAGTAGCACCCGTAATTCCTGTTGCCCCTTGAGGTCCAGTTGGACCAGTGTCTCCTGTAGTGCCAGTTGCGCCAGTTGGTCCTGTGGGGCCAGTATTGCCCGTGGCACCAATAGCGCCAGTTAGTCCCGTGGGACCAGTGTCTCCTGTTGGACCAGTTAAGCCTGTAGGACCATTTGCACCTTCTGCGGCAATTAATGTCCAGAATGTTCCTTCTGACGGAGTATCTCCAGTGTTTCCCCCATTTGCGTTTATGCGATACCATGTTTGTCCTGCATAGGTTGCAACATCACCAACTGCATATGACGCTCCGATATTGTAAGCGCCAGTAAAATTCCATAGAGCATCTGCTCCAGTCGGTCCAGTCGCGCCTGTTGCACCAACACCCGTAGGTCCAGTTACACCCGTCGGTCCTGTTGCTCCAGTAAGTCCTGTAGCGCCCGTTGCTCCCGTGGCACCCACACCAGTTGTCATCAAAGCAGCAGAGAACCATGTTCCTTGACCTGCTCCACCCCATTGAAGGCTTCTTGATACAGAGTCACCGTTGTATGCAGTGAAATCTACATAGTCAGTAGTTCCATTTAAGTAGACGATTCTGCTTCCACCCTGAGAAGAACCTGAACCTGTTACTGTTTGATTTTGGAAGATAGCAGATGTACTGCTGTTCTTACGAATCTGAACATTGTATTGATTTGTTGTACCACCAGCAGCAGTCCACCATACTTGCAAGGCAATGTTGTAGTAACCAGCAATTGTTGGTGTGAACTGTTTAGAGGTTGCATTCCACCAGTTGTTGGGGTCAATGTCATCTACAAAAGAAATAAGAACATCATTGGTATTGCTTGCAATTGACTGGTCGCCAGACAACTTTCCAGTAACAACAGTGTCGGTTGCAGAAATGTTTGCACTTGGTCCAGTAGCACCCGTAGCGCCAGCAGGTCCAGTTGCGCCCGTAACACCAGTAGGACCTGTCGCACCCGTTACACCTGTTGGTCCAGTAGGTCCAGTTGCACCATCACTTACTGTATATGGGACAAACTTTGCGCCATCAAAACGGAGTACCTGACCAGAAGCAGCCCCAGAAGTATCAACTTCAATTCCGTCAATGTAGATAGCAGGGACTTTTAGGGTGTCGTCAGTCTTGAGAACATTCGCTTCGTCGCGATAGAGATTTACGTCTCCGACTGCTGTTCCGTCGCCCCAAACAAGTCGACCACCGGCTTGAACTTGAAGTCTTGCGTAAGTTTCACCGTCTACAAAAATCGTCAACCCATCAGAGCCAGCAGAAGACAGCTGTTTAATCGTTATTGGGGTTGTAAATTTTTGAGCCATGACCTCAGTCGTCTCTGCGTGTAAAGCCCCTCAGGGCAATTTTTTACTTTTCTGAAGCTCCAGAACCCTTGCCGAAAGCAGTGTCGTTTGGATTCAAGTAGCGCATGATTACAGGAAGCGCAGCTGCCCAAAGAGCATTAAGCGACAACTTCCAGTCTTGTGTTGCGACCCATGTAGATACGCCAGCGCCAATGACGCTTCGTCCATAGGAAGCCAATAGTGCTTTGTGTGCTGCTGTCAATTTCATTGGTTTCTCCTAACCTGTTACTACGATTGTGTAATCGTTTGCACCAATTGATGCACCGTTGAGGACAACGGAAACAGTGTTTCCATTTACGCGAGTTACATCACCAAAAACAGTTGCATTATTGGCGGCAACTTCATAAATCTGAACAATAACATCAGTTGTTCCAAAGTTGTGAGTCACTGTTGTGGTTGATGTTGTTCCCGATGAAGCAGCACAGCCTTGCTTTGCAATTCTTGCAAGAACAGGAGTACTTGTTGTCAGACCAGAAGCAGATGTTTCTGCAAGATTTGTACGAGCGGTAGCGGCTGTTGAGGCGCCTGTACCACCGTCTACAACTGCAACATCTGTGCCGTTCCAAACACCAGTAGTGATTGTTCCGAGAGTCGTAATTGTGTTTTGACCAGCGTACGTGGAAGCAATGTCGATAGCGTTAGCCGAGACAGAAATACGGTCAGCTGTGCCAACAGCGTTGACTGTTGCGCCGTCTTTTGTAAGACCGTCACCTGCAATTACTGCTCCAGCACCAGAAAACTGAACCCAGTTCATTGCATCGGTACCAACAGTAATTGGACCGTTGCTTGAAACTACGAAGCCAGAATCTGCGTTTACAGTTCCTTCCTCAACGAAAGTAAAAGTTCCACCAGACACTGTTCCTGTATCTGCAGTGCCGTTTGCGTCAGTTGCGCGGACGGCTGGGCCAGAAGACTGAACAACGTAGATACCGTTTTGTGATGCTGTCCCTTGGTTCTTAACAAGAACGCGGTCACCAGCAACAAGGGTTACTGTGGTGTCGATTGTGTCGCCGGCCTCAAGTTCGGTCGAAAGGTTGACTGCGGCAGTAGTAGCGGCACGAACTGACTGCTTAACATCAAGACCCTGACGGGCTGCGTCTACATAACCCTTGGTAGCGGCGTGGGCAGGGTCAGTAGGGGTAGCAACCTTGATGTTGCCGCTTGCGTCCCTTATGACCAGCTTGCTTGCCGTAGCCTCTGAAGTTGCATCAGCTAGCTTGCTGAAGTCGGAAGCAGAAAGTAGACCAGCGCTTGCGGAAGTTGCAAGATTTGGCGTGATGGTTATTGAACCGTTTGATTCGTTGATAGTGAGAGAGGTTGATTGGCTACCGGTAGATGTAACACCGGAAATCATCTTTCGCCATGCTGATGCCGTGGCGTCCCACACCTTGATGACGCCTTCACCGCTATGGAAAAACATTCGGCCGTCGAAGTTGCCAGTATTCGGGTCTGTACCAAGCACTTCAAAAGTGGCATTAACCAGCTGATTCTGGTTCAGGTCAATATTTGTAAGAAATTTTTGTGCCATCTGGCCCTCGCTTTTAGGTTAAATACGCGTATCCTGAAAAAGGGACTGTAAATAAAACTTTTATTTGAGTGTCGCTATCATATTGTACTTCACCAATAACAACAGTTCCCGCAGAATCAACAACCATTATCGAAGGCCTTCCACCCAAGCTGTGGGTTATTGTCCACACCGATGCAGCAACCCCTTGGTTGTGTACGTATCTTCTTGTGTTCCCGCCGCTTGTAGATAAACGGACAACAACCTGATTGGGGGCGTCCTGATTTACTAAAACCTTGTTGGCCGTATCTTCGTTTACGATTACGTTATTTGGAACGCTATTGCTATCGCTCACCTGGTTACCTCTGGGCTGAGGTTAAAAATTCCTTGTAGAATTCTTGACACAATATTTCCAGAACTGATTATCTCCAGGTCATATACTCCGCTCGTAGACACGGAAGCGGTTACGTTTGCTGGGGCAAATATCAATATCTTATTGACATCTCCAGCTATTGGGTTTATGGTCAAACCACCATTGGCTGTCGTCAGCTCAAGAAGAAAACTTGGTGAGTCAATAGTTCTTCTTACTTGCATTCGCGCTGTGTAGCCTGCCAGGCTAAATGGCACAAAAGTATTGCCTGTAGGGTCTTCCTCTAAATCGGGTTGTTCGATTTCCAGGGTACGCGTAAAAGTGGAACCCTGCTGACACGTGATGTTGTAGTTGCCAGCCAACATTGCGAAGAATGCCTCCAGAGTAAACAGGTTCACAAAGATTGTAGATTACGCAGGGCCTTTGTTGGCCCAAGTATTTAGTGCACTTTTTCAATTATTCGTTTATCTCTTTATTGATGTCGACGAATTTCTTTAATAGTCTGAAAGTGATTTTTATGAAAAAACCGCAAAAGCCAACTATCGCTTTTTTGACCCACGACTGGGCATGGGGTACCGAACCACTGCAGCCAAATGGGTGTTGCTGGTATCGGTGCAAACTACCTTCAGACCAGCTAAACAAGCGTGGCTGGTTTACTGCTGTCGGCTTCCCTGGGTTTAATGAAAAGCGCGGCTTCGGAATGCTCGTAGACGATGGGCGAGCAGTCCACGGGTGGGACATAATTGTATTAAAACTGTTGATGCAGAAAGAGATACTTGAGTCAATACCAAAAGCTCAAGCGATGGGGCAAAAAATAGTTGTTGATATTGACGACTGGTTTGATGGCCTTTCTAAGTCAAATAGGGCATTTGAAGCTACAGACCCTAAAAACAACCCAGACTCTAATCGAGAGATTTATGCTCAAATAATTATGGCTGCAGATGCGATAATTACCTCAACGCCTTTTCTTTTTGAGTACTACGGAAAAAAGCGCGACAACGTGTTTATGGTTAGAAACGGAATAGATACTGACCGGTGGAAAAAAAAGCAATTTAAGACAAATAGAAAATTGAGGATTGGATGGGTTGGGGCTACGCACTGGCGCTCAAACGACCTTGAGCAACTTTCTTCATTTATGGGGAAATACGTAAAACAAAAAAATCTTATGTTCCATCACTCTGGACATAATCCAAATGCTCCTGATGCACATGAACTACTCGGAATACAGAAAGAACTTTCACAAGTTACAGGAATGGCTCCCATACTTGACTACCCTCAACTTTTGACACCAATTGATATTGGGATAATCCCGCTAAACAACATTGAATTCAATCACGCTAAATCTTTTATTAAGGGATTGGAATACGCAGCAGCCGGTGTCCCCTTTGTGTCTTCATATTCTCCCGAATATCAATATTTAGCGGATAATGGTATAGGTCGAGTTGCGAAGAATGAAAAAGAATGGATTTATCATCTGGATGAATTGCTTAATCCTCAAAAACGCCTAGATGAAATAAATGAAAATTACTCACTTCTGCACAAATTCTCAATGGATGCTCGTGGTGACGACTGGGATGCAACGATGCGGTTCATTAAGGACAATGTTTAGTCATGCAAGACATTCAGTGGACTTTTGGAATAGTCACAGGATTTGAGGACTATCAAAGACTTAATGACATACTCGATTCAATAAGAGGACTCTCGATTCCAGAATACGAAATTATTCTCATTGGTGGGGAAAATAATGGCTGCACTCCATCTGCCGAGGATGTTCGAATAATTGATTTTGATGAATCTCAAAAACCTAGATGGATAACGAGAAAAAAGAATATTCTTGTTAATGAAGCAAAATACGAAAATGTTGTGTTAATGCACGATTATCACGTCTTTGATAAAGACTGGTACTTGAACTTCAAATCTTTTGGTACAGACTGGGAAATATGCTCATGTCCTCAGTATTTAATTACTGGGGACAGAAACCCCATGGACTGGTCGCTATGGGACAAGCCAAATCATGGCAGGGCATGGTCGCTTGATTACGACGACTGGTCTCAGACACAGTACATGTATATATCTGGTGGATTTTTCATTGTCAAAAAACATGTACTAATAGAGGAACCGTTAGACGAATCGCGAGGCTGGAACGAAGAAGAAGACGTTGAATGGTCTATGCGGGTACGCAACAAATACGTGATGAAGTGCAATGGTAAAAGCATTGTTAGACACAACAAATGGCATAGACATGCAGGTCCGGAGCCTCAATGAAAAGTCAGAAACTCGTAATATTCGACCTAGACGGTGTGCTAATAGATTCGCGTGATGTTCATTACGAATCACTTAATCAGGCGCTTTCTCTTGTTGGTCAAGAATTTGTAATATCTCGCAGCGAGCACTTATCTACTTTTGATGGGCTTGGGACAACCAAGAAGCTGGAAATGCTCAGCTCGATGAAAGGACTCCCAAGGGATAAACATTCAGAGATATGGGAAGATAAACAAAAAGCGACAATAGACATACTTGGTCTACTTCCAAAAAACGCGAATGCAATAGACATTATGCAGACGCTAAAAGCAGATGGTTGGAAAATTGCTGTTGCCAGCAATGCTATACGCGAAACAGTAATCACCGCGCTTAACGCAATTGGCGTTCTACATATGGTGAGTCACATTATGAGCAATGAAGACGTAAAACATCATAAGCCTCATCCAGAAATGTACTGGCAGTGCATGATTAACTGTAGCGCAACTCCCTCTTCGACGATAATTGTTGAAGATTCACACATAGGTAGAGAGGGCGCAACTGCATCCGGCGCGCATCTCTTTGCAATAAAAGACTCGTATAACCTAGATAAAGAGAGACTATTACGCATGGCATCAGAAATAAACGCAAGCCAAAGAACAAACGTCGCATGGAAAAACGAAAAAATGAACGTTCTGATTCCAATGGCAGGAGCTGGTTCTAGGTTCTCTCAAGCTGGATACACGTTTCCGAAACCACTTATTGAGGTTCACGGAAAGCCAATGATTCAGATGGTTGTAGAAAACCTCAACATCGACGCTCGTTTTATATTTTTGGTGCAAAAAGAACATTACGAAAAATACAACTTAAAGCAAGTTTTGAGCATTATTAAACCGGGTTGTGAAATAGTCATTGTTGACGGGATGACAGAAGGTGCTGCCTGCACAACGCTGCTTGCTTCCGGATTGATAGACAATGAAAACCCTCTCCTTATGGCAAACTCAGACCAGTTGGTTGAATGGAACAGCAACGAATGTCTTTATGCTTTTGATGCGGACGAAATAGACGGCGGAATCCTAACCTTTAAGGCAACCCACCCCAAATGGTCGTACGCCAAAATGGGCGAAGATGGCTTTGTTGAAGAAGTCGCTGAGAAAAACCCAATCTCAGACAACGCCACAGTAGGCATCTACTACTGGAAGCATGGTTCTGATTATGTTAAATACGCAAATCAGATGATTGAAAAAGACATAAGAACGAATAACGAGTTCTATGTCTGTCCGGTATTCAACGAGGCCATTCAAGATGGCAAAAAGATACGCATTAAAGAAGTTTCCGAAATGTGGGGAATCGGAACACCCGAAGACCTTAACTACTACCTGGAGAATTGCAAATGAGCAAAAACAAAAATGACTACCTTGCGATGCAAAACTCGTATTATGACGAGTATGCAAGCCAGTGGTCGCTAGATTTTAGAGACCCCGTCGTTGGCTCTTATGATGCTCACAACAACTGGCCCGACTATGACGCAGTTTTGTTTAAAGATTTTGATACAAACGGCTTAGTTGCTCTTGAGTATGGCTGTGGTCCAGGAAGAAATCTTGTGAAGTTTTCTAACCGTTTTGCAAGAATCGACGGAGTCGATATATCCGACGTAAACATTAATAAAGCAAAGATAAACCTTGAGCACAACGGCATCTCTGGTTCAAACCTTTATGTCACGAGTGGTGACAATTTGTCAATGATAGAAGACGACACCTATGATGTTGTTTTCGCCGTTATTTGCTTTCAGCACATCTGCTCTCACGAAATTAGATTCAGCATTCTCAAAGACATATATCGAGTCTTGAAGCCAGGCGGAAAGCTCTGCTTCCAGATGGGTTATGGAGGAAAAGAAGGAATCCCTACTGCTGGATACTTTGATGACGTATTTGATGCAGCAAGTACCAATGGCCACGCCGATGTAAGCATCACAGATGAGTCAGATATACAAAAAGACCTAACCGAGAAGATTGGGTATATCAATTACAAGTCCGACATCAGAGAAACTGGACCTGGGGACAATCATAGAAACTGGATATGGGTTCAGGTTGAAAAATGATTTACATATCGCACAGAGGAAATATAGATGGCGTAAATCCGAGCCTAGAAAATAGTCCATCATATTTAGAAACCGCAATTGAAAAAGGTTTTGATGTTGAAGTTGACTTATGGGTTAATGAGTCTGGAATTTTTTTAGGTCATGATGGCCCTGAATACCAAGTGCCACAAGAATGGCTCACAGATAGAAAATCTCAAATATGGGTTCACTGTAAAAATTCTGATGCGTTAAGTTTTTCGCTGAGAAACGATTTGCATTGTTTTTTTCACGATACTGACGACTACACAATTACTAGTAAAGGATACGTATGGGCTTATCCTGGCAAAAAACATAGTTCGGACAGGTGCATAAATGTACTCCCCGAAAAGACGTCATTAGATATGCCTGATGGGTGGGAAGTTAATTACTACGGAGTTTGCTCCGACTTTGTTCAGAAACTAAAGGAGCCTAAGTTGAAAATACAAGATTCACCAATCTTAAAACCAATTGACTATAACAAGCATTTTGTTATTGGAACGCCTCTTGTTGGGTGGAAGTGCGATGCAAAAGAACACTTAGAATGGTTGAAAAACAAAAAAGAAATCACTGAGCGTTTCCCAAATGTTAAATGGTTTTCTGCGTTTGAATTAGACCAACGAGGCCTGGAGCCTTTTAAAGATGTAATTGAAGAACTAAAAGAAGTAAACGGAGACTACTGGACCTATTCCATAAATGACATGCAAACATCTGTCACCTCTGGTAATAGATGGATTCGAATAGAGACAGGAAGAAATTTAATTAGAGAATTTGCCCAGCGACACAGAATAACAAGCGGTCACCACTGGGGAGAAGACTGTACTGAAATTAATTACGGTGTCACAAATTATTCTGCGATTCTTTATGTTGACTCAGATATTTCAATAACTGCAGATGTTATTGAAAAGATGCTGGAAGTAGACAGACCGCTGGTTGGAGCTGATGTTCCTTCTTATGGTCTTTCCGGAAGTATCATCATGGATAGTCCAAGAATAGAAGAACACTGGACAACCGCTGGGTGCCTTTTGGTTAATGCCCCAGCTTTCTATGATTTGCCCTGGTACCACAACTCATATTTAAATCTCAGTGACGACCCAACATTCCAGTCAATGGCAGAAAGGCTGCTTCGCCGAGAAGGTGTGAATAATTTAGACACCCCATACGGTATGACTTGGGTCAGAAAAGACGTGCAAGCCTTGCATCATGGAAACTTAGTTCCGGTTGAGCAGAGAAACATTTCAAAGAGAATCATTTAATAAGCACTCAATAAAATAAGGTACAATCTTCACTGGAGAGTCAGTGGGGAAAATGGGCATAAATGTATATTTGCGCGCATTAAAAAGTGCCAAATCAAGAATAAGGTTCAGGAAAAGCTCCTGGATTGCTTTGCCTGCTCTTTTCCTGGCATTTGGCGGAACCCTTAATGGTGCAGCGCTTGCGTCCCAGGAGCCGGGATTAACGGTAACTGTTTACAACAATTTCGGCTATAACGGCAGCCCACCCCTCCCAGCAGTTTCCGGAAGACCAGTTGCCGGAGAGACGACAGTATCAAGGGTTGAGCAAGACTTTGACCAGTCGCCACCATTTGGGCTCTATGAAGACTTTATTGTTCGGTATGAAGGCTATGTAACCTCTCCGGTTTCTGGTTCTTTTAGATTTTGGCCTCAAGCAGACGACGGCACTCAGCTCTATATAGATGACATTCGCGTTCAAAACGATTGGCGAGACAAGGGAGGCGGAGGAGCATTTTCATCTTATGTTGATTTTGAAGCCGGTGTTTCTAAGAAGTTTGAAATGTGGTTTTATGAAAACGGCGGAGGAGCATGGACGACTCTTTATTGGGACATAAATGGCGGATGGGAAGTAGTTCCAGATAGTGCTTTTACAAAACAAGTAGTTCCAACAACCACAACAACTACAACAGTTGCCCCGTACCTGAACGCTCCACAAAATCTTGAAGTTACATCCACGAATGAAAGCAAGGTTTATTTATCATGGGACGCACCAGAACAATCAAATACGGAGGTTGAGCGTTATGCTGTTTTCTATTCTTGTGATAATTGGAGTAGTGGTTTTGGGATTGCTAGCCTAACCACTAGTGCTGTTGTTGAGGGCCTGGACCCTGAGCAGTCTTGTCAGTTTAAGGTCCGGGCCGACAACGACTCAATACCTACCTACTCTGGCTGGAGTAATGAAGTTAACGGCGTAACGCTACCTACCACTACCACTACTAGTACAACTACGACCACTACCACTACGAGTACAATTGTTGAACAGGAGGTTCCCGAATGGACTACGACGACTGTATTGACCCCGCCTGCGACTGTCACGCCGAATGAGCCGGTAGATGAGACACCCCCGAGCGCGAGTTATCCCGAAGGTGATGGACCCGCCGCCTCGATACCACAATATGCCCCAGAACAAGAGACAACAACACAAACGGACGAACCGCCGATAGTAGTTCCGGAACAAGTACAAGACACTGCTGACATTGCCGTAGAAGACATTTTTGATGGACCAATGTCTAATGCAGGAATTGCCAATGCAGTTGATGACTTGATAGCGGATGCAGAAACACCAACACAACTAACTGCTGTTGTTAATTCGCTTCTTGACCAAGAACTCTCAGACACTCAGTTTGCTACCGTTATTGAATCAGTTTTTGATGGACCTATGTCTAACGAGAACTTTGCCGCTGCAGTAGACGCAGTATTTGAAGACCCAACTAAACTTTCAGATGCGCAATTTGAAGACGCAGTTACGGCGGTCTTTGATGGCCCATTGTCTAATGCTCAATTTGAAGACGCAGTAGAAACGGTCTTTGAAGATACAAACTCTCTCAGCAACGAACAGTTTGACGCAGCAGTACAGGCAGTCTTTGACGAACCACTTACTACGGAACAATTCAGCGAAGCCCTTGATGCTGTGTTTGACGAACCACTTACCGATGAGAAGTTTGACGCCATTGTTGATGCTGTTTTGGATGCACCTCTTTCTGGTGAACAGTTTGAAGAACTGGTTGGAGTCTTGGAATCCGACACTGTTACCGAAGAACAGGTTGCAGCAGCAGTTGATTCAGTTATTGAAAACGGAGTTACCGAAGAACAAGCAACAGACCTTGCCACCAGCGAAAAAGTCTTGGAGAGCATCGACGGCGACCAAGCAACAGAAATCTTTGACGCTGTTGACATTGGCGCAGTAACGCCAGAAGAAGCAGCACAACTTGTTGAAGCAGTGCAGGAGGCACCAACCGAGGTCAGAGAAGCAATGGAATCTGAA